CACCTACCAAGGAACCACCACCCGCCCTTCCGCTTGCACTCGCCCTCCCGCTTGATCTTCTTCCACTCCCGCTCCTCCCAGTCCTTCGCCCACTTGGGGGTACCCTGGTGAGCCGCCACCGCACCCCCGGCCGCCGCGGCGACGAAGGGGAACACTTCGTCAAGCTGCCTGCCGGATCGGCTGGACTGGTAGGAGTACCGGAGGCTCTCCGAGAGGTGGAACTCGCCCCCGAGGGCCTCGGCGTCATCCCCGAGCATGTCCGCCACCCTGGAGTCGGTGGTGTAGGCCGTCACCCAGGTGCCGGACTTCTCGGACTTGACACGCCATCGGTACGGTGGCTTCATCTCGATGAGGCGTTCGAACGCGACCGCCTCCGCATCGCCAGGGAACTCGAACGCCAAACGGAATCTCATCTTACCCTCCGATCCGACTTGCGTTTCCGCTTCGCTAGCCACTTGTCGTTGGCGCGCTTCCAGTCCGCTCGGATGTCGTCCTTCGTGACCTTCCCTGCGATGTACTTCTTGGCAAGCCCGATAGTGCGCGCGCCTGCTGGCTCGATCCCAAGCTCGCGGCCTTTCTCCGTAGGCTCGACCTGGAACGTCCGTACCACCCTGGTGATGCTGTCACCGTAGGGACTGTCCGACTTCCGCACCATCATCTCGTCTTGGATCTTGTTGACCCGCGCGAGGTCCGAGACGAAAACGTCGCTCTTGAGCACCATGCCCAAGTATCGAAACGCTTCTGTGACCCACAGGCGTCGTTTGCCGCTCGCGAACTCAGGCTGGAGGACTGACGCCCACAACAGACGCCGCGCGAGGTTGCGCGCGCCCTCTTTCAGTTTGCTCTCCGCCACCTGGAGGACCTCCAGGTCCGGGTACTCATCGGCCAGGTCCGCTACAGCCTTCTCCGCGTCGGGCTCACAGTGGTGCCCCCAGGGCTCCAGCTTCCCGCCGCGCTTCCGGTCGAACTTGGACACTTGCCACGGGCGGCCGGGATCACAGTCACCGCGGACGGAACGGTGAATCATGAACTCCTGGCGGTTCTTCTTGGATCGTAGGTGCACGCCGTGCTTCGCGCCGCGAACCTTGCGGACCATCACGTTGGAACGCTCCGCGGTGCGGGCCATGCCCCGGATGACGTCCTTCATCGGCCCTTCGATGCGGAGCCGCTTGAAGCGGTCCTCGAACTCCTGGTAGGTCATCGCTCCGTTCTTCACCTTGTCCAGAAGGTCGAACCCGAGGCCCAGGTCGTCTCCCTTCGCCTCGGCTAGCTCCTTTGGCGTGAGCTTCCAGGCGAGGACCGGCCCTTGTAGCCGCTCGGCGTTGAACATGGCCCCGAAGAAGTTCTGCCAGTCCTGGTCGCTCCAGCCGCACTGGTAGCCCTTCGTCGTCTCGCCCCAGTCGCCCTTGTCCTCCGTGCGGTGGATCGCGGCGAGGATCTTCCCGCCCGGCTTTAGGAGACCGCGGGCGGCCATGAGGACCTGGTGGCGGAGTGCCATCGTGGGGACCACGTTCAGCACGTAGTTCACCATGATGGTGTCGTACCGTTTCAGGAGCGGCTTGATGTCCGGGTGGTGCACGGGGTCGTACCGGGCGAAATCGTGCACATCGTGGCCCGCGCCATAATCGAGGACATCCCCGGTGAGTAAGCCCTGGTCCTGGTACATCTTCGCCGGCCGGCTGATCTCCTTCCGCGCGAGGGCTGTGGCCCCGCCCATCACCTTGTCGATGGTGGCGTCCTCGACGATCTCCCTCCCCAGGTAGGCTTTGGTCAGGGCGTCGCTCGCGTGGGCGGCGACCTCGAACGGGCACGCCACGCTCTCCCCGCGCTTCTTCATCGCCTCCGTCAGCTTCGGAACGACCTCCGCCTCCCAGTACTTCTTGTAACCGATGCGGTTCCGGTCGGGGTTCAGCTTCTCCCAGGCGGAGGAGCGCGCCTTGCTCGCCTCCACGTCGAAGCCCTGATAGTCGTCTCGGACGAAGGCCCACTTGTGGTGGTATATCTGGGGGTTCTCCGCGTTGTAGGGACGATGTGCCGCCTGGGCCACACCCTTCGCCACGCTCCAAGAGTCGCCCACCGTCGGCTCATCCGCGGCGTTCCAGTCGGGGGAGCTGGTGAACGTCACCTCGTCCGTCTGGCGGTCCCATCGGATGATGGAGTACCGCGCATCCTGGGGGAGCGCCTTCTCGGCCTCGGCCACCCGCTCGTTCGGGATGGGCGAGTCGTCGAGGGCGGTGTGATGCACGTAGACCTTAGAGCCCACGACCTTGCCGGGTTGCCGCGCTTCTGACTCCGTGACCATCAGCCCAGAGGACTCCTCCAGGCTGGCGCCGAGGCGGCCGACGTTCGGGTTGAAGTCGTAGGAGTACCCGTCCGGGCTCCGCCGGAGCGACTTGTCCAGGAGGTTGTCGATGGAATCGCCCAGCCCCTCGATGCCGGAACGGCTGAGCTCGTACCAGTCCCCATCCGTCGGGTCCCAGACAAAGAGGTCTCGTGCCGGGACAGACCCCCGCGAGAAGTAGTAGTCGTACTTGTTCTCCATGTCCTCGCGGTACTCGACCCCGTGCCGCTTCTTCACCTGGTAGGAGAGGACCACCACCGTACGGTCCCGGTGCGCCTCACGCCACTTCTCCTCCAACTCCTCCGGGTCGCCCCAACTGACGTAGAACTCTTCCCACTCCTCTTCTGTCTCCGGCTTCTCATCGAGAGGGGGGAACTCTGGGGCGCCGTACTCTGCGTGTTGTCCGAGCACGATATACCAGTTGTCCACGCGGTCGGCCGTCGCGACGAACACCTTGCCCCGGCTGTGTCCGGCGTAGGCCGGGGCGGTCGCGCCGATTCCACCACCCCCGGCGCCCGGCTTCAGCCCGTGGCGTCGAATGCTTTCCAGATGCCCGAAGTACGTGACGTGGTAGAGCCAAGTGTCCTCCGGCACATTGACCTTGTCTCGGAAGGCCATCTCCGCCAGCTCGGGGGCGGACTCGGCCGCGCGGTGGATGCGTGCGCCACTATGCTTCAACAGTGCCTCCAGCCCGAAGTGCTTGGGGCGGAGACGCTGTAGCTCGTCCCAAGTCACCCACTCCGCCAGCGCGGTTTCCCAGTTGAGCTTTGGTTCGAACTCCTCATCCACGAGGCCGATGAAGTTCGAGTACCGGAAGCCGCCCCCAGGCGATGTGAACACGTAGGCGGGGAAGAGATCGATGTCACCGCGGTACCCAAGCTCTTCCTCAATCTCTCGAAGCGCGGCCTTCTTCGGGTCCTCCCCCGCATCAATGGCTCCCCCAAAGACGCCCCAGGTGTTGGGCTCGTTTACGTGGGGGGAACGTAGGCCAACCAAGATGCGGCCGGTCCTGGGGCAGATGGGAAGCACCCCAGCGCCAGCGTTGCCCCAGAACGGCTCACCGCCAGCGTGGGTGTACGCCGCTTCTAGAAAGTCCCGCACCCATTTCCCGGCGATCTCAGAGAGGTTCATACCGTCCTCCATCCCCTGGAGGATACCAAGCTCGGCAGCCAGCGGCTAGAGAGCTCCTCCCTACCGTTTGACAGACGGGGCGCAATCGGGTATTGTTGCCCCTGGGGCAATGGTGCCCAGGAAAGGAGCGAACCGTGAGCAACATATTCGTGTGCGAGCACCGGGGCTACGCGATCACCATCAACTGCAATGGGAGGTTCCTGGCGGAAGTGCCGAGCCTCCGAAACGACGACACCATCCACCACATCAGCGAGAAGACTCTCGACGACGCGAAGGCCGCCATCGACGCGAAGATCGGCGCGGACAAGCGGAAGCCCATCAACATCCCTGTCACCGTGGTAGGGCTCGACGACGGCCGGAAGTACAGCGCCAACCGACGGCCCGAGCGCGTGGTGGACGGGACCCTCATCGGCATCAACGCCTCCAGCGGGAAGTTCCGCGTCAAGGACAAAGACGCGACCCACCAGTTCACCTCGAACTACGGCAAGTGCCAAGTGATCCTCCAGGACGACCCGGAACGCGATGCGATCCTCGCGGCCTTCCGCAAGATGAACGACGCCGACAAGGCGGCTCGTGAGGCAACCGATGCGTTCAGGGCTGCCATCAAGGGGCACGTCATCGAGGGCGGCGGCTACGGCACGAACAGCCACAACGTCATCGAGAAGGAGCGGGCTCTCGTCGAGAAAGCGGAGAGCCTCCGCGCCTCCTGGGCTAAGACGGGGAAGGCTAAGAAGAAGGGGAAGGGGAAGTAGGATGGGCGAGAGCTCGCACGAGACGCAGACCCGCGAGCTCCTCGCGGAGCACGGGAAGTACATCCGGAACACGAAGCACGGCGAGCTCTGGGAGATCCCGGTCGGTACCTCCGGCCGGGTGATGACCCCGGACTCGAACGGGCACGGCGGAGGGGGTGGTGCGGAGCACCGCGCCTGGAAGAACGCCCTGGCGGATGTCCGCCGGGTGCTGCGTGAACACCAGCGGCCGGAGGCCGATGAGGAGGACGACGTGGCGACAACCAGGACGGAGATGATCCAAGCGGCCGGGGTCCACCTAGAGACGACGACGAAGAAGATTGTGGAGCGCACAACTCGCGCGGTGCTTGACAAGGCGGCGCTTCTACAGATCGTGCTCGGCATCGACGGGATCGACGACGGTGACACCGTGAAGCTCGACATCGAGGACCTCGGAATCGAGGCCGTGCTCGGGGCCAACTTCCATTGCACCGTCACGCACATCAGCGTCAGAGAGGAGTAGGCCATGATCGACATCAAGGCGGAGGGCGTTCCGCTCGGGCGCACGAGCGGCATCATCATGGCGGCGGCCGACAGTCTGCACCCGCTCGTCGCCCGCTACCAGGCCGGGCGCGCTGACCTGGAGCGGACGTGCCTGTGCATCGAGCACGAGGTTCGCACGGCCGCCCTCGGATGTGGTGGGAACTGGAAGGACATCCGGGTCATGTGCGACGCGGCCACGCAGTCGCCGGAGACGCTAGAAGCACGCAAGGTGCGCCTCACGTTCGGCATCAAGGTAGGGCCGACCCCGGAATGGACTGGCGGCCACTTCATCCTGGGATGCGAGCTCGGCGCGTTGATGGTTGAGTACCAACCGTGGGAGGTGTAACGTGGGAGAGACGTGTTGTCTGTACCGCCGGAAGCTGGTCATCGGCTTGCTCGCCGTGCTCCCCGAGGAGGAGTGCGGGGTGAAGGACTCCGAGGTGGCCGACCTCATCGACTTCGACCTCCAAGCCCCCTCGGGGAAGCCCGTCATCCGGGTACGCTTCTGCCCCTGGTGCGGGAAGCCCTGGGATGGGAAGTCGGAACAACGCATCGTGGACATCAAAGGAGTTAGCTGATGACTGACATCAACTTTCTTCAAGTACTTGGTGTGCGGCCGGACGTACTCTGCCGCTGTCAGTGAGCTGTGGTAGTCTCCCTGGTGAGAGCTGCCCCCCGGCGGCAGCCGTACCTAGGAAATGAGAAGGGGAGGCCGGGGTGAACCGGAAGGCGCGGGAGGGTGATTGACCTTTGCGGAGTGACTGACCCCGAACACCGAGCCAGGTACGACGCCCACCCGACAACGGCGGGCGCTCTCTTTGCACGGGTCAGCTAGAAGTCCACCATCGCGCGGTGGAACCTATCCTCTGGTGTGGAGAGGGTCTTCCTCAGTATGGGTCCGATCCCGGCGATGTAGGCGATCTCCTCCGGGTTCCCCCCAGCCGCCACCACCCTCTTCTTGAGTCGCCCCTTCGCGAGCTGGAGCGCCCTCCAAGAGTGCACGCCGCGGGGGCCGTCGAAGGTTCGCGTCCTGAGGTGGTAGTAGCAGGGGCCGGGGAGGGAGAACACCCAGGCCCGGTCCTCGGGGGAGAGGTCGGAGAGGCTCATTGCTCGGCCACCTCCGCCACCGCCTGTTCCACGTAGACCCGACGGGGAGGGGCCTTCCCCGCGGGCCAGCGTCGCATCACCTCCGCCACCACATCCACGGGCGTGGCGGGATCGCGCTCCGGGTTGAGCGGGCCGACGTGGGGCTTGGACACGACCTCGCGGGCGATGCGAGATGCCACCCGCCGTTCCTCCCCGGCGCGCTCCACCTCATCCCGCGCGGCTTCCTTCGCCCCTTCCTGAAGCTCGCGCCGTGTCCTCTCCAGTTCATCCCTGGTGTCCTGGAGCTCCACCTCGACGGCCTCCCGGCGCTCCTCCGCGTCGTGTAGGCGCGTCTCGTTCCGGTCCGTCCTCACCACGGCCCAGGCCGCGATGAACGCGGGGATGGACGCCACCAGGATGGGGCGCACCCACTTCTCCGCCCACCCCGCGCGATCCACGAGCTCTACCTTCCGCACGCCCTCCGGCTCCGGGCCGGGCTTCTCCACCGAGTACCCCATCCGTCCCATCTTCCTACCGCACCTCGCGGGCGAACACCTCGAACGCCTGGATCATAGCATCCAGGTGGGCGTCATCGATGGTGGTCCCGCGCCCCGAGCACGTCACGTCCCGGCCGTTCACGGTGAACCCGAGGTCCACGACTTCATCCCCGTCGGGGAGGTGGCGGCCCTTCACCGCGATCCGCCCTACCCGGTCCAGGAACTCCTTCACGATGGCGGGGAGGGGCCGCTCGTTCGTGTACACCCCGGCGATGGGGGTGGGCTGCCGCCCGGCCTCCTGGCCCCGCCGGAAGCCCTCCTCAAACCCTTTGGCGTGACCTACCTCGTAACCCTTGGCCCAAGGGATTTCCAGGGGGGCCTTTGGGACCTCCCCCAGTTGTACCACGTCCCCGTCCACCGTCATCCGTACGTTCTCGTTGGTCGTCAACTTGTCCTCCGTCATCGTCACCTCCCCGTGCGGCGGCCCGGCCGGATTCGAGGGGCTCGCCACTTCGCGTGTTTTTGAGGTAGGGTTATCCTCCCCACCATCCCCTCACCACATCCACGAGGCCCTTCCCCGCGGCGTACATCAGGAACAGCACCGGCCATCCGGAACACTCCAGACGAGGCAGCTCCAGTCCGGCGGGGGCAGTTGCAGTAGCCGTCGTGGTCCCAGTCCCGGTCCTCTAGACTCGCCCCTGTCATCGCGCCACGCCCAGGGCACACTCAGGTAGCATCCACCGCTCACCGCGTCCGTCCGCGCGGCACATCGCCTCCGGGAACTCCCCAGCGAGGACCCGCTTGCGGACGAGGTGCCTGGAGGTCCCGAGGCGGCCGGCGGCCTGGGGGAGCGTGAACCACCTCTCCCCCGGCGCGGAGTCCGGCCCGTCCCATCGTAGGCCGAGCACCTCCGCGGCCTCCCGCATCGACTCCAGCGGCTCCGCGTGCCTCCACGTCTCCCCCCGCTGGATCGCGCACACGTACGTCGGATCGAACCCGAGCGCCTCCCCGATCTCCTTCGGCTGGATCGGCCCGGTGGCGAGGGTTCGCACGGCGCTCGCTTGTAGCGAAGAGAGGATGGCCCGGCCGTTCTCCTCCCCGACCTGGGGCACCGTGTTCTCCTTGTGCGTCACCCACTGGAGGTTCGAGGCCCGGTTGTCCGTCTTGTTCCTGTTCTTGTGGTCAACGATGTAGCCCGGCTCAGGCATCGGGTCCAGGAACGCCTCCGCCACCAGACTGTGCACCGTACGCGAGGTGTTTACCTTGGGACCGAGGTCCGGCCGGTACAGGAGCACGCTCAAGTACCCCTTACTCGTGGGGGCGGGCCTGAGTCGATGCCACCTCCCACCTCGAACGCTGGAGAACACCTTCCCCTTCCTGGTCACGCAATAGCACGGGAACTCCACAATCCGACGGGCACCCTCCGGCACCGGCAGTCGCTCGCTCATCCTCCACCTCCTGAGCACCACCATACCCCAAGCCACCGCTCGGGCTCCAGACTAAACCTGTAGGGTTATCCGGGATGAATTGATGCCTCAGATTTCGTCCAGCCCTCGCGCGCTTTGGATCTCGGGCGGCGACCCCCACCCCCATCCCCCCGCTGACGGGATGCCTCGACCTCGCCGCGGGAGAGCTCCGCCGACGCCCAGGAAGGCATGTTGTAGTCCGTCGGTCAGGCGGCGAGAGCTCGACGAGCTCGTTCTGGCGAGCTCCTCACGCCGAGATGGGGTGTTCTTCAGAAGGGCTCATCAGCATCGGGCATCGTCGGAGCGATCCCGCCGGACTCCTCCACCGGCTCGGGCGTCACCACCTCCGCCTCGACCGGCCGTGCGGAGTCGGCGTCGAGGACCTGGGCACGCGCTGTGGCGCCCGCCGCGAGAGAGGAGAGGAGCGTGCGGACCGTCTCGCGCTCCGCGGCCGAGATGGAGGAGGGCACCTGGAGCACCTCGTCTCGGCCGGAGTACTGGTCGAGCGGCGAGCCCGCGGCGACCTGGGCGGGCGGCGTCTTAGCCTCATCGATGGCGAGCTTGATGGCCTTGAGCACCATGTCCTCCCCCGTCTTGAGCTCCGCGAGAGTCTGACTCGCGATCCCTACGAGGTCCTTCGTCGGTGTGGGGCCGCCGTTCTCTCCGCCCTGGGTGATACGCCAGTCCGCGCCGAGCTCCCGGTTCGTCGCGTCGAGTCTGGCGACGGCCTGGCCGTGCAGTTCGAGCCGCGCGGAGATGAGCCCGAGCAACGCGACGCGGAGACGGTCGCGCACCGGCCCGGCCATGATGTAGGCGGCGACCTCATCGGCCAGCGACGCCACGAACTCGGGTCGGGCCTCCAGGTGCGAGGCGACGACGCGGACTAGCTCGCCTGGCGGAGCTTGGCGAGACGAGCTTGCCGAGCTCTCCCCGTTGCTACAACCGGCCGGGAGCCCAGTGCGGGCGCGGGATACGGGCGGGGCAGAGGCATCCTGACTGAACAGGCGAGCGTACCGAGCCGCTGTGTACCCGTGCGTTTGCAGATGAGCCTTCGTCAACCGCTTGAACCGCTTCCCACACAACTGGCAGACCACCCCGTTGTCTGTACGCGCCTTGCGAGTCGCTTTCTTTCTGGGCTTCCCCGACATATTGCTCTTGCCCGCCATATACTGTCCTCCATATACATCGGTCCACATGCATGTCTCGGTATACCCTACGACATATGTGCCCCGCAATGGAAGAGTTTGTAATGAGGTTTTGAATACTAGGATGTCTGAATACGGCTCTATACCTACATTCCTTCGTGCCTGTTCGTGGGGATATTCTCTGGTGGGGATCCGATTGAAGTCAGCAGGTTGGTGGAGGTTGGTGGAGGTCAGTGGGGGTCAGTACGTCCTGGGGGGAGACTGCGGGCTTCGGTGTCGTTCACAGAGGGAAGGGCCGGGGCAACGCGGGGGCTTGTCGTGGGCGGTGGCGCTGTGGCAGCACAAGAACACTGGGGAGAGCTCGGCCTGGACGGACTCGACGAAGAAACGCGTGCGGTAGGTGCACGGGATGATGGAAGGGCAAGGGCAACAGCAACGGGGGCGGTGAGGGTGCGTCCTCTGGTCGTGGGTATTCATAGTCGCGGTCCTTCCCTCTCGTTCAGGATGACGAGAAGCGCAAACGCCATGAGGAACGCGGCAAGGGCGATGGTCGCTCCGGTGCCCACGGCTCACCAACCCGTGAAGTAGGTGTTCGAAGTGGGGCCGGTGGCAAACGTGGCGGGGCCGTTTGAGTAGAAGGTGAAGCCGCCAAGGTTGCCGCTGAACTGGACGCGGATGCCTGGTCCTCCGATGACCACCACCCTGGGCCAGCGCAGGGGAGGGGGTGGCGTGGGGGGCTGGGTGCGTTGCCGTAGGCGCTGCTTCTCCTGGAGGGTGCGCCGGTCGAACTCGGCGTCGAGGGCGGCGCGGGCCATCCCGGCTGTGGCGAGGAGACGTTCGAGGGCGGCCTCCGCAGATGCGCGCTCCCCCTCGGGAGTCTCGGGGTGGCGGATGAGGGCGAGCACCTTCAGGGCACGGTCGATGACATTCATCGGCTGCGGCCCTCCCCCCACAGACTCCGCCAGAGGACGTCGTTCGGCTCCCAGCTCGGGAAGCCCGCCGCGTCGATGGACGTGCTCTTGCGGTGTCCGATGTCCCCGCCACGGTCCAGGAAGGCCGCCACCTTCTTTGCGAGGGCGATGACCTGAGCGCGGTGCTTGATGCGCCCCTTCACCCGGAATACCACCCGGCCCCGCCTGGGGGTCAAAGGGAACACCCCCACCGAGAAGGTCTTCTGACTCAGCCACCTCGGCCGGCAGCTTGGGCCGGGGTCACACTGGCTCCCCCACCCGTACTCCGTCCTACCCTTCCCCTTCGACTTCCTCTTCCTCATCTTCGTTGGCACCGTCCACCTCCCTATAGGTTTGGTCCCCACCTCACCGGCCCATCAGTCACAGAGCCCCCTCATGTTGGCACGCCGGAGGATGTCCTCGGCCGTCTCGCGCTGCCTGGGGGAAAGGGAGCCCGCGTTGGTGTAGGCGCGGCCGAGACGCTCCACCCACTCGACCTCCCGCTCGTTCAGGCCGTGGTCGATCTCGGAGAGGGCGAACACCACATCCCCGTCCGTCCACTTGCCCAAGTCGTTCAAGTCGATCACGGCACACCTCCCTACAGGTTTAGTATGCTAGCCCTTGGGCGTCACCTTCTCCATCCATCTCTCCCGCTCGGAACGAGGGAGAACGTTCCACGTCTCCGCCGAGAGCTTGTCCCAATCGGTGTGGTCGATGTGGCCCGTCGGCTTGCCGCCGAAGAAGTGGGTGACTTGCCACTCGACGCCGGGGCGCGTGCTCGGGTGGAGCACGTACTGCCGTCCGCCGCCAAGCTCGACCACGTAGATGTCCTTGTCCGAGTACACGTCCATCAGGTGGGCGTCGAAGAGGTCGCGCGCCTTCTTCATGTTCATCGGGTCGCGCGGGTCCAGGGGCACGAGGTCGTACCGCCTCACCTCGGCCGAGGTGAGGGGGCGGTCGTAGACCAAGACGCCGTGCTTGAAGCGCGGGTTGGAGCTCTTGCGCGTGCGGACCCAGCCCTTCTCGGGGGAGCCGCCAGAAAGGATGGGACGCGCCCACACCCCGTACTCGAACTCGCGGGCCAACGCCCCCTCGCTCACCTCGTACGTGTAAGTGGGCTCGGCGTCCTCGGTGATCTCGCCCTCGCGCACCTTGACAGAGATGTCCGGCACGCCCGCGGCAAGGGCGCGGTCCGCGAGGAGCTTCTTGTTCTTCGTCGCCCAGGGCACGCCCTTCAAGTCGGAGATGGTGCGGGCGAAGGCGAAAGCGTGGGCCTTCTTGCTGTAGGAGCCGATGACGATGCCGCCGGTGGGGAGGTGGATCACCGGCCACGGGCTCCCGTACACGTCGGGCATGGCGGCCTTCCGGTTGAAGGTGGCGATGTGCGGCCCGAACAGCCAGCCCTTCACCTGGAGCCCGGCCTCTTCCCACGCCGGGCCAAGCGTAAACGTCCCTGCCCTCGCCTTCATCCCTACCTCCTGATCTCCAGGTTGTACTCCTCGGGCAAGCCGGAGTCGATGAGCCAGTCGATGAGCTCGTCGTCCGTGTACTCGTCTCCGTCGAAGGCGAGGGGGGTGAGCTCCTCGCGCACCTCCGGCACGAAGTACCGCTTGAGGTCCAGGCGCGTGACATCCCGTCGGTCGAGCTCCTCGTGGTCGTCGAAGTAGTAGAGGACCCTCCACGCACGAGTCAATTGGGGGTCGCCCGACTCGAACGTCGGCACCGGATCACCGCGCCGGTGCATGATCTCCATCATGTCCTGGACGATGCTCCTGGGCGTCACCGTCTGGACGTGCTTCCACACGCCGGGCGGGAGCGCCTCGACGGGCGCGAAGAGGATGTAGGAGGGCGGGATCTCGTCGGCGTTGGAGGCGAGGAAGGCCATCGGGTCGTCCAAGGGGGCCTTGCTCGTCGAGTGGGGGTCCGGGATGGTGTACATCGGGAGGTTCGGCTTGGCGGTGATGCTGTAGATGTGGACTGGGCGGTCCGGGGAAAGGAACGGCTCGCCGGAACCTGGGTGCTCGTCGGCGGCGAGGCGGCCGACCCATGCCGGGCCGGTGCCTGAGTCCGAAACGTGCAAGCCGTAGAAGCCGGGGAGGCCGTACTTCACCATGTCGATGGGGAGGGTGAGGGGACCGGACTCCCTACGGCCGGTGTCCACCCGGTCGAACTTCCGGCCCGAGCGCACGGCCCTCGGGGTGGCATTCGTCCACCCGCTTCGGACGTGGGTACCAAGCACGCGGGCATCCATCGCCTTGGCGTTGGGGAACCCGGCCGCCGCAGCGTACGCATCCCGGTTGGTGCGACGCCACCGTACCTCCTGGAGCCCAGTGTCCATCCCCTACACCTCGATCCCAAAGCCTTCGATCTTCTCGATGGTCTTCGCGAGCATCCCCTCCACGTCCGAGAGGTCGCCCAGAGGGATGCCCTGGACACCAAGGCGACGGTCCTCGAAGGGGAGATGCAAGCGGTACTTGCCCTTCGTGCCGGTGACCTTCAGCTTGTCCCAGCGCGCGGTACGTAGGAGGTGGGAAAGGGCGTTGAAGAAGAGGCGGCGGGCGGCATCCTTCTTCTCGGTGGCACTCGGCTTCGCCCCCTTGGCCTTAGCCTTCTTCTTCGGGGGCAGCACGAGGACGGAGCCGCCTTTGAAGTCCACGAAGAGGAGGGCGTCGTGGAGGTAGGGGGTGCTGGCGGAGACGGACCGTTTCCCGAAGAGGTTGCGCCACGCGCGCTCCCCAGCCTTCTTCGCCCCCGCCACGTTCGCCGCGCCCGAGTCGAAGCTCCACGCCTGGATGAGCGGGTTCGTGCGGCTCACGCGAAGGACGCGTATCGGGCCGTGGGGGCGGTCGGGGAACTGGGGGTCCGGGCCAATAGCCGCGATCCCCGCGGGCTTGAGGAACTGGTACGGGGAGAGGACCTCCCAATCCCCTACAGGTTTGGTGCTCGACTCGTACGTGTACCCCACCGTCTCCTCCCGCTTGCAGATGAATCGCAAGGCCATCTCGTTTCGACTTTCGGCCTCCCCCCAGTGTCCCTGGGACCCCCTGGGGGCAGAACGGCTCAGGCGCGGGCTCCCCTACTTCCTCAACCGCCGTTTCCGGCGCTTCCTTGGCGGTCCCGACTTGTGGTCCGACTCGTGATCGAAGGCGGCACGGTTCGCCAGGTTCCCCGCCGCGTTGTTCCTGGTGTTCCCATCCTTGTGGTGAACGTGCTTCCCGTCCCCCACACGGGCCTTGCCCTTCTTGATGAGCTTGTACCGGGCGCGGTTCCTCGCGCATCGGTCGTCCTTCCGAGCGCGCGTCTCGCGGGCGTACTCGGCGCGGTAGTCCCGCTCGCGCTCCTGGAGCCGTGACCCTTCCCGCCACTTCGAGCCGAGGTCCGTCAAGCCGGAGGGCGGGATGCTCTTGAGCCCGTGGTGGCGCTTGATCTCCTGGAACATCGCCGTGGCAACACCGCGCCGGCGGTGCTCCTCGGGGACTTCGATGTGGTCGATGCGCGCCGTGCCGTCATCGAAGTACGAGTACTCCACCTTCCCCACCACGCGCCCGGCGTGGTCTCGGGCGATGAGGCCCATGTAGTGCTGCCCCTGGTAGCTGTCCGTGTGGAGGTGCTCGAAGCGGAGCCCGAGGGCCGGCATGATGGCCGGCTTGCCGTGCCGCTTCTCCAGGTAGCGGAGGATGGTGTCCTCGCTCGGGGAGGTGGGCGCGTGCTCCAGGTGCAAGCGCCCGCCCTTCCAGGAGGCGAAGCGCCCGCCCCCCATCCAGAGGAGGTCCAGGGCCACCCCGTCCGTCCAGAGCTTCGCGGACTCCGCCGGCCGCCGCGCGAGGAAAGCGTCGATGACCTTCTTGTGCGCCGGCGTGAGCTCGATGCGCTCCATCACGATCTCTCGCCCGTGTAGGTACCCCTTTGCGGCGAAGTCCTGATGCAGCGCGAGGGCATCCGGGGTGCGGTCGTCAGAGACGAGCAGCTTGCCGCCCTGCTCCCTAGCCCACCGCGCGGCGTGGCGGTACATCTTCGTCGCCCATCCCCTACGTTGGAAGGCGGGCCACACCATCACGTTGCTCACCTCGAACCCGCCCGGCACGGGCACGACAGCGATCTCCCCCACCTCCTTCCCACCGTCCCGGAAGATGAACTGGTGCTTGCCTCCGTAGCTGGCGTGCTGTATCGCCGCTTCGGTGAGCCCGCCGCCGTGGGCCTTGTGCACCGCCATCACGGCCGGAACGGCGCGCCTCACCACGTCCTCGGCCGGACCATCCAGGACCAGGAGACCCATGCGCGCGAGCATGGGGAGGGTGTAGGGGGGCGAGATGCGGTACCGTCGGCTCACCGGGTCCTTCATCCACCCGCGCTTGCCGCGCTTCTCCCGCGCGAGCCACTGGTCGCAGTCGTCGTTCGGGTTCGAGGGGGTGAGGTGGCCTTGCTCGTCGTCCATCTGATGCTTCGTCACGTCCGGGCGCGCGGTGTCGTAGTGCTTCCAGACACGGTACGCCGCGGGGGAGAGGTCCTGGCGATCCGAGATGAGCCCACCGCCCATGATCGAGGCGAGCTCGATGGCCACGTCGTAGAGTAGCGGCCCGAAGCCGTGATCGGAGCGAGAGAAGTCCACCTCCCAAGCACCATCGCACGGCGTCTCCGGGTTGTCGATGCGCGCGATGGTGATCCGGCCCGCGGGGCGCGCGGCCGGGGAGTCAGCCTCCAGGTCCCAGTACTGGGTGAGGATGATGTTGTTCCCGGCGCGGACCCAGACCCCTACACCGGGCGGGAGCGCCTGGGGTCCCTTCGCCGCTTCGGTGAGCGCGCCGCGGATGGTGTCCTCGCGGTCGCCGCCGTCGATCACCAGGCGGTCCATGCGCGCCAACATGGGGAGGGTGTAGGGAGGGTCGATCACGTACCGGCGAGAAATGGGGTCCTTCACCCACCCGCGCTTGCCGTACTTCTGCCGCGAGAGCGCCTGGTCACAGTCGTCCTCTGGGCGCGCCGGCGTCAGCGTCCCGTACTCATTGTCGAGCTGGTGCTTCTCCACGTCCGGCCGCTTGGTGTCGTAGTGCTTCCAGACTTTCCGCGCCGAGTTGGAGACGGACCGGCGATCCGAGATGAGGCCGCCGCCCAGGATCGAGGCGACCTCCACCGCGGCGTCGTAGAGGAGCGGCCCGAAGCCATGCGTCGCCCCGGACATCTTCACCTCCCACGCACCCTCGCACGGCCAGATGCTCTCGACGCGATGGAACGTGATCTCCCCCTCCAAACCTGGCCGCTCGGACGGCTCCCCAGTTTCGAGGTCACAGTAGTACACCTTGCTGATGTAGTTACCGGCGCGCACGCCGATTCCGATGCCCGACGGGAGGTCGCGCGGCCCCTTCGCCACCTCGTCGAGCGCGGCCACCCGCTCCCGGATGTGTAGGCGTTCAGTCAGGTCAGCCCGGAGGGCGTCCTCGGCCTCCGCCATCTCCCAGGGGTCCAAAGGTCCAGCGAAGTCGCTCGGCTGCATGTCGGTGTGCTTCGCGAGGCGCTTCACCACTGACGGGATGTGCGGCCCGTTGTAGTAGAGGCGGCCCGCCTTCGCGAGCGCACGCATCGTGCTCCTCGGGTCCTTCTGGGAGCGCCGGAAGCGGCGGGACAGGGCGCTCAGGTGCCACGGGTCCGCGTCATCCTCGGCCGATCCCTGGTCACAGTCGTCGCTCGGGTCCTGGGGGGTGAGGTCGCCGTATTGGTTGTCGAGCTGTGCCTTCGTCACGTCGCGGCGGCGCTTGTCGTAGTAGCCCCAAACGCGGGCGGCGTCACCGGACACCGTGACCCGATCCGACATGAGCCCTCCCCCAGCCGCGGTGGCGAGCTCCATCGCCACGTCGTACAGGAGCGGCCCCCATCCACGGCCCGCCTCAGCGCCGGACACCATGAAAGCATCGCTACACGGGCCGTGCCCGCCGCGATCAATGCTCACCTCACCGCGCATCTCGGCCTCATCCTCAGCGGCGATGTCCCAGTACACCACCTGGAAGGAGTTGGGGCTGTAGGAGAGGAGGAGAACCACCATGTTCGGGTCCTCACGCACCAGGTCCGCCACACCCTTCGCGGATTCGACCAGGGCCGGGGTGCGGCGGCGCTCGGGAAGGAACTCCTTCCAATCGGCAGACTCAACCTCCACGTTCGGGGAGACGGCCTGCTTATAATCCGCCTCGAACTGCGGGACCCCCTCCCCGTAGACGCGGTACAGCTTCTTCCACTTCTCGTCGTCGCGGGGCTCCACGTACATCGCGATGATCCGGTTCCGGCCGCGGAACCCTACAACGGACTGGAGGCGGCGGTGCGGCGCGATGGCCGTCGCCGTTTCGTACCGGCTCATCTCTTTCGAGATGCGGTCGAGCATCCGGCGATGCGCCTTTTCAGCTTGGGGGATGGTGGGGGCGAGGGCGTAGAGCTTCGCCTTGGTGATCTCCCAGGCGTCATCACCCTTCAGCCCGCGCATGAAGTCCCTGGCCGTCTTGCCGTCGAGCTTCATACCCTGGTCCAACGCGGCTTGAACGAACTCGGGGCTATAGTATCCGGCGCGCTCTCTCTCCTCCTTCACGTAGTACGCCACGGCACGGTTGAGCTCTGTGTGTACCAGGGTCGGAGCCATGCGGCGGAGGAACTTCTCGTGCTCCGGATGGAGAGCCCCACCCATCCAGTGACGCGAGAGCTCCTCGATGAACGCCTCGGTGAACTTGTCCTCGACCTCGCGGCGGAAGGTGGCGTCAGCCTTCATCCGTGTCCACGTCTGAAACACAGTGTAGGAGTGGCCGAGGTCGAACATGTACCGGCCGGGGATGCCCATACCGCGTTCGAGGGCGCTCTTAACAGTCGTGTTAATGCGATCCTCGTCCCAGTACCCAGCCTTCTCCTGGGCCTCGATCACGATGTAGAGCTCCTCACCACCGAACTTGCGCGCGGTGTTCCCAGCGGAGCTGCTGGCGGTGTGGAACTTCGGCGTAACGTAGACCCCACGGAGGGAAGCACGGCTGGGCCGCGTGGCGCTCGCGTCCGGGTCGGCCCGCCACGTCTTGTGCGTCGGTTCAGGGGAGAGCCCGTTCGCCATGATCGACTTGAGGAAGTAGGTGGAGGTTCCGTGGTACACGATGCGACGATAGTTGAAGCGGCGCTCGTTGAGGACCTGCCACATCTGGTACGTGTAGGCCATGAGACACATCCTCCTAGCCCGCCACGATACCAGATGCGGCGGCTTAGTTCACGCTGTTGGGCGGGTCGCGTACGCGCACGCCAGGCACTTGCTCGACTCGGGGTCGATGGGTTGGCGCTGCTCGGGTTGATCGCTCATTCGGTCGCCCCCTCTACGGCTTCCACGTCTCCGATGTTGTCTTTCCACTCGCACGCGATAGCGGCGTTCGCCGTCATCATGGCCATCCGCACCTTGCGGATGGCCGCGCTCTGATCCGGCCCGGCCGGGGTCATGTTCAGGATGATCTTCGCGAAGGCCCGCGCGCCGTCGCGCAACGCCTCGTAGCGTTCCGCCTGGTCCCTGTCCGGGGGATGGTACGTGAACCAGGTATCCAAGTCTCGTTCGGTGAGAATCCTCATCGTTCGCTTCTCCTCCCTACCCATCAAGTGCTTATCCTCTCAGAAGTCCGTCATCGCTTGCTGTAAGATGGGACGCTTCGCAGGTGAACCGTAGAATCCCTCACATACGCCAGGCGTAGGGGGGCTCGGCGGCAACGCCCGCTCCGCGTCGTCCGCCCCCTCCAGGAACCGGGAGAGCCGGTCGCGGAGGTGACGCGCACCGTGTTGGTCGAGGGCCACCCGGAACACCTCGCGGGTCAGCGGGTCCGAGGCGGCCAAGATGAACTCGTCGCGGGACGCCCACCCCGACCCGCTGTAGGTGAGGCCGCTCGGAGAGACGTGGGAGCTCATACAATGTCCTCCCGCTTGTTCCAGGGCATGGGGGTCCCGTTCGCAACCCACTCGTCCACAAAGTCCCAGGTACCATCGAACCGGAAGCCGCGGTCATCCGCGTAGGCCACCGCGCCGGGCTTCTCCCCTGCCGCCACGGCGTCCACCTCGATGCCGTGGAGGTCGAGCCACTGCTTCACGGCCCGCACGCCACCCGGCTCATTGCAGCGCGCCGACATCACCACCACGTCGAACCGTTCGCGGAGCTTCGCCACCGCCTCTCGGGCGCCGGGCACCGGCCCGTCGCAGACCGTCTCCACATCCACCCAAGGGGACGTGTAGGCATGGATCACGCCGTCGAAGTCGAGGACTACGGCACGCCGCGTGCCCGTCGGGGGCATCCAAACCATCACGCGCCCCCGTTGAAGATAGCCGCGCGGAGCCGCTCCCCGTTCACGTCGTCGGCCTTGACATCCCCCACGGCCCACAGGAGGGCCTCCCTGATCGTAGGGGAAGCCCTCTCCGCCACCTTCCGCACCTTGGCCTTGGAGGGGCGCACCGACGACTTGCGCCGCCGCCTAGGCTTCCCGGAGGGCGTCGGGGCGGGGAGGTCCTCCTCCGCCAGCTTCGCCTCCTGGTCCTCGCGGCTCATGGTGGTGTAGGGCTTCGCGGCGGCCATCGTCATCTGGCCGCGCTCGACGGCCCGGCGCACCGGCGGGGAGAGGTCGAGAAGAGCGAGGTACCGCTTCACCTGGATGGAGCTCAGCCCCCACGCCGCGGCGGCCTCGTCCACCGTGCGGCCGGTGTCCAGGTACCGCTGCATCTTCTCGGCCTTCTCCATCAGGGTGTCGCCCCTACGGAGCTCGTTCAGGAACACCATCATGTCGATGATGCGGTCGTCGCTCCCGCGCTCCACCTCGCACGGGACCATGAGGCGCTCGCCGCCCATCTCCTCCAGGCGGCGGTTCGCCTCGCGGCAGTTGATGACCCTACGGCGGCCGTCCACCACCTCGATGGAGTCACCGTTCTTCCGCACCTTGATGGCGACCTTCACCCCAAACGACATCATGTTCCGCACGATCTTCTCGTCCGGCGGGAGGTTCACCCGAGGGTCGTAGAGCGGGTGCGCCCTGTCGGTGATGAGCGTCAGGATGTCAGGGTCCAGGAGGAACGCCTGACGCCGCTTCCCCGGAAGTGCCTGGCCTCCCATGTTACTTCCCCTTCCTCTCGAACTCTTGAAGCCTCCGCTCGTGGTCAGTGGCTTCCTCCTGCATGTAGGTCACGTCCGAACGGAGCGCGGCGACCTCGGCCTCCAACTCGACAACCCGCACGCGGAGCTGCACTTCTCCCTGGGCGGCGCCACGCTCGGCGTGCATCGCCATGCCAATGACCGCAACCGCCAAGCAGATGATGACGGCCAGGCTCATACGATCTCCCATCCCTACACTCCTTTGAACCAGCGGCAGGCGCTCCCGATCCCGTCGAGGGCGTGCAAGAGTAGCCCCAGGAGGCACCCTGAAGCCCACGACTTACGCCGCCCGCTCATATCTCGCCCGCCTTCCTCATTCGCTTCAACATCTTCCCGGCCGCTTCGGGCTCCATGCCGGTGAACTCCTCCACATCGACAACGAGGTCCTCCCAGGCATGTCGCCTTGACTCATGCTCATTCTGTAGGGCCTGCCACCGTCCGCGAATCCACGACTTCATCATCGCGAGGTTGAACTCGTCGGTGCCCATCAGAAGTCCGTCATCGCTGCGCTGAAGTTGTCGCGGCTAGCGTCGCTCTCCAGCATGTGCCTCGGTACCCCTACGGCCTTGCCAATCTCGGTGAGCGCCTGCCTCGGCGGCACGTCCACCGGGGCTGGAAGGCGCTTCAGGCTGGCGGGGTCGTGGCAGCACTCGCCGGGTTCAACGGCGTCGGCGCGCGCCTGGGGGCACTCGATCAGCTCGCCGCGCTCGCGACACAGAACCCTACAGAACCCACCGCCCCAATGTCCACAAGGCATAACGCCCTCCTCCCCGGCAACAATACCAGGGCGGAGGGCGTATGTCAAACGGTGTAGGGTCGGCGTCAGTCGGCGGGGGGCTCGGCCGGGGGGTCCTCGTCCGCCAACCCGGTCGCCTCCAGGATCTTCCCGAGGACCACCTGGGGAACGCCCAGGCCGCGGGCTGCATCCGCGATCTTCATCTTGCTTCGCTCGTGTTCGCCCCCGCCATGAAGATGGACATAACCTGTACGACCCAGAAGTTGTCGGGGAGCTTGTCGGTGATGTAGGGGGCCGCGAGGACGAGCCCCGCGATCACGAGAAGGAGAAGGCTGAACTTCCCCTCGCTAGTCTGTAGTCCCGTCCTTCCGCCCTTCGTCTGCTCGCTCATCTCCGCCTCCAAGTTGCGCTTCATCGAACACGCGAATGATGTGCGTCCTCATGCTTGCCGGACAAGTGCACTTGCCGCCGTTGCTCACGGCCGGACAGCCCTTCAAGTGCTCCCCCGTTTCCCTACGTCGGCCGACCTCCGCCGTGAGCTCGATGAAGAGCTTGAGGTTGATCGGCCGCGAGTCGTTCACCCGTTCCAGGATGCGCCGCCGGAGGGCCGGGTCATCCTTGATCTTCTGGAGGGCATATCTCCGTTGCCGCGCGAGCTGGGCTTCCAGTTCGGGGTGATCCATGCCCTACCTCTCTTCCTCGGCGTCTGCCTCAGCTACTCCGAACACCTCTTTCTGCCAATCGATCTGGTCACGGAGGAGCGCCTCTACCTTCTCGCTGTAGCGCGTCTCCAACTTGCGTTCGCGAGCGTGCCAGGCGGCCCGGCACTTCTTGCACTCCTCGCGCTCCTTCAGGATGTGGCGAACGAGAAAGATGACAGCCACGATGCACAACGCCGGTACCCCGCCCTGGGTGATGATGTCAACCAGTCCGGCCGTTCCTCCGGTCGTTGTCGCATCTACCGTCGCTTGTGCCTGTGCCAGAATCACCGATACCTCCTAGACCTATCCGCATCCCCTAGTGTACTCGCAGCTAAGGCCCGCCGCTCATCGAACTCTCGTGCCAATGCGTCAACCGCTTCCCGCGGAAACGTCTGTAGGTGATCCGGCCTCAGCAAAACCCCCTTCCGCACGTACTCCCCGAGGAGGAGCTTAGAGCACGCGCCGAGCACGCAGGCCGCGTCGGCGTAGTGGATACGTTCCGTCACCTCACGCTGCGTGCAATGGACATCAGCTCGTACTGTAGGCCCTGGTCGGTGACTTCCTTGGACAACGCCGCGGCGTCCCAGGTGTTCCAGTTCACCGGCATCTCTTCGACGATCTTCACCACCTTCTTCGCCGTGGCGAGGTCGCGGATGTCGTGCATCATCCCGAGGCCGGTGGGAAGGTGCGTGAGCACCCAGTCCTTGGTCGCCCCGGTACCCCACGAGTGTAGGCCCCACAAGCGGCCCTTACCCACGATGTGACCCTTCACCGTGCGCGGCCCGTCATCCTCCATGATCTTGAACGAACCGCGGCCGGCACGCTTCGGCTTGTTGAGCGGCTCCGTCATGGCCCGGCGCTTTCCGCCTCTCCGCCTCGCTTCGCTCATCTCGTACGTGAACCGCATGGCCGCCTCCTACTTCTTCGTCGGGTTGCCGAGGGCCGAACCGTACGAGCGGCCAACCTTGAGGAGCGTGTTGATGTCGAGTGGGACCACCAGGGACTTGAGCGTGAAGTTCGGGGTCGCGAGGAAGCCCTGCCCGAAGCGGTGGTGCCCATCGAGGATGTAGTCGTCGGAGCTCACGATGATGGTAGCACTCGTGGCGAGAAAGCCGCCGATTTCGGGCACGCCGAAGGCGATGATCGACGCGATGCACTTGTCGAACCAAATCTCTCCCTGTAGAGGTTTCAGGGTCTTCACGGCGCGCATGACGACGGGGGCGCGGAGCTTGTCGTCGTTCGGGTCGCCGTCGCGCTGGCCGAGGACGGTCCACTCGATGTCACCGAACATGGGTGGGCTGGAGTGCTGCCACGGGAAGGGGTCGCCAGGAACGCACTGGGCGCACGCCATGTCCATGTCGGCGTGCGGGGAGAAGATGTCTACGTTTCCGGCGCGGATGTCCTGCTCGAACTGGCCGATGTCATCGGGCTCGATGACGGGCATCCGATCCCTGGGGATCGGGAGGGCGTGGCGCATCTTGGCCTTGAGCTGCGTGTAGTTCCGGTCGAAGTCTGGGAGCTCGGTGTCGAGGTCCAGGCCGACGGCCGAGAACATGCGCTCCGCCACCCGGCGCGCCTCCTGCGGCGACGTGGTGGCGACGTTGTGGGTGTAGCGACCCTTGTACCGCTTGAGATAGTCCTTGCCCCACGCCTCCTCCGCACTCGACCGCTCGACGATCATGGGGCCTTGGTACGACTCGTACGTGAACCGCATGGCTTCACCTCCTCGTGGTCCTGACAGAATAGCAAAAGGACCTGGCGGGAGGCGAGAACCTACACCCGCTGGAGCCACTCGGCGGGCACGACGCGCTCCTCGCCGCGGGATCGAACGAGGAACATGGGGGCGTGCTTCTCCTTCGTGCAGTCCTCCACGACGGTCGCCTCACGCCGTCCGCCGGGCCGCGTCTCCGAGCCGGACAGGCGCAACCAGTTCACGACGAGGACCCGTTCGCCTACACGCCACATCCGAAGCCTCTCAAGAGGTGGCCGACGATGACCGCTTCCATCGCCGTCACACGCGCCGGGTTCGTCGTGCGAAGGTTGATCCTCACGCTGCGGCTGTTCGCGTGCTCCCCGATGCTGTTGTCGATGCTGCCGGCCACCATCTCCTGGGACCAGTTCGAGGGTGGGTAAAACCGCGTGCGGTGGATCGCCATCGAGGAGACCATCTCGTCCACCGTGGCGGAGCGCCGCTCACCGAGCCACCTACGGCCGCGCTTCGCGACGACGGACACCGCGACGCGATCCTCCAGGCGAAGGCCCCACAACCCAAGGATGTAGTCTCCTAGCGCGCTGCCGGGCGGCCCCTCCGCCACGATCTCCATGATGCACTGGGGGTGCGACTCAACGAACCCGAAGCCGTAGCACGCCGGGCAGTCCTTCACCTCCACGTCTCCGTCCCAACCCGGTGGGGGCACCTTCACACCGTTCTTCGTGGTGTCCCAACCGGCCGGGCACACGCTGCACGGCACGATGTCGGCCGCCGTGACTGGTGCGCCGTTCGCGCAGTCGTCACACCGCGCCCGCGCCTTCGGGAGCTTCGCGAGCTCGACGTAGTGCCCGCACTCCAGAGTGATCCCCCAAACCATCCCGCCATCAGGCGCCACCCTCGGCGTCGCCGCCTCGATCCGTCGTAGTGGCTTCCCTGCCATCCCCGTATCCTTTCGGTGCCTCGGGCACGCAAGCCCGAACCACGCTGCACAGAAACCAGTCGATGCTCCCCACGACGTGGGCCACTTTCCCTAGCGCGTGGCGCGCGCCCTTGGCGTCACCGACGTACAAGGGCTCCGGCACTTTCTCAACGGTGTAGAACACCGCCGGAGCCCGCGACATCCCAACGTACGCCGCCAGACGAAGGCGGCACTGGTCTGCGATCATCCGCGGCCGGACCCCACGGAGGTAGGGAACCATCACGTCCGGGTCCATCTCGCAGTCCCAGGCGAACTGCGCCGGGTCCTTTGCCTGGCGGCGCTCCTCTGCCCGGCCGCCCGGCGTCTCCAGGGATGGCCTAGCGATCCCGAAGCTCTGCACGAGCGTGCCGCTCTCACGCGGTTTGTCCTCTCGGATGTAGGGCATCGCGATGAAGGGCAGCGGCGCGCCTTCGAGCTCCACCATGCCGTCGTCGTCCAGGTCGTCAGTCATCGAGTCCACCTTGGAGCAGCTCCGCGATGGTGTAGGCGTGGACCCGCCCGAACACATCGGCGTCGCCGCCGTCCCGGTGCTCCGCGAGGATGGCCGATGCCCCCAGGGAGGCCGCCTCAGCGCACACATCGTTCGGGTACGCGCTCGGGAGGACTCCGACGCTCATGGGGCACCCAAAGAACCCGGCCACCTCATACAAGCGCCGCGCATAGGTGCGGAGGAACCTCTCGTCCTGGTTCGAGCGGAGCAGCGCGATGTCCTCCCCCTGGAACCTGGGGTAGTCGTCCGGGAAGCTGTGCACATCGAGCACGAGGGCGGGCCGCTCCTCCTCGACCACCTCCGCCACGCGGCGGCGGAACTGCGAGCCGCGCGACTCCGGCCGGTTCATGTCCGCGCGTTCGTACCTACAGCACCGGGAGATGAGAACCCGGCTCGCCACCCCGAGGTCCTGGAGTCCCTCGTGGATCGCCTTGGCAACGGCGGGGGCAGCGCGGTCGTTCTCCGGCGCGCCGTGGGGAACGGTGATGAGCACATCGAGCATGGCCTGGCCCTCCTTCGTCGCCAGTTTACTCGAACCCGTCGAGCATAGCATCGTGTAGGGCGGGCGGCTTCGGCCGCTTCGCCTCCACCGGACAGAAGCACTTGTCCGGGTATACGCACCGGCACGGCTCAGGAGGATCGGGGGCGGCCGGTCGCGCCTCAGCCTCGGCCAGCTTCTCCCGGAGCCACGCGATGTTCCGCTCGGAGTGCTTGATGGCTTCGTAGATGTGCGCCTTGAAGTGCTCGGGGCAGAGGTTGACGGCCGAGGCAACACTGTGCCCCCACCCCCTGGGCATCTCCTCGGCCTCCACGGTGACGTGGCAGACGTAGCACCCCCAAGTCCTCATCCGTTCCTCCACCTGTCCAGGAGGCGATGACCTTCCAGGAAGCGGGCGGCCTCGCTGCGCGTGAGCTGCTCGCAGAACAGCCGCCCCTCCTCATCATCACACTCGGCCCTGGTGTTCGCCGCATTGATGGCAGCGAGTACCGACGCGGCGCATTGGTGCCTGTTGTAGGTCTCGCCCACGTACAAACCGCATATCGGGCAATAGTCTTCTGGGCGATAGGTAGCGCCGCGTGTCCTCATTAGAAGTCCGTCATGGCCGCGCCGAACGGGTCAGCCGCGATCTCCATGTGGCCGCCACCATCCTTGCGGCGCTGTAGGGGCGGCTCGGCGCGCTCGATCAGGCCGTGCTTCTCCGCAAGGGCGCGACGGTGGGGGAGGTCCTCGTTCGGGTGGAGGTGCCAGCCAGTGTCGTGCCCCCAGCACGTCCACCGCTCCCGCAGCCGGGTAGCGAAGAGCTCCAGGTAGGGGCCGCCGAACCGCTCCTCCAAGTAGTCTTGGATGTCCTCCGGCTTCTTGGAGTGCTTGCCGATGGGCGCATAGAACTGCTGGTCCTCGCCGCCGAGGAGGCCGATGGGCGTGCCGCTCGGGTCCCGCTTCATCGCTGGCTTCCCGCGGCGGCCGATCAGCACGAACTCCGAGCACCCCATCGTCCAGAACCCTACACCACGACGGATCTGGCCGGAGGTGGGCGAGGTCTTCACCCAGGGGATGCCGGTGACGTACTCGAAGCCCCAGACCTCCAGGAGACTCACGGCCTGGGGGAGCTTGGGCCAAGTGCCCCACTGGGCGAGGATGCAGTCCTCGGCCGCCCACTCCTTCACCCGGAGCTGGCCGAGCTGCGCGAACGTCATCCCCGTGTAGTGAGCGCGGGCCGCGCCGTGCGCCTGGTTCGAGAAGTTCCGGTACCGCCAAGGGCAATCCACCACGATGACGCCGAAGCCGCCAGTGGGCGGGACGCCGTAGTAGGGGTGCTCGGGGTCGGTGCGTTCGAGCGGCGGCTTAGTCATCGAGGAGCGCCTCCCACTTCGCGTTGCGGCCGTCGGCCTCGGGCTTCGCCAAGGCGTACATCCAAGACGAGCGCCCCCGGACCGTCTCCACCTCGCCGGGAGTCCCGAGGACATCGTGGAGCTCCCGACGCGCGTGCTCCACGATCTCCGCCTTCAGGTGCTCCAAGCCAATCCGGTCGCAGAGCTCCAGGACGGCCTCGCTCTTGTGGAGCTCAGTACCAAGGCTCGTCTCCTTGAACTCCGCCACCTTCGCGACGAAGTAGGTCCTCAGCACCCCACACAGCACCTCCTCGGGGAGCTCGCCGGACACGATCTCCGCGGCGCGGTCGAGCCCGGCGATGAGGCCGTGCGGGTCGCTGTCGTGCATGGCTTCCAGGTACGCGCGCGCGCCCTGGATCGCGTCGATGATCTTCTGGCGGTCCATCCTACTCCTCCCCCGTGAGCCCGTTGGCTCTCAGCGTGCGCCAGACCACGGCCCGGCTCACGCCGAACTCGCGCTGGAGCTCCTTGTAGGTAGCGCCCTCCCGGCGGCGACGGCAGAGATCACGGATGCGGCCCTCGCTTCCGAGCTTCAGGCGCTTCGGCTCCGGCCGGATCGCGATGGGCACCAGGTCACCCGGCCCTTTCCCCTTCACGATCTTCGCCACGTCGGCCACCGCCTCCGCGATGCCGCGCGTGCTGGCCCGCCGCCCGTTCCGCAATGCCTTCTCGGCGTAGGTTTCCACGGCCGGGAGGGCCGCTTTCACCATCGCCTTCGTGATGAACTCGATCAGCTCCTCCTGCGTCTTGGGGAGGTGAACCCCACCCTCTGGTGAGTAAGTAGGAATCTCGACTCGCTTCTTCCTTCCCATCGCTCGCTCGCCTCCTAGATCATCCTCCGGTCCTTCTCCTCCAGGCGCGCTCCGACCCGCACGAGGAAGAAGTGCATAGTGCGCGCCTGCTCGCTCGGCAGCGCACCAAGGTCAACGTCTCGGACGTTGACGCCCACTTCGTTCCCCAGGCGGAGCAGGAGTGCCTGTAGGAGCTGCTTCTCTCTGTCAGTCATCGTGACCTCCGCTCCTAAGTTACCATGCCACGCGCGGTCTGTCAAACATCCAGTACAAGGAGACGGGGGCCAACGGCCCCCGTTACCCTACTCGCCGGTTTCGTCGGTATTGCGCTCGCGCTTCCGCCTGGAGAACGAGGTGCGTTTCGCCTTCTCCTTCGCGAACACGCCGCCGCGGCGGTACTCCACGGCGAAGTCGGCCAGCGCCTTCTCCGCCTCCGCCTCGGAGGCGAACGTCTTGCTCGAACCGTCGGGGTAAGTCACTTGGACCGGGCCTTGAAGGGTCGGCGCGCCAGCCGCCTTCGCTGCCTCAGCAATCTTGCCCATTCGCCTTCGCTCCTCTTCTGCTTCGTGGCGTGGTAGACGATGCCACCGCCGCCGCATTGATCTCCGAACGCCTCCGTCCTTCGGCGGCGCTCCTCCGTCCGCACGAGGAAGCCCTCGCGCACGAGTCGCTGCACGAACCGCCAGGCCGTAGGCTGGGGCACGTCCAGATATTCGACCAACTCCGGCACGATAAGACCACGCCTCCGCGCGGCGAGCCAACACGCCACGGGGATGCCGGAATCCCCGATGCGCTCGGGCCTAGCCACCCCTACCTCTCGGCGGGGTCGTGGCCGCAGTGTAAGCCAGGTTCATGAACGTCCGCACCGACGCGGCCACGTCTCCGTCGGGGTGGACGACTCCGTTGTCCTGGAGGACCCTACACGCACGGCGGACATGCGGAGCGTCGGGGAGCCCGGACATCTCGATCCAGGCCGCGGTGGGGTCCGGCTCGATCCGCGCCCACAACCACCTTAGTCGGAGGTGGGCCGGGGTGTCTGGTGGGCACTCCTCATCCGGGTCCTCGTCCTCCTGGAGCTGCATGGAGGTCCACGCCGCCACAAGCTGTAGGTGGATCGGGTTCGCCTTCACCATCGTGAAGGTCGGGCCGTCGTCGCGTTCCTTCAGGCTCAGGAGGATGTCGGATGCCTTCATAGTCCTGCCTTCCAGCCGTCCTCGTCCTGCGTGAAGTCGTGCGCCACGCGGTCGAATGTGGTGAGGGCGCGGGCGGCCACATCGTAGGTGGTCCCGAGCTCCTCAGCCGCCGCTCTCGTGTTCCTCCCCAGGTGCATCAAGTGCATCACGCGTACGGCCAAAATGACTTGCTCGACCAGCTCCCGCGGCGGGAGGTTCGCCGCCTGCCACCTCCCGACCTCGAACACGCGGAGCGCGGCCGGTGGAATCTCGCGGGACTGGCAAACCTCCACGGCGCGACCAAGCCCTACAGCACCGGCCAGAGAGGCAAACGCCCAGAGGTCAGGCGCGCGGCAGGCCCGGAGAAGCAACCGCATCGCCGGGCCTGGGAGCCGCTCAGGAATCGGAGGGAAGCGCGGCGTCTCCTGCGCGGAGGGCATAGTCGATCTCCTTCAGGAGCGGCCCTACCTGCTCGTCGTCCTTGTACCAGAGGAGCACCTCGCGGACGCGGGCGAGGAGGCCGGACTTGCCCGCGACCACCAGGGGTACTCCGTACTTCGTCTCGATGGACTGGCAGAGGAACTCCACCTCCACGGGGAGGCCGCCCTCGCTCACGTCAGGCACCGAGCTCATGTAGTGCGTCGCCATGAGCGCCGCGGCGGCCGAGTCGCCCATCTCGTGATCCTCGGGGCACGCGCGCTGCTTCACCTTCCTCAACGCGGCCCGCCAAAGACGTAGGTTCTCCCGACCTTCCTTGTTCCCAGGGAAGATCATGGACACCTTGACCTGGGGCTTCTTCTCCTCGCGCGGCTTCGGGTCCAGCGTAGGGGAGCCGATGTCCTCGTCCTCGTCAAACCCCTCGGCCGCCGCGGAAGTCACCTCGCCCGCCGTCGTCCTGGTCCCGGTCGCGCCGGAGAGCTTCACCTCGTCGCGGAGGTCGAGGTAGTTGATGCCGTGCTCCTCGATCCGGTCGAGCCACTGGAGGAGCGTCATCTCCGAGCGCGCGACGCGGAGCACAGCGTCGATCTTGCCCCACCCAAGACGTAGGACCCGCGCCATCGTGTGCTCCGAGAGGTTCATCGCCGTGAGGTCCAGGTAAATCTTGCGGAGCCGATACGCCTTGCTCTGACGGCAGTTCAGAATCGACCAGGACCAGTCGTCGAAGTGCTTGTAGGTCTTGCCGTCCGGCCACTGTTGCCAGTATGGGGTGGACAGGGTGCCATCCGGCAGGCGGTACCTCACGGTCGCCTCGTGAATCATCTGGCCGAGCACCATGATCTCCGTATGGCTCCGGTTGATGAGGACCTGGGAAAGACGGTTGGCGAAGTGACGTAGGTACCTGTTGTCGATCATGCCGTCCTGCCGAACGCGATCCAGGTATTCCGGCGGGGCGGGTACGATAGGGTCTGGTCCTGACTGGCTCATACAGGTGCGTTCTCCTCGACCCATCGCGCATGGTAGCGGATGAAGGCCGTGCACGAAATGCCGAGGTCCTCGGACATCTCACGTAGGGTCCACGTACCACCACCCCGCTTCACCGTCCGGGCAGCGAGGTACTCCTTGAACCTGTCGAAGCCTAGCTCGCGAATGGCTACTAGGATGTCCTCCTGCGCGGCGTGAAGGGGCGATCCCAGCGGACACACCTTGTCTTTGAAGCGCGGCATCCCTACCTCCAGGCGCTTTCCGGTGCGTCTCGACCGAAGCACATCGAGCACGCCGGGCACTTCCTCGCCATCTCGTCCCTGGGGTCAGAACAGACCCGCGCGTCCGCGAGAGTATGCGATCCGTCCGCAAGCGCGACGTTCACCGCGTCTATCCTACCACGGACAGCGGCCAGTATCTCGGGGTCCAGCGGGGCGACGATCTCCTTCCACTTGGAGACGGCATTCTTGTTGACGTAGATGAACAGGATGTGGGTGATGCCGTGGCAAGCCGCGTACAGAGTGGACTGCCGAACGTGGTCGGCCTTTGGCAGCACGCGGTAGTCCCTCGGGATCTCGGACACCCATCCGGGCGGCGCGGTCCACCCGGCCGCCAACGCGAGGTCCTCCCAGTACGTGTTCTTCCCCTCGCACCACCCGAACTCGTTGATGGACTTGATCTCCAGGACGTACCTGAACAACGTGTCGCCTACGCGGTGGTGGACCTCGCCGTCCATCATACCGTTGATCCCGAGCTCCTTCGCCAGCGGGAGGCCGCGCATCCACGGCTCGATGTAGATCCACGGCATCTGATCGCGCCGGTTCATCCCGTTGCACCTGGGGCACGGCGCAGCGTCGAAGATCGGCTCCCCGTTGTGGCCTGGGTAGTGCGTCCTGGGCATGTACCCCTTGTCAGTGCGGTGCCCACAGTGGGCGCACTTCCACTTCCCCCAGAGCTTCCCTACCACACCGAGCTGGTACTGCACCATGCGGTGGACAGCATCGCCCACAACAAACTCGCTGTAGAGGTGCGGGGGGAACCTCTGCGCCTCGGCCGCGGACCGCTTGAACTCGAACCCCCACCGGATCACGGCCGGGTCGTCGGAGTACAGCGCCTCGTCGGCCTGAACCATGTAGTAGCGGAACACCGGGCAGAAGTCATCGCGGCTCACCTGGCTCGGGTGGAACCCAGGCGACCGCGGCGTCTCGCGGCGCGTGCGGTAGTAGGCATTCACCAAACGGCGAAGCCCAAGACTGTTCGGAACGTCGCTCATGCCAACCCCTCCAGGAGACGTATCGCCGCACCAGCATCCCCGTCCATGACTGCGGCGGCGGCCTTCATCAACAGCTCCGCCTTCGCGAGCGGGAGGGCGGCCCAGTCGAAGCCCTCCCAGCCGAACACGAACACCGGGGCCTGCCCTACAGCAAGGGCCTGGGCGCGGATCTCCTCCAGGTCCTCCCGCTTCACCCGGATGGTCTTGGCGGCCGGGTCCGCCCTCGTCTTGCACGACGCGCGGAACATGCCGCCGGTCGCGTCGCCCTTGTGCGTCGGCCGCCACCCGCACCCGCTACCTGGGGTCCGCTTACCCGCCGGAAGCGCCCTTGCGGCAGCGTCCTCTTGCACCTCGTGAGTAGGCTTCCTCGGCCCTCTGAACCTTCGCTTCATCGTCCACCCGCTTTGCCGCGCCGCACTTGCCAACGTGTCGGACGAACGGCCCCCATCTCTCGTATCGCTTGCCGCAAGCACAACGGTACGGCTTGTCCTCGTAGGCCAGAGCCACCCCTACACCTTCAGGGCCGCGCCGCGCGCCCAGAGGACCTGGAGCACCCTCGCGCGGAGGTCGTCATAGATCGGCGTGTGCGCGCGGAGGAACGCGGTGCAGTCGCCCACGCGGGGGAACACCTTCTCCCCGCCGTCGATGAAGTCGGAGTACAGGGTGAGCCGCGCCTTCCCGCTTCCGTCCTTCAGGAAGCCCTCGCCCAGCTCGCGGGCGTACCGCATCACCACGTCGAGGTCGTCCGAATCCCCTACAGCGTGGTCGGCGTCGCGCACGAGCCAGTACCGGATGGTCCCGGAGACGCCACAGCTCCCGCCGTACTTGTGCTTGCTGATCTCGAACTCGAAGTCGCCGTGGAGCGAGACGGTGTTCGTGGCGTCGAAGGTGTAGCCCCTCGCCATGAGCCGGAGGTCGAGGGAGCAAGCGTGCTCGACCTTGTTCCCCCCGGTCGGCCCGAGGAACGGGTGCTTCCCCCATCCGATGTTCTTCGTCGTCACCTGGGAGGTGAGGAGCACGGTGGGTCTGTAGCGCGCGGTCAGGCCCTCCTCGAAACACTGGGCGATGTGCCTGGTGATGAAGCGGCCCATGACGTTCGCGTGGGCGGCGACCACCGGCGACTCGTCGAGGGCCTTCTCCTGGTTGCTCTGCGGGTTCAGCATGGAGATGGAGTCGATGATGATGAGGTCGAACTCCTGGGCCACTACAGCTTCCTCGATGGTGGAGAGCGACTTCTCCGCCCAGCCGCTCCCCACCAGGAGTACGTTCGAGGTGTCCACCCCGTTCTCCCGCGCCCACCGCTCGTCGATGGTACCCTCGGAGTCGAGGTAGAGGCAGCGCCACGGCTCGCACCTGTTCGCCGGGGCGAACACCACCTGGCGCGGCTTCGGCTTCGCTTTGCCCGCCGCCTTCACTACGTGCTCCGGCGGGTCGCAGTCGATGGCCGGGAGCGCCACCTTCCCGAGCGTCGGGTGTTCCACCGTGCGGAGCTCGTGCCCGTCGGGGAGCTGGCCGTTGCTGATCTCCAGCGCGGCCTTGGCCGGGAGCCACGGGTAGTCGTCTTCGTTCATGAGCCAGAAACGAGGCTTCGGGCACCTACAGTCCACGCACCGCACGTCCTCCCCCTCCGCCTGGCGGACCTTCACCGGACACGGGGCGTCGCCGAAGTCCAGGCCGAGGCGTTCCTGCTGCGCCCTCGTCTGACAGGTGCAGTCCGGGTGACGCACGAGCGGGGTCTTGCAATGACGACAGTGGTTCTGCGCCGAGCTGAGGGCGCGTAGGCACAGCGTGGACTTCAGGACGGACTTCGGACCCCACAGACGGTTGATGCCGCCGACGCGGAGGCCGCCCTTGGTGAGCCAGTCCAACATCAAGATGCCGAACGGGAGGGTGCGGACCCGCGCGACGGGGGCCACGTCGAGCGGCATGGCCGCGGTGCGGCCCCAGGTGCGGCCGATGGACTCCGCTATCGCGGACACCCGCGTCTGCCCGAGGGACGGCGAGCCGCCCTGGTCGTAGGCGGAGAGGTCCGGCATCTTGAGGTCCTGCTTCTTCGGCTTCGGCTTGCTCGCCCGTTTTCTCTTGCTCACGTTCGCCTGTTCCTCCTGTGCCGCTCCCCCTTGCCGAGCGGGACCCACGAGACGCCGGAGTCGCGCAGCTCGCTCTCGACGAGGGCGGCGAGGACCTTCCTACTTCCGTTCCCGTTGTGCTCGTACATCGCCCGCACGGCGCGGGCGGCGGCGTCGATGAACGGTTGCGTGAACCAGTACCGGCCGCCCAGCTCGATGGACGATCCGGGCAGAACGCCCCCCGCGAGCCAGGACCGCACCGTGGCCTGGGAACGACCTACAGCATCCGCGAGGTACCGAGTGGAGTACACCCACTGACCCTTCGCATCGTCGCGCGGGCCGCGCACGGAGTCGATGGGCCGAACGCACCTGGGGAGTCCTCTCCGCCCGGCCGAGGTCGCGCCTCGCGGCGGGGTGGGCTCGGAGCGGTTGCGCTCGAACCGCTCCTCGGCGCGCCGCCTTCTCGCCGCGGCCCTCCGGCTCCTACTACGTTCGAGCACGGCCTCCCGGTACTCCCGGTCCTTCTTGTACCGCTTGCGCCGGTTCGCGTTGAACGACTCGCGGTTCTCCTCGTACCACTTCCGGTACCTCTCCCGCGGCGTCTGTGCAGTCATACAGGCATCCTCCACGGCCAGGGTTCATTCCGAATGGTGAACCCCTTGGCCTTGTAGTATTCGAGTCGCCTATACGCCTGCTGGATCAACTTCCTGTGCCCATACACGAAGTCGAGTATGAGCGGACGGCACGGTGCCTGGGGCTGTAGACCCCGGCCCATCGCCTGCCTGACATCGGTGATGGGTCCGAAGATGCCCAGGAGGGTCGGAGGTGGCTGGAAGTCCACGCCCTTCGCTGCGGCCTTGAAGGTCCCGATGCATGGAGACTTCGCCATCTCCGTGGCCGTCGTGTTGCCGCCCACGTAGGACCCAGGGTTCGCGCCGCGCTGTCTGAGCCGCTCGACGACCAGGGCTATATGAGCGCGGAGCCCGGCGAGCGCGAGGACATGGCGGCCCTCGTCGTGCGCCCGGAACAGCATGTCCGCCACGGTGGAGGTGTAGACCGGATCGGCCATCATCGCCTTCTCCGCCTCGACCCGGTTCAGGGTCCCAAAGGTGATGATGCGAGGGAACCCCATGTACGGCTCGCCGGTTTCCTTCCGCACCTTCGGGATGCGATGCTTGGTGTAGGGGATCGGGACGAACGCCACGTCGGCACGCATCTCCCTGGTGAGCTCAGCGATCACCGGCCCGATAAGCCAGAAGATCGCTTGCTCCAAGCCGTCCTTCCGGTCCGGGGTCGCGCTCAGTCCGATGATGTAGGCGGCGTCGAACCGAACGAGCGCCCCCATAATGAGGTCGCACGGCGCGGAGTCGCACTCGTCAACGATGATCGTCCCGAACTTCCGGCGCACCTCCGGCGGGATGTCACGGTTCATCAAGGTCTGCGCCATCGCCACCACGATGGGCTTGTCCACGTCAAACCGCTCACGCTGGATCACCCCTACGGGCACCGGCCGTCCCTGGGCATCGCGCACGAACTTCTCCACGTCGCGGATGAACTGCCCCTTGAGGTTGTCCTGGGTGACGATGATGAGGACGTGGCCGCCGAGCTCCATCGCCGCCTGGATCGAGATGAGCGTCTTGCCGGAGCGGGTCGGCGCGACAAACACACCGCCGAGGCCGTTCGCCCTACAGCCGCTCACGATGTCTGTGATCGCTTGGCGCTGTCCAGGTGGGAAGGGTGGAGCGCCCCACTCGATGCCGGTGACGCTAGAACCCGGAGGTAGCGGCCATCCAGAACTCCGGTTGTCCATCGCGCGGAGCCAAGGGACGAGCCAAGCCCCCTCTGGAGAGAGGGGGTACGCCCTGGGGATGTGCGTCCACCGGCCGCCGTTCATCCAGAACGGCATCTGAATCGACGGGCCGTGCTGTTGACGTTGCCACAGTGTCAGCGTGCGTTGTAGGTATTCCAGGGCTTGCGCTTCGTGGGGCTCCGCACCCAGCGCCAGGGTCCCAGACATCCATGCGTACATCCGCACCTCCGCCCGTGAATATACCCGGACGCGCGGCGTCTGTCAAACTGCCCCACTCCACTTGGTCGCACCCGACGACACCTACGACATCGTACGCAGTCGCGATGCGAAGCGTTGGATGCGGAATGCCGCGCGTCACCCGGAGCACATCTGGAAAGTCCGCCTCCAACCGCTTGAGCGCGTCGTTCACCGTGCCCGGCTTGAGGCCGAGGACCCGGGCGACGGTGCGGCGACCCAGGAAGAACTGGCGGCGGGGGTGTAGGCCGCGCCCCCAGAACCAGAACGAAATAAGGAAAGCAAGGACCCGCGCGTCAACCCTGGACCGGCGGCGGCGAAGCCGCTGGTGGACCTCCCACCACGGGTTCAAGGTACCCTCGATCTCCTCGGGAGGCGGGAACGCCGTCACCCACTCGGGCATCTCCTCACCCTTCGCCGGGGTCCAAGCGGCGAGGGCCGACACGTAGTCCGCGCGTCCGGTGGCCGCCGCCTTGGTCCCTGGTAGGTCCTGTAACGCCTTCGCGATGCCGCGGGGGGAAACGCCTTGCCGGGCCATCTGCCGCGCAAGGTGCGCGTCCCTGCCGCTCCTGCCGCCTTTCCAAACAGCGACGGGGGAGGCTAGCGCCCATCGATACTGCGTGTGCCTTCGCTGCATCCTGCGGATGATCGCAGCGTCCCGAAGGGGGTCGCCCTCGGGGAGCGGCCCGACATCTCCAGGCGCGGGAACCGGAATCTCGCAGCGCAAGCCCTCCGGGAAGTAGGAGCGGAGCGCCTCGACCACCCGCTCCGGCTCGCACGCCGCCGCGCTCATCGTAACGGAGGAGCTCCGCGTCACGTTCGCGTCGCGCATCGCCTCGACCACCGCGTCCAGGTTCGTCACCGGCCGGAGCTCCGGCGTCAGTAGGATGCCGCCACCGTGGTCATGGTCGGCTGGGTGAAGAGGGAGCGCGTGCATCGTCCCGTACCCAGCTTGGTGCTGCGCTCCTGGGATGATGTCGCACCGGCCGTCAGCCCCGATGGCCCGGCGGATCGCCCTCCCCACGGTCGAAGTCGCCGTCGTTGGGACCGGCGCGTCGAGGAACACAAATACGTGCGCCCCGGTGCCGCTCTTGCTCGCGAAGACGAGCGGGGGGAACCCGAGCCCGAGACACGCGCCGACCGCGGCGGCGACCATCTTCCCGGTGCCCGTCTCCCCGTTGTGCGCGTCGATGTCAATGCAGAGGTAAGTGGTGCCAAGGCCGTCGCAAGTGTGCTCCCCGATGCACCCGCACTCACCGGTTCCGAGAAAGGGGTAGGACCCGGCACGGACGGCCCCAACGAGATGTGCGCGGAACGCCGTCTCGCGGTCTGTCCTGGGGGCGGGGTGCCATCCCTTCCAGATGCCGCGCTGTTCGAATAGGGCCGGTACCGGATGGCCGCAGAACAGGTCGAGGGACGCATCAAGCAAGCCTGGGTGGGCGTGCCGTCCTCCGGTGAGGGCGTCGAGCCCATACCCAGGGAGTCGGCGTGGGCGGCGGCGTGACCGACCCCTACACCAAGGGCACGAACATACTGTTTCCAAGGGTCCGCTCCTGGCGCGTGATGCTTCCCCGAAACGCGCTTGGTAAGAGTCCTCAGTATCGCGTTTTCCTAAACTGAATGAAAGGGGTCAGCGAAGGATGGTCAGCGACTAACATCCGGGCGATATACGCCGTGTAGTTGTTGTTCACCTTGTAGTCCAGCCCGTAGGTGAACGTCACCTCCCAACGCACACGCTCTGCCAACAGCTTCACACCGAATCGCCGCCCCTTCGTGGACATCTCCAACGCAAACCTAATGAAGAGTCGATAAACGTCGGGATTCGCGGTGATCCACTTCTCCGCGGCCCTCCGAAGGTCCTCTCCAAAAGGGTTGTTCTCCCGCGCCGGTCCTACGTCATCCGGGTCAGGGATGCCGCCGAAGCCACCAACCATCGCGTCATGAAAGTCCATCAATGTGCGTCTCCCCACGTCTTGGCTACAGCACCATCCGCGAACACCGGGACGGCGAGCTGCACCACGTGCTCCAGCTCCCAACACATGATAGCGAGGACCTCGTGCGCCACCTCATCCGGCGCTTCGTAAAGGAGCTCGTCGTGGACCTGGTTGATGAGCTTCGCCTGCCGAACCAAGGGGTTCTCGTGATTCCGTAGGCGCTCTCGGATGCGGATCATGGCGAGCTTCATGATGACGCCGGTTCCTCCCTGGGCGAGCACATTCACCGCCTGACGGATGATCTCTTCCCACTCCCAGAACCGGAAGTTATCGGACTTCATCAGAAGGCGTTGCGCGTGGAACCGGCGGACGTGCCCGCTGAACATCTGGACGTAACCGTGCTCGCTGACCTCGAACCGAACCCGCTTATGGAGCCTGGCCCGAACGTAGGGGTACTCCTTGTCCAGCGATTTGAGCGCGGCCTTCGCATCCTTGAGCGTCATGTTCTCGCGCCGAGCGAGGGTGCGGTGGCCCATGCCGTAGTTGAAGGCGTGGTTCACCGGCTTCGCGGCCTGGCGGCCTTCACCCGGCCCGTACTTGTCGAAAAGGCCGATGGCGACGGAGGACTTGCTATGGATGTCGCGACCCAGGCAGAACCCACTGAGCGGCGGCTGGTCCTTCTGGGCCTTGTCCCTCTTACCCTCAGCCGCTCCGCACACCGGGCACTCATGTAGGGGTTGGTCCGTCTCCCCAGAGTTCCCGCACTCCGCACAATCCCACCCGCGGAACAGCGCGAGGAGGGTAGGGTCCTTCGACTCGTGGGCGATGAGCCGGTTCTCGATCTGCGCGAGGTCGGCAGAGCAGAGGGACCAGTCCTCCTCGGAGATGAACACCTGGCGGAGCGACTGGACCCGCCAGACCTTGCGCTTCTTCTTCCCTTCCTGGACCTCGCCCGTCACCACGCCGCGCGGCGGGTTGTCGTAGTCGGCATAGACGGTGCCGTCCTTCGCCGTGAACGGGAAGGGCACCTCCGGCATCGTGAACGGCCTGGGGATGTTCTCGACGTTCGGATCGTCCGAGGAGAAGCGGCCGGTGCGCGCGCCGACCGGCCAGAACGAAGCGTGAATGCGGTTGTCCGGGTCCAACGTCGCGCGCTCCAGCATCGGGGCGACGTAGGTGCCCATGATCTTCTCGTACGCCCGAAGGGTGAGGAGGCGCTGGATGTGCTCGCGGTAAGGCTTCAGGGCGTGCTGCGAGAGGTACCCAAGGACATCCTTGTCCACCTTGCAGTACCCGTCGGACCGCTTCCACTTCGGCTGGAGTTCTCCGTTCCGTAGGGTCCATGGCGGCGGCCTAAGCTGCCACTCGTCCCATATCTTCTTCGCCACCTGGGGCGTCGAGGCCGGGTTGAACAGGTCCTTCTCCGGCGCGCCCTCGATGACGCCGCCCCACCGCTCTACGACTTCGGCGCGGAGGTCTGCAAGGACCTTCTCCATCACGCCGTGCATGGAGGCGATCTCATCGATGTCGATCTTGAGTCCGTTCTCCTCCATCTCCGTCACGCACGGGTGACACACCTTCGTCTCCAGGTCCACCAGAGAAAAGAGGTCCACGCCGTACCTCTCGGAGTCGCGCTGTAGGCGCGGCCAGAGCCAGAAGAACACGCCAAGAGTGATGCCTGCGTCCTCAGCGCCGTAAAGAGAAAAGCGTTCGATGGCCTCGCGGTCGTACTTGCCGAGGACGACCGGCTCGATGATCTCCCGCATCGCGGCCTCGACGTTCCGCTTCAACATCCGCGCCGGTAGGCGCATGACGGCCTGGGTGAGCGGCGGCCACGACGGATCGATGCACGGCTCCTCCTTCAACTTCTTCCGGTGGTCGCGGTAGACCTCCCAGCACTCCTTAAGAAGTCGCCGCACCTCCTTCGGGCCTTGCTTCTTGATCTTCGCTATCTCGCGTTGAGTCTGCGCGTAGGAGGACTGGCCGTGCATCCCGAGAAGGGTACCGCCGAGCTCCTTCAGCCCCTTCGGCATGTTCTCGTCGTAGACGTGGATCATGGAGAAGGTGCACCACACCCGGCACCTGAAGTCGTCCTCCGTCACCCCACGGGCGCGGATGACCTGAGCGTCCACCTTGGGCGGGTGCATAACGAAATGCCGGTTCGGGTCCCGAATGATGGGGAGCAACACGTTCTCCCGGACGTACGACCACGGGTGGATCTCGGAGCCATTGATGTAAGGCCAGAAGGTACAGAAGATCCCCGTCTCCGGCGTGCCCCCAGCGAAGGAAATGCCATGGAGCGGGGCATGACACGTCGGCTTCCCTTCGCTCGTGTCGAACTCGGTGTCCATCGCGACGACGGGGGAGACGGTGGAATCGAGTAGGAGAGGGATCGCTTCGTCGGGGGTGAGTACCTTCAGTTCCATCGCTCGCTCCAGGTGAGACGGTGGGAGGCGGGCGTTACCCCGCCCCCCACCGGGGGAAACTAGAACGGCTCATCCTTGCTGCCGGGCTGGGACGAGTTCCAACCCTGCTGGAAGTCGTAGCCGCCACCGACAGCGGGCGGCCCGTTCTGACCCTGGGGAGCGGCCGGGGGAGCGGCCTGACCCTGGGGAGCGGCCGGGGGCTGGCTCGGGGGAGCCGGGGTAGCCGGGGGAGGGGCCTGGGGTTGCGCCGGAGGAGCGGCCGGGGGCATCTGGGCCGGGTTCGGGGCCTTCGGCACGGACTCCAAGGGGGTGCCTCCGAACGTAGGGGGCTGGGGAGCCGTCTGCTGCGTCGGGGGCGGCGGGGGTGCCTGGGCACCGGCGGGCGGCTGAACGCCCGGAGGAGGCGGCGGCGTGGCGGCCCAGGGGGGCGGAGCGGGGGGAGTGCCCGGAGCCGCGGGCGCGGGCGGAGTGGCCGGGGCCTGGGGCTGTGCCGGGGGAGCGTGCGCCGGAGCCGGAGGCCCTACGTGCGTCGGCGGGGCCTGGGGCGCTGCCGGGGCCGTGCCGGGGAAGGGCGGGGGAGCTGCCGGGGCGGCCGGGGGCTGGCTCGGGGGAGTGGGCGGGTTGTACGCCGGGACCTGGCCCGGCATCACCGCGCCGGGGGCCGGGGCGAAGCCGCCAGGAACGCCCGCACCGGGAGCGCCGGGGATCGGGGGCGCAGACTGCCACCCCCCACCGCCGCCCTGGGCACCGAGCTGGCCCTCCAGGTATCCGACGAACTGCGACGCCTCCTCGGGCTTGTAGGTCCCGATCTCCTGCCCGTAGTCGATGGGAGAGATGAGCTCAGCCACCGTCGCGGCGTGGTCCTTCGGCTGTTCGCCGCGCCGCTGGGAGCTCTCCATCATGCCCTTGATGGCCGGGGAGTACCAGAAGTGCTCCGTCGGGTTCACCACCCCGAGGTCGGTCCAGTGGTCGCCGTGCTTCGCGCTCGTCTGGGGCTTACCCTTCGGGGCCTGGGACCTGTAGACCTTGAACCGGCGGAACTTCATCTGCCCGTACGTCCTAGCGAGGTGGGAGAAGGAGTCGAAGCCCTTGGCGTCGAGCTCCAGGAGCATCTTCATGTCCTTGTACTGCTTGTTGTTGTAGGTAAACTCCCGCTCGTCGATGATCGTCACGTACGCGAGCCCGTCCCGGCCGATCTTCCGGGGGTACTTGAGGGAGGCGTTGCAGACGAGGCACTCGCGCGGGCAGGGGTCCTTGTTCCCGTCGGGGTTCCAGCCCCAGCACGTCTGCCTCATCCGCGCCGCTACGTTGTCGCGGCGGAGGAACAGCTTGTGACGGACGACCCGCACGGGCGGCTCATCCAGGATGGTGATGGTCGTCTCGCCCCCAGGCGGGAGCCAGAAGATCCTCGGTCCCTTGACGGCGCGGCCCTTGTCTACGTTCAGGTCGCCCGCCTGACCATAGCCTCTCGGCAGTTCCGGCATCAGTCTTTCCTTCCTGCTGGCTCTGGCGGCTGGCCCACGGCCACCGCTTCCGAGCACGCTGCACACAGAAACACACACAGTCCGCTGCCCTACGTAGGCAACGGTGGTGGATTATACGCGGGTGTCTCCCGCTTGTCAAACGCTAGGTACCGCGCCTCCCGGTCGGCGCGTATAAGCTCCGCCGCCGTCACGTCCGCCGGGTCCTTCTCACCTGGGAGGGACGCGATGCGGACGGGGAAGTAGGGCCGGAGCTGCTGCTTCAGGCCGGGGTGCCACTTCCCCTTCGGGTCCTTCCACCCGTGGACGGCGCGCCGCCCGGCCTCATCGTTCTCGTAGATGACGGTGACGGTGCGCGCCCACTGACGGAGCTTCCTCAGCCGCTCCGGGGTGATGCCCGTCGTCGCCCCGAGGACCCCCAGGACGTTTGGAAGCACGCGGGCCGCCCAGACGGTGGAGGTACAACCCTCGACGAGCCGGACATGCTCCCGCGTCGGGTCGATAAAGTTCTCGCCGTAGAACACGCCGCGCTTCCACTGGCCTACAGGCTCGTCGTGGTACTTCGGGGTGATCTCCGGCGAGACGGCGCGCCTGGAGATCCCGACCAGACGGCCTCGATGATCCCGACACGGGAAGGTCGCCCGGCCGCGTTCTGGATCGTAGCCGATCTGCCACTTCACCACGTCCGAACGGATGATGCCGCGCTTCACCAGGTACTCCGGGACCCCGTTCCGGTAGCACTGGAGCGCGTACCTCTCCAGCCATTCACCGTAGGTCAGCCGATCAACCTCGGCCGGTGCGCCGGTGCGGATCGCCCTCGCCCTGGACAGAGCGGCGGCGAAGCTCGGCTGGTCATTCTCAGCGGTGAAGGCTACCGCGGCGGCGAGGCCGCCGATGTCCGCCTCAGCCTGGGCGAACACGGACGAGAGGGTACCCGCCACTTGGCAGCGGTGGCAGTAACAAGAGGACGGCCCAGCCGTGTTCACCAAGACGGAGAGCGTCGGGGTGCCCTTGTCGCCCGGCGGGTGCCGCCTTGGGTCGAGGTAGTAGGGGCAACGGATATGGACGTTCTCCGCCTTCGCCCGGTCGATGGGCGAGTCGGTGATCCGTGCGAGCTCGTGAATCAAGAGGCGGTCCATCGCTTCCTCGCGCAGTCAGGGCAGAACCAGGTCAGAGCCTCGCCTACTTTCCCTGGGGGGCAGTACCAGAACTCGGCCCATCCGTCGGCCCGTGCGGAGGTGACGTGGGCGGCGTTGGAACATCCTGCCGCACCACACGAGTAGTAGGGTCCGGGCTCTCCCATGGGATCTCCGTCGCCTCGAACTTCATCCTCTGAACGAGGTGGAGATGCATCGCCTCCATGCCGCGCTTCACCGCCTGGGCCACTAGCCACCTGAGCCGTTCTCCTTCAACTTCCTCGACCGGGGCAACGAACGTGAGCCGCCGCATCGGCTTGTCCTGGATGAGCATCACCACCACTTCAAGGGCCACGGCAACCTCCTAGAAGTCCGTCATCGGGTTGTAGTGCCCGCGGCCCTTGGGGAGTGGGTCCTCCACCTCCTCGGGGAGCCGCTCGAACACCGTGTACCATCGCGCCCGGTTGTTCCGCCCGGTACCAACGCCGACGACGGCGACCTCCTTCCCCCACTTGCCAGGGTGCGGCCAGATGTAGTCGAGGACACCCACCCGTCCTCCGGGCTCGACGCACCGGAGGCACCGCTTCAGGAGGTCGTTCAGGTCGCTCGGGAACACCTCGGCCGGGACGTTGTAGTGCTCGTGGTCCGCCGCGGTGTAGGGGCGGTCGATCATGATGGCGGGCCACAACGGAACTTGCTTCTGCCGCATGTACTCCGTCGAAACAGAGGATGTGCGCCGAGCCCCGATCACAACGAAATCCGGCCGCGGGTAAAGATCCTCACTGCCCACGCCGATCCGGCGCGCGTCCATGAGGTAGTCGGGCTCGGTGGCCGGGTCCAAGTCCAACGTGCGGTCGTGCGGCCCGAAGCCGCGGTAGAGGTTCTTCTTCACAAGCCCGGCGCAGACGTGGAGCACCGGGTCCTCCCACCGCACGCCGAGGAGCTGGCGGGCGCGGTGAAGGAACCCGGCCGGGTACGCGCCGTAGTAGCGGGCTCCGTCCCGGAGCTTCGCGCGGGCGAGAATCCACACGTCACAGATGGGCCGGTAACTCACAGTCCAAACCCCTCCTTCGCCACGCCGGTGTGCGTTAGAGGGCCTCGTAGACCTCGTAGCCCCACGAGGTCGTCTTGATCTTGCGGCCCCGTTCCTTGTGGGTCCGTGTCCACTCGGGCGCGAACTCGGGCGCGATTCGGCCGGCTCCGATCTGCCGGACGAGGTGGACGAACCCCTCCGTGCCATCATCGAACGTGATCGTGTCCAGCTCTTGCTTCTGCTTCTTGCTCATCTTGGCCTCCTGTCTACGGGATATCCAGATGCACGTAGGGCGTGCCGCGTGCGGTCTCCTGGATCAGGATCTCGCGCCCGGCATGCTGCTACAAAAGCAGCCACCCAAACGGTGCCGCTCTTGGGGTACGTGATTATGGCGATGTCGGGCTTGTTAGGCATCACTCACCCCCTCCGGCAGAATGATGCCGCCCTCAGTGGTCCGCTCCTCACCATCGGCCGGGGCCTCGATCTGGGACTCGCCGGGGGCGGGGCCGGGCATGGCGATGGAGGTCACGTTGCCCAGGGCGATGTCTACGACGCCGTGGATGATGAGCGCCACCGGCTCGCCCCCGCGGCCATCGTCCATCGTGAGGGTGAGGGCGCGGTCGTCGCCCTGGAAGCTGGCAGAACGGAGCCGCTGCCCTACGATCTCCGGCCACGCCTCCGAGAGCTTCTGGTGGAGCGCCGCCGACGCGCGGCGTTGTTTCTCGGGGTTGTTCGCCCTGGTCCCGCTCCGCCCCGCGTTCTTCTTCCGCTGCTTCGCCGCCGCGCGGGCGCGCTGCTTCCGCGTCGGGGTCCCTTTACGCCGCTTACCCATCTCCGCCTCCATCTACTATCTCGGTGAAATCGAGCGTCGCCTTGACATCGAATCTGGTTTTCAGCTCGCGGAGCGGTAGGCCGTCCCGCACCTTGAGCGTACGCCAGATGGCCTCCCTGGCTTGCTCCACCTCGGGGGGCCGGAACAGCCCCATGAGCACGTCGCACGCGCGCCCTACCTCATCGGTGAGGATCGCGGAGTTCATGCTCGCTCGGGTCGAGTCCTCGGACACGTCCCGGTTGAAGTGCCACGACATCGCGCCTGGGATGCCCATGCGCTTGTTGAGGTCCACGAAGTCGAGGACCAAGTTCGAGGCCGCCACCTTCTTGTCGCGGCCCTGGGCGGCGAGGTAGGCCGAGTCCCAGAGCACGATGTCCGGCTGGAACCCGACGACCTCCATCTCCAGGTCGGCCACGCTCCGAACGAGCGGAGCGGCCACCACCTTCAAGCGGCCGAACGCGCAAGCCGGGTTCTCCAGGTACTCGTAGAACTGGATGATCTGGCGCTCCTCGTTCGGGGTGAGGAGCCCGTTGGTGAACCGCCACGCCGACACGCGCGCCGACACGGCGTCGAAGCGTGTGGTGAGCCGCTGACGGGCGAGGTCGGCGTCCGGGCACTCCTCGTTCGGGTCCACCCCTTCCTCGTGGCAGTAGATGCACGCGCGCCGCACGATCCGGTGCTTCGCTCTCCCCCGCCCCGCGGATTCTGGCGGCGTCTCCATCGAGCAGAACAGCACGTCGAGCCCGATCTGCCAGAGGTAGGTCGCCCAGAGGATCATGCCCCAGGTCTTGCCGACGCTCGGCCGCGCGAGGAGAACCCAAGTGTCTCCCCCCATGAACCCGCGGGTGGCCTTGGTTAGCGCCTCGTGCGGGAGGGGGAGCCCCTGACGGCCGCGCGCCCGCTTCCGGCGTAGGTAGTCCCGGTACCTGTCCCGCACGCCCTCCCGGATGTCCGAGAGCATGAGCCCCTTCTCCGGCGGCCGGAACGTGCGGCCTATCTCGGAGAGGACCGCCCGCGCGCCGTCGAGGGCGGTGTGCGGCTCCGCCTTCTCCAGCGGTTGCGCCACCTTCTCGGTGAAGCCCTCCTCCATCGCCACGCGGAGCGCGTTGTCCGCGACCATCTGCGCGTAGTAGGCGATGTCGTCCTGGGCCGGGGGGAGACCCATGTTGAACGTCTGCTTCAGAGTGTCGGCGTGGGGGAGCTTCGAGTGCTCGCGGACGAAGCCGAGCACCCAGTCATAGATCGGCCGCCACTCCGGGGTGAGATGGTCGCGCTCAATCCGCCGTAGGTCCGCGACCGCGCACTGCCCCGAGAGGAGGGCGGAGAAGTACATGGCATCGTGGTTCACCAGGCGCTCTCCAGGTTGTCGGGCCACTGGTCGTTGTCGATGCCCACCGGGACGATGACGCGGCGGAGGACGGACACGAGCCCGTCGGCGCGCGTGTAGGCCGAGGGAAGCTGGTCCCAGTTGGTGTTCGAGGTGATGATGACGGAGCGGTGACGGTCGTACATGTCCCGAGCCGCCGCCTCCAGGGCTGCACCGGCCGGGCCGCTCAGTCTGAACTTCTCGGATCCGAGGTCATCGATGATGAGTAGGTCCGAGGATAGAAGGCGGTCGTGGAGCTTCGCGTTCCGCTCCGTGTCCCGGAAGATGACGCCGGGGATGTGGCGCGTCGGGAGCCAGAGGCACCGCTCGCACCGGCGAGCTGCGTCCATGAGGAGGATAGCCGCTAGGCTGCTCTTGCCCACGTTGAACCGGCCGTGGATGTAGAAACCGTGACCCATGCCGAGCCACGTCTTGATATTCGCGAGGGCTTCCTGGACCCACTTCCGGATGTCCTGCGGCGCGATGCAGTCGGTGTTCGCGACCCAGTACCGCTCCGGCAGGTTCGAATCCATGAGCACCTCACGCATCTCGTCCTCCGGGATGCGGTAGTCCCTGATCCGCCTCATCGCTTCTTCCTCCCTAGAACGGTGCCGCCGGTGTCCACCCACTCCCGCCCTGGTCCGCGGGACGGCGCGGGCCGCTTGAGCTTCGGCGCTTCCTCGGGGAGCACGTCGGCCAGGACGTTTCGCGTCACCACCCCCCATTCCCCCGTGAGCCCCTGGGCGGCCACGTCGGCCTGGAGGTAGTAGGTATACCCGACGCGGTGCCCGAGCTCCCTGGGGGCGTTGTGGTCGCTGATCCACCTGAAGTTGAAGAGCTGCCAGAGGTCGCCCCGCGCCGCGGCCAGACCGACGCCTACACGCTTCGCGAGGGCGGCCACCGTGGCGTGGCTCACGAGCTTGTGCCGAGCCATCGCGCCGGACGCCTCGACCACCATCGGCGGGGGGAGGTACTCGATGGCCTCGCGGACCAGCTCCCGATAGAGCGCCCGCGGACCGGCCATCTTCCCAAGGTACTCACCGGGCCGCATCGTCCACCTCGTACGTGATCTTCGCCCCGAAGTTGGTGTGGTAGGGAAACTCCACCCCGATCCACTTCATCCGGTAGAGATGCTGCCGCACGCCCCAGGTCATGGACCGCGGCACGTACCCGATGTGCGTCCAGTCCCACCCTCCCTCGAAGTTCTGGATGTAGAGGTAGACGCCGATGGCGTCCGGGTCGTACGGGTCGTTCGGCTCCGGGCACAAGTACGGGAACACCCGGCCGACCTTCGCCACCCCGGCCGCGCGGGCTATCAACGTCTGGCGACCCTCGAACGTCACGCCCGCGACCTTGAACTGGTAGACGCTCATCCTCCGAGGCTCCCTCCCACCGCCGGCTTCGGGTCCACCAAATAACGCGGAATGATCGACCAGGCGGGCGAGTGGCGCACCTGGCCGGAGTGCATCCTGCCGTGAAGGTCCTCCAGGAACAGCTTGGCCGCCGCGTACTCCTTGTAGGAGGGGGCGGCCGGGATCACCCGGAGGAGGTACGCCGGGTGGCGCGTGTAGCCGAAGGTGACGCCCTCGACCTCGTGCCAGGTATTCGGGTACATCCCCTTCACGTCATCGAAGAAGGCGCTCGCCGCGTGATCCCCGAGGAGGAGAACCAGGCCGGGGCGGAGCGCCCGAAGAAGGGACAGGAACCGCTCGGAACACGCCATGAGCTCCGCGAGCGTAGGGGGCCGATCACGGTCGAATCGATGATCGACCGGGCGGCAGCCCACCAAATTGATCCACCCCAGGTCGCGGTCCGGGTCGATGCCGACCTCGCGGAAGAGCTCGGACATCAACCGGCCGCTCGCCCCGACGAAAGGCTTACCCTTCATGTCCTCGGTGCGGCCTGGGCCTTCACCGATGGCGACGATGGGACTGTAGGGGTTCCCCCGGAACAGCACGACGCACTGACGGCTCGTCGAGAGGTGGCACCGGCCACAGTGCACGTACTCCCGCTCGATCATCGCTAGGCCCGTCGCCGGGTCGGGCGGCATCTGCGGGTAGTGGAGCTGGAAGTGCTCCAGTTGCGTGATGGGGAGGGCGTTCTCGTGAGAGATCGCCCCGATTATCGTGGGGGCTTCGACGGGCCACGGTGCGACGTATGTAGACATGGGCACCGGCGCGTTCGGATGTGGGCGCTGGTGCATTGCTTGGTACACGAACAAGGCGCGCTCCTGGTGGCGTCTTTCACCCCGAATGACGCCGCTCTACGACCAACGTATTCAGGATATTACCATGGCGCGTCCGGTTCGTCAACTAGAGGCCGGAGAGCACCATCCTGACGAGGAACTTCAAGCCGATCTCGCCTACGCCCTTGAGCACACCGAGCACGGCGTTCCACGATTCCTCGCGCTCCTTGGACTCGGCCACGGCCGCGTCACCGGCCGCGTGCATGGCGGCCCGACGCTCTGCGAAGGTCGCCTGCGTCTCCAGGTAGAGACGCCGTGCCGCGGCCTCATCGCCGTCCTCCCAGTGTCCCATGAGGTGAGCGAACCCTACCTTCCCGAGACGGACGAACGGCTTCTTGTTGGCGTCGAGGAGGTTCAGGGCGTTGTACGCGGCCCTCGTGCCCTCCTCCCCGAGCCCGAGGCCCTTCAAGACATCCGCGGCTTTCCTACCTTCGTCGATGAGCTTGCCGAGGTACTCCTCGCCACCCTCATCGATGATGTCGTCGCCCTTCTTCTTCAGGGTTTCCATAAGGCTCATTTTCCGTCGGCCCCCTTCCGCGCGTCCATGCGCGCCTTGACTTCCTTCGGAAGCTCCTCGCCGGTGAGGACGTGGAGGATCTGCCAGTCAAAGTCGTAGTTGTCCTGGGCGATGAGCTTCGCCTCTTCGGGGAGTGCCTTGTCATTCATGTGCCCCTTATTCACCGCGACGGCGTCCTTCAGGGCCTTCTCTACCATGGGGTGGCCGGTGCAACAGCCCGCGATGCACACCACGATGATAATGGTGAGAATCATCCTCCGCATATCAGTTCCTCCAGGTTAGGTACTCACGCATAATATCATCCCGCGACACGTATGGCTTCCACACTACGCGCCCGACGAACTGTACGGTATCCCCATCGCACAAGTTCTTCCCGATGAGAGTGAAATCCCATGCGGGTTGTACCGGGGCGCGCCATCGCATCACCGTGAACCTGACTTCGCGGCGAGACGTGCATAGCACATCGAACATCACCGCGTAGACCATACCCCCAACGCACCGCCCGAAATACAAGGGCAGCACCGGATGCACCGCCGCCGAGGCGGTGAGGTTCAGGTCCAAGTCGGGGTCGCTGCCATCGAACCGGATGGTAGTGCCGGCCGGTGCGTAGCTCTCGCCCATCCTCCCTTGGACACGCCGCGAAGACGCCCACCCTCCCCCATCCACAGGAAACATGATGTCGGGGCTGGTGGCCGACAGCATGTAGGAGGCGAAGAACATCGCCGCGAACCCCTCAGGGGCGAACTCCGACGCGTCTAGCACCAATGCTGTGACCGCGAAGTCCACATAATGTGGCGGCACCACACGGTAGTCCACTTCACACTTCATGCCCCGCACTCGCCCTCGCCCTCGCAGCCGAGCGCCGCCGGGGGTGGAGACGAGCTCCAGATGGGCATTCCTCGGGGCGAAGGCGTTATCGGGGTGTGGGTGCCCGCAGAGAACGTGCTCGAAATTGAGACCGCCCACGTTGAAAGCGGAGTGCTCGGCATAAGAGAGCGCCCGCACCCCGTTCAGGCCGCCGGCATTGCCGCCGAAAGTAGCTCGGATATCCCCAACAGCGACGTCCACTCCCCCCGCAGACGTGGGTGACGAAGCGTCCGCGCATCCCAAAGCGACTAGGGAAGCGGCCCCAACGATGAGAAAGATTCCCCGTCCCATGCCCACCCCCAGAACTTCCCGTCCGTGACCCCAGCGGCGCTCATAGCGGCTTGCCACGCGGCCAAGTCACCATCGAAGTACCTTCGCGTCTGCCCCGGCTGGGGAGCGAGACACCCTTCTTCCACGCTGCACACCAACGCGATCCCGTCTCGGGCCGCATCACCATGGCAGTGTACGCGAATGCGATTGTCCCCATCGTCCGTAATCACACAGATGCCCATCGTTCGCGCCTCCCTACGCGATCCTCGTCACGTTCACGCGGCCTGTCATGCCGGTAGCCGCGTTATCGTTCCGCATCCACACAGTCGCAGTGGTGATGTTGTGAATACGCCCGCAAAATATGCCCCCACTCACGCCGACGAAATAGGGCGTGTTGAGAACAGGATCATGCCCGTTGTCGTTCGTGACCATACCGGTGATCTGGTAGTCCCCCAGCGAGCCCCCCAGACCGTGATTGAACACGGCGCTCGCGGAAGGGCCGCACGATGCCGTAGCGGTGAAGTGCCCCCGCACCCTTGGCGCGCTCCGCGTGATCGAGATGTTCTGGCCACCTGCGTCAGCCACGGACATCCCGGCGCCACTCGTCAGGTTGACGGCGCCCGTCTTGGCGCCGGGGGACAGGGAAGTAACGCCGGCTGCGGCTCCAGCCGCTGCGATCCCAACCCTGCCACCACCGGCATCCGACAGTGTGATGTTCGCCCCGGCCTTCAAGTGCGAAAACCGCGTGCCGACAGGGTTGCCACCAGAATCCTCAGCCTGGATCGGGGTGTTGACTCGGGAATCGTTGCCCTGCACCGCCTCCAATGATGCCGTGTCCAAGTTGGCGGCGAATTGGACCTTGCCCTTCTGCGCCTCGGTGCCGTCGGGGATGTCGCCGGCCACCTGATCGGAGACGCGGTACACCTCGGAGGTGAACAGGGGGCGGTTCGGGTCGTTCCGGCTGAACACCTTGGGCACGCCGACGAGGTGCACGTCCGTCGGTGCCGGAGTGAGCGTGCTCGGGTCCACCGTCTGCTCCGCGCCGGACGCATCCTTGTAGTAGTAGCTCAGGGTCCATACCCCGGCTGCTTCGGTGATGCGTCCGTACACCTTCGCTCCGGCCGCCAGGTCGTTCTCGATCTCGTCACCGGCCTGGTCGAGAATCTGCACGTAGTTCGCCGGTGAGGTCGTGACGATGCCGACTTGGGTAGAGCTGCCACCGGAGTTCGGGACCACGGTACCGGCCGGGGCCTGGATGCGCGTCTCCGCGGCGAACATGGCGGACACGTCATCGCTCATGCCGGAAGGCGCGGAACCGAACAGCCCCTTGTCCACTCGGTACCCATCGAGGTCGCGCGAGAGGGCGATGAAGCCGTTCACCTGCCAGATGTCGTTGTAGTCCACGATGACGGATGCCGTCTCGTCGATGAGGACGTAGGCCACCGGAGAGCCGACAGGCATGGGCGGGCCGTTATTCTGTCCAGGCGCGCCATCCAGGAACGCGGAGGCCGTCAGGACCTCGACGCCCTGGGCCACCTGGACGGTGCCGGTGAGATCGATATACACGAGGTCGTACCGCTTGGTCCCGGCGGACACCACGGAGAACCCTACAGTGAGCTGGTCGCCGCCGGTGAACTTGTCGTACACCGTGTCCGAACCGGCGAAGCCAAACCCGGCCTTCACCCGTACCTGGTTGGCGGCCGGGTCCAACGGTTCGGGCCGGAACCAGGCGGCCGGTCCGATGTCGAGCTGACGTTGTGGCGTGGGGGTCAATGCCATTCTGCCTACTCCTTACCCGAGCGCCCGCTGAATGAGCAGCACCCGGTCGCCCGGATTGAGGACGAACCCGGAAAGGTCGATACCCTTGTTGCCAGCCGGGCCGCCCACGGGAGGGGTCAGGAAGCCCTTGTCCGTTTCGGTGTACTCGACCCCAGGGTATAGACGCTGCCGATTGAGGAAGGCGTCCACGAGGTTGCCGTTGACCTGGAAGTCGAACGTAGCGGCAACGGAAGCCTCTCCGCCAGTAGCGACGTAGTAAGTCATAGACGCCACGGTGCTCGGGCCGATGAGCGCGACGCCCGCGCAGTCTCCGCCGCTCGTGTTGACCAGGAAGGTGATGTACCAGGTGAACCGCATCTGGTAGGAGGAGGTCTTGGTGATCGGAGAGAACGCCTTGCGCGCGAAGAGGGACCCAGCCCCAAGGAGGCCAGTGAACAACCCGGCCTCGGTGTAGACAAACCCGTTGCCCTCCGTCGTGGCCCAAGTCACCTCGGCACGCACCACGTTCCCGCTCGCCGTCAGCACCGCGGCTTTGCGCTGCCCCGTGGTCTGCTGAAGCGCAATGTCCGCGAGGATGGGCGGGTTCGCCGGGAACGCCGGATCTCCAAGCTCGATGTAGTTGAGCGCGGAGTTCGCCGCGCCAAGCGCCATCTGGGCCATGAGGACCTCGGCCTGGGAGACGACCAGGTTGTCGTCGTCCACCACCTTCACCCACTCGTCGTCACCCTCCCGGCGCATCTCCACCACGAGGTGGCCGACCGCCTTCGGGGCGTAGTCGCCGCCGAGGAGGTTGTCGGAGCGGGACTGGGCGATCTCGCTGGCCGCCCGCCGCCCCGCCGCCCGCATGGCCTTTCTCGTCTCGATGTAGCGCCGGGCCTTCTCAAGTGCCATCGGACCCTCCTAACCCACCACCACCGCGTACCCGTCTTGGGCGGCCGGGTGCGTGATGATGACCCTGTTCTCGGTCGAATGCTGTAGGATGTACTGATCGACCCCAGGTGCCAACGGCACCGCCTGGAGCTGCCTCCAAGTGAGATCGAACACCTGGACAATTGGCTGGCTCCCGAGGTTGTGGTCGATCTGCCAGACGGCCAGACCCGGACTGTCCACCTTCGTGATGATCTTCGCCGGTGCCGGATAGCCGAGCTGGAGCTGCTGGAACAACGTGCGCCAGTTGGTGTCGTAGAACATCTGGAGCTTCACGTTGTTCGGGTCCTCGTTCAGCACCCGCATCATGCCGTCCCTACGCTGCGTCGAGTCCGGCACGTCGGGGTCCGAGCTGAGGTTGGTCTGCCCAAGCGCGGTAAAGTTGTCTCTGACCTCCGAGGAGAGCGCCGGGGTCTTCGTCGCGGGCCGCTCGAACCTGAAGAGTTCACCTGGTTCCGCCATCTGAACCTCCTACCACAACCCATCGGCGGGCGAAGCGCCTCCGGTGTCGATCTCCAACACGTCGAGGGGGCACACGATCTCCGCGCGGTCGTCGAACGGCGCCTCGGCCCCGACCACTGTACCCAATGCGTCGAGCACTTCCACCAGCATCCCATCCTCGCCACGCACGGCCTCGTCGATGATGTAGAGATCCGAGAGTCCGAAGGAGAGCGGATCGCTCGGCACCGGATCGACGAGATTCTGCGCCGTCTGGGCGCACGACTCCTGGTCTGTCGCCCCAGGCTGGAGTGTGTCTTGGAACTCGACGGTGAGCCCGAGCGTCCGTAGGAGGACGTGGATGGGCTTGCACTCGTCGAGTCGCTCCAAGATGTTCGAGACCGCCTCCTCGTCGATCACCGGGGGGTCCACGCCAGCGGGGGAGATGTTGATCTCGATGTCGATCCGCGCCGCCTGGTAGGGCCACTCCTCAGTGACCTGCTCGTAGTCCACCGTCACCGCGCCGACCGTGGCGGCCTGGAAGTCAACGGTGAACCGGCCGGTGGTGTGGTCTATCTCACCGAACACGACGCCACCGGCCCCTACGATATCGTCCGAGTCCTCCGAGGACCTAGCGGACGTGGTGCCATCGGTGAAGAGGACGGTGCCCGGCTTGATCGGCACGTTCGGGAGTGCGCCGGTGTACACCTGGTTCCCGGCCGGACCGACGGCCTGCCCCGTGATGGGCGTCGTCGCGTACCTGGACTGGTTGTAGTCGTTGTTCTCCTCGTACACGTCCTTCTTGTGCAGCGGGATGATGTCCAGCACCTCGAACCCGATCATGCGGTACCAAACCTTGATCCCGGCGTACTGGCCGATGCGCTTGTAGGCGTCCCGGAGCCCGAGGACGACGGCGCGCTGCATGTCCTCCGGGATGCTGACCTCCAGGTCGTACCCGAAGGAACGGGCGAGGACCGGCAGCATGTTCACCGGACACGTCATCGGATCGAGTAAAGCGTCAAGGCTCTCCAGAACTGCGAGGTCCTCGCCCTCCGCCTCTTCGATGGCGTACATGAAGTTCTGGATGATCGGCGTGAGGCCGATGGCGTCCCAAGCGAGCTGCACGGCCGCCTCGGGGTCGTTCGCCGTGTCCCACTCGGAGTCCGGGTCATCCCAGTGCAGGGCGTGCCCGAAGGTCAGCGATTGCTGGTCCTCCAGTTGGATTCGCGGGAGGAGGCGGCGGTACAGGTCCACCCGAAGGCGGTTGTAGGCTTCGCGGTTAGCCAAGCTGCACCTCCGGCGGTTTCTCCGTGAGGTTCACCCGGCCAAGCGACGCGATCTGGCTCCCGTCGATGGGAATGTCGAGGGACGGGGGAACGCCCGTGAGGCTGTCGTAGGTGAGCACCATGGCCCGCCCGGCCGCGACCGGGCTCCCAGCCAGAGAGGACACGTACCGGCCGCGGAGGTGGTCGAGGCGATCCGTGGGGAAGGTGTTCGCCGGTCCTGCCGCTGGCGGACCCCAGAGGCGGCCGGTGTGGTCCGCAAACAGCCCCTTGTCCAGTCCGGGTGCCCCAGGAGTCTTCACTCTGAACACCCACCCCGAGTACATGAGGGTCGCCACATTTGTGACCCAGATGAGGAAGGTAGGAGAAGCCGCCGCGGCCGGAGGGGTAAGGAACGTGATAGTCCCACTGCCACCGCCGTACGCGATGACGTTCGTTCCCTCCGGGTCGAGACTCTCACCGTTGATGTCGCCGTTCCAGTTGTCATAGGCGTCCTCGAACGCGACGCCCGGCGTTGCGAGGTCCGTCAGTTGGAGCCGAAGGCGTCCCTCGCCGTCGAGCCCTCCTCGGGAGAAGTCCTGGCCAGTGGTGAACGCGAACTGCCTGGTCACGCCGTCCGGCACCGGGGAGAGCGTCGCGACGTAGGACCCCCCAGCGCCCGGTCCTGGAGCCGGGGCAACGGACCAGGTGAACTCGATCTTCCCGTCCTCGTACCGGATCGCGTACGTCTTGGTGATGTCCACGTTCCCATAGATCGCCTCCTCGCCGTCATCGTAGGCGAAGAGTACTCCGCCGGGCTGGAGGCCGTCAGCGTCGAAGCCGCCCCACAGGAACACCCGGCCCTCGTCGAAGGGGGAGAACTCGTCCGGGATGTACACCTCCACCGTCTCCGTTTGCCACAACGCACGGATGACGGTGGTAGGGAGCGCGTTCCAAGTGAACGCCACGTCGCCAGTCTGGTAGTTGACGGACCCCACCACCCCAACGGGAGGAGAAGTCTGTACGAGCGCGCCGGTTCCGTTGTCCGACACGACTTGCCCGCCGCTGTCCTGGATGGTCAAGGTGTTCTGGAGGACACCCGCGGCCAGCCGCCCGGCCATCTGCTGCGTGGAGCCAATCTGGAAGGAGTCCACCACACGCACCTGGTCGCCGCTCCACACACCCTGGGGGCGGCGTTGGACGATGGGGTAGTAGTCCGTCGCGCCGTCCAACCGGCCGACGTTCCCGTCGCTCCCCCCGAGGTCTTCCTCGCGCGCGAAGTACACCTCGGCCCTGGCCGTAGCGTACACGCGGCTCCCGATGGGCGGCGGGTCCGCGAACTGTAGGGAGAACACCCCAGTGCTCATGTCCACCGCATTCCCGGTGGAACCAGGCGAGATGCTGTTGTCGTTGTCGCCGGTGAACGCACCTTCCCCATCGTCAACGGCCTGTTGACCGCCGTCGGCGTCAGCGATGATGACGGACTGCGGGACGAGGGCCGTGCCTTCCTGTAGCACCAGGTTCCCGGAGAACAAGACGGCGAACCCATCGCCGGTGCCGATCTCCTGGGAGATGCGCGAAGCGCCCGTCACCTTGATGATCTCTGCGCTCTCGACGCCACCCGTCTCTTGGATCGCGTTGTAAAGGCGGCTCACGCTCAAGTCCACGCCGGGGAGCACGAAGGCGCTGGAGAAGAACTTCTCGATGGACTGCCGAATGGCCGCCCACACCGTCTGGCGCGCCGCGCCCGTCTCCAGAATCACCGAGGCGTCGATGTCCATGACGACGACCTGGCCGTCTACGACCTCCACGTTCGTGCAGATGGTGCGCTTGGAGTCAAGGTACTTCTTCACGGCGTACTTGAGCGGCGTGTTCGAGGTGGTGAGGTTCCCCTCGGAGTCCCTACCCCACGTCGCGATCTCAACGGTGTTCAGCTCCGGCACCGTCTGCTTCAGGTACGCCGAGGCGTGGGCGAGCGCGCCGTACACCTGGTCAAAGTAGGTAGCGGCGTGGGTGGTAAAGTCCAAACGGCGAACCGCACGGTCGCCAGATACGGCGAACTTGGGGGCGAAGTACCGGGCATGATCCACCGACTCCGGCGGATTGCCGCCGCTCCCGGTTTCTAGGTTGTAGAGGCGGACGGACGCCCGAGCGCCACTCGGGAGGAAGCCCTGGACCGTCGTGTCAATCGCCCCAATGTCCACGTTCCCGCGGACACCTCCACCGACACGGTACCGGAACACGATCTCCGAACCGGCCGGAGGAATCAGTCCAAAGATCCCGTCACCGAAGAGAACGATGGCCGTGTCGTCCTGGTCGTAGGTGAGCTGGTACCGCTTCTGCGCGCCGACGATGAGATAGTGAACGTCGATCACATCCCCGGCCGCCGGGGCCGCCCCGTCCGCGACGGTACCGAACCGGATCTTCGTGGTTCCGTCCACCTCCTGGACCACATCGTATTCCAGGGGGGCGCCGGTCAGGCCGGACGCGAGGGGTGCCTGTCGCCACGTCACCGCGGCGGAAGAAGGTTGGCCGGATGGCTGCACGAGCAAGAGGATGCCATCCTCGTCGTCCGGGTCGATGACGGCGTGTAGAAGGCTGAGAGTGAACTCCTGGTTGTCCGTCCCGTCTCCAACGAAGGTATCCCGCCCGCGCCGGTCGCCTTCGGAGAACACGAGGGACGGCACCTCCTCCCACAGCTCAGCCGCCACCTCCACCGTCACGGAGCCCTCGATGGTGTTCGGATGCTCCAGGGGGAACTTCTGCCACTTCTCCCCGGTGCTAACGTGGCGGACTTCCTTGGTGACGCCCTCGGTAAACACGATGAGATCGTCGGTAGTGCCATCCGGCCAAACCGGAGCACCAGCCGGGATCTGCGTGTCCTCCAGGAGCTCGAACGTCAGGTCGCCCACCTGGACCTTCAGGCCGGAGCGTAGGGTGATGGCCCCACCCTGAACCGGTACGGGCGTGCAGCGCACTGCAACAGACGCCGACGAGGCAGGCTTCATGCGGTAGCCCTGGGCGCGGCATAGGAGGACCATCGCCTCCCGCGTGTCAGCCAACGCAAGGAGCGAGTTGATCATCTTGCGGTCGTAGTAGAAAGCGTTCTGCGCGTGGAACCACGCGAGCACATCGAGGATGGCACCAGCGATGTCGGTGGCGAGAAGGGCGTTGTAGCGGCCGTCGCCAACGCGCCGACGCACAAGCTCCCTAGCCCGACGGGCGCACACGTCGAAGGTCCTGGCGGTGTAGTCGATCTCGATTGCGGTGCCCATCATACCCTCACAGGTTCATCTTCGGGAAGTCGGCCGCCGCATTGTACACCCTCCGCTCGGGATCACCGTACACGGAGAAACCGACTGACACGTACACGGCGTACGGGTTCACGTCAGGGTCCCAGTCCACGTTGACGGCAACCACCTCGGCGCGAGGCTCCTGGTCCGCGAGGTCCTGGCGCGCGTAGTAACCGATCTGCTGAATGGTGATGTCGTCCAGCGGCTCGAACAGAAGGTACGGCAGCTCGCTTCCGATGTCCGGGTCGTAAGGTATCGACCGCTTCGGCGTGGAAAGGATGTTGACGAGCGACGTAGCAATAATCGCAACGTCGTCCTGAACCGGCCCCAGGACGCTCTGGGGTGTAGCGCCGAACGGGTACCCGGCCCCGCGGTGAAGTCCGCGCGTTTTGGCAAACACCCTACGGTCCACCTGGGGAGGCGCGAGTCGCTGCGATTCGTACCCAGTCGTCAGCTCCGGGGGGATCGGGTCTGCCATCAGCTTGCCACCACCTCCTGAGTCACATCCGTAGAGGACGGGCTCAAATCGGCCACCGGCAACGGCCCCGCGGTCGGTGTCGGCACACCTGGACCTGGGCTGTAAAGATGCGTGTGGCCGTTGTACTTGGTCAGGAACGCCTCCGTCGCAAGGCGTTGCTTCGCCGCAGCGATGGACCCAAGGGCTAGACTACCAGCGCCGCCAGCGGTCGCGATGATGAGCGACGCTCCGGTGAGCGTCAGAACACCGCCCACCGTCAACGTGAACGCCGTGCCTACCAACATCGAGAACGCGAGCGCGAACGTCCAAGTGGCAGCCCCGAGGAAGTTCTTGATCGAGACGCCTCCGCCGGTGGACACGCTCGGGGCCACGCCCGTACTCTGTAGGGTAACGCCCTGAGCGACCACGGTGGCCGCCCCTCCGGCCGTCACGTTCGCCTGGCCCGGCGTGGTGACGTTGATGGCCTGGGCCGCGGTGTCGATGACCACGGACTGCGTTGCGTCCTTCATGCGCGCCTGCTGAACGGTGTCGTCGAGCACCATCTCACGGTTGCCCGGCGTCGTGACGCGCGCCTTCTTCTCCACGTCGTCAAGGAGGAACTCGTAGCCACCCTCCGTAACGGCCAGAATCTTCTCCTCGCCAGGCTTGAAACGCATCTCGATGACGTGCCCGTTCGGAGTCCGCATAAGCCACGTCTTGGGGCCTTGCGCGTAGGAGCTCTTGAACTCGTCAGGGATCTTCGCCTGGGAGAACCACCCACCGAACCACACCGGCCGCTCGCCGTCGCCGTCGCGGAACATCACCCAGACCTCCGCGCCAATCTCCGGCACGGCGATTATGCCGGACTTGTTCCCGGTGCAGAGCGCGCCCGGCCTAGCCCACGGGAGCTGGTCGTCCTCGATCTTCTCGCCCTCGTCCTGCGCTCCGTAAACGCTCGGCACACGGATGCGGAGACGGCCCCCGGTGTCAGGGTCCTTGTCATCAACGACGACACCAGGCCATGGGCCGGTCCACGTCGCGGGCGCGTGGTCTTGCGTCGCCGCCTCCATCAATCTATCTCCTCCGCCACCAAGGTCGTCCTCGGGCGGTTCCGGCCGCCCACGGAATGCTGGTCCGAGGTCTGCCCCCTAGACACACTCGAACCCGTCGGCTCCGCCACGCCAAAGAACGACTCACGACGGAAGCACAAGGCCGTCGTCTTGCACCCGCCCTGAAAGCCGTTGTGCACCACTTCCAGAACCACGTAGCGGCCGAACACGCCGATGTCTTGGTCCGGCGTACTAACCCCCTGGACCTCAATCATATCGCCTGGATGCAACGTGGTGTCGCATATGCTGTCCAAGCGCAGAGAGAAGTACCTCGGACCATGCGCTCCCCACGCCGCGCGGACGCGCTCCTCAACACCGGCCTCGGACTCAGAGGTGGTAGGAATAACGCGGAGGCCATCGTCCGGGTCGCGCGCCAAGCGGCTCCCGAGAGCTGGTTGCGAGCTGGCGGCCTGGGCTCCCATCTCGAACACGGCAGGGGAACCGGCGTCAAGATCGAACCCAACACCAGTCAAGGTCGCACCGCCGCCGCGGTCGATAGATCGGCCGTTGTACGAGAGCAACATCCGGTCCAGTCTGGAGTCTCCGATGCTCAGCCGGTACTGGCGCACCGACGACGCTCCGAGGTTCGGAGGCCCGTACCGGAGAACATCGTCGTCGAGCCAAAGGTAGGTGTCCGCACGGCCGGACTCGGCAGCCGACTCCGCCGCAAGATAGCGCGCATAGTCCCAGTCGGACTGCCGGAGCTGCCAACGGTCGCGCGTCCTAGCGGTACCAGTGATGTCGTGTTGAAGCCCGTACTCCACGGCGATGCGCCGTAAGACACTGGAGATAGACGTTGCGGGCCACGCCCGAGTCCTGGCTCTCTGGAGCATCTCCAACCGCTTGTCACCACCGTACACCCTGGCCGACATACCATTTCCGTCGAAGCCCATCCTAGAGTTGTCGAAGTAGACCCTCCGCCATTCCTCAGGCGCGTCGTAGTTCGCGCCGCTGAGTCGGAGCCGCATGTAACGAACGGGCTCCTCGTCGCGGCCGACCAGAAAGTCCTTCCACTCCGCCCAGTTGTCAGCACTGAACTCGATCATCCAGTACCACCCGCCGCGCAACGCACTTTCGATCCAAGTGTACGCGTTCAAGTGCTGCGTGATGTCGTCTGCCACCTCCTCGGTCTTCAGCTCGAACGATACTTGCAGGCTGGTGTCGGCTTCTGGCATTTACGTCACCTCGCCGCGCTTCGCAGCGCGGAGCAGAGCGGCCGACACATGTACCGGCTTCGGGACCTTCAGGCGCAGACCCGGCACCACCTGTTCCAGCGGGAAGTAGATTTGGTTCGCGTTGGCGATCACCCACCAGAGGGCGTGGTTCCCCTCACCGTAAGCACGGCGCGCGAAGAGTTCGAGTTGCCCTTCCTCCCCCTCCTGGACGACGTACTCCTCCTCATCTCCGTCCATCTGGATGCTCATGTTGTCCCAGACGCCAAAGAAGCTCTTGCCGCCCTTCACGAAGAGGCGCGTGGCCTTCAAGCGCGATGTGAACGGTAGGTCCAGCTCGAACCGTGCCATCACCGAACTCTCCCCAGGAGACGGGAAGCGGTGCGCGTGTTGATGGTGTTGAACCTCTCATTCGCGATGCGCCGCTCCATCGCACGGGTTGACGGACCCTTCCCAATGCTACCCTGCTCGGACGCCTCCAAGCTAGCCAGGTACTTAGAGTCCGCACCGGCGTTGTTGCCGTGGTAACGGATGTATTCCCAGTTCGGCACCCTCCTGAGAAGCGGCTTCATCTGAAGCCTGACTGTGGCCCCGTAGGGACGGCCTGATATCGGGTGCCACGGCGGCTCCCACGTCACCGCGATGTTGGTGATGTACCCGCGGATGATCTTCCACGAGCCGATCACGAGGAGCACCATCGGGGGGTCACGCCGCTTCGCGTTCTGCCACCTACGCCTCATACCCCTGCTGGTTGCTGCCGTCGGGATGTTGAGCGTCCTGAACTGCTGCCATGCGTCCGGCCGCTCCAGGCGGAACCCGAGCGCCATGCACCAGTTCACCTTGCGCTCCATCGCGATGAGTGCCTCGTTCAAGGTGTAGGGCCACATGGCATTCGGGTCTGACATCCGGCCGCCATCACCCGTCTTGATGCCAGTGCGGAACTTCAGGACGAGGTTGATGTCGCCCCAGCTCCCACCCTTGTAGTTCACATGCGTCGGTTGTGGTGCGACGTTGCCGCCGTGCTCCTGGTACGCCGCCAACGAGTAGGACTCCTCCATGTTCTCGTGGAACGGGAAGGCGTCGAACACGAGGCGCGAGTCGCCCGGCACCGGAGCGTACTCCAGGACCAGCGCGCACATCGTCGTATTGCTCCACGTCGCGTTCGGCGCGAGGCGCGCAACGTGCGGGGATTGCCAGGGCTGAGTCTCCTCCCGTCTTGCCGCGTCGTCTACCATACGAAGCCTCCAGCGCCCACGGCGTCGTTCAGGTCAGCGTAGCGGTCCGTCCCGCCATCCGGCTTGGGCGGCGTTGCGTCCAGGACACGAAGCGGGTTCTGGAGGACCTCCAGAATGCGGTTCGCGGTCGCTACGAGCTCGTCCACCCCCTCCAGGGACATGCGGTCCATCACCGGAGACACGAACGTCCGCACGGCCTCCGCCGTGAGCGGGACCACGGCCTCGGGTACGCCCGCCTCCGCGATGGCCGCGGTAGTCTCATCGGTGACGACACCACCAGCCGCCAGCTCCGGGATATGGTACTCTGCGCCCCAGAGGATGTTGCTGATGGTGCCGCCCGGAATCACCGGCGGGTCCCATTCCAGGATGTCGTTCGCGAGGTCGATGACCCAGTAGTTGATGAGCCCCTTCATCGCTTCGATGGGAGCCTGTAGCGCGCTGAGGATGGTGTTGACGATGCCCTCGGCGGCCTCCCCAATACTGTCGAGGCCCAAGAAGTTGTAGATCGCCTCGCCAATGCCAGCGATCCACAGGAGGAAGTCCTGGCCCTTCCGAACGATCCAATCGAAGAACCCAGCAATCGCGTTCGGGATGATGCTCACGAAGAAGTTGATGACCCCATCCACCGCGCCGTCGATCCAGTCTATGAGCTTGTTCAGCGTCTTCACGATGAGGCCGGGGTTCGGGGAGAAGATGCTCTTGAAAGACTCCCAGATGCCAGTAAACAGCCCAATAACCATGTCGTAGGCCGATTCGAACGGCTTCACAAACGTCTCGTACAGCTTCTTCCCACCGATCTCCAGGGCCTCAAAGAACAACGTCACCTTGTCGGCCAGCCACACGATAGCCTCGATGATCGGCTTCAGGATGGGCAGCACCGCACGCAGTAGGCCAATGGCGATCTTCAGGACGATCTTGATGAAGGGCGCGAGCGCCTTGATGATCGCCTTGTTGATCTCCGCGAACGCCTTCACCAGCGGCATCAGGATCGGGAGGAGCTCGCCCAGGAGCCCCACCAGGTCCGGCATGATCTCCTGGATGATGTCCGCGAACACTTCCACCCGCGTTAGGAACAGGTCCACGAAAATCTCTACGAGCTGCATCACGATGGGGAGGAGCGTCTCCACCAGGTCCATCACGATAGGGAGGATCTTCTCGACGATGGGCAATAGGGTGGCAAACACCTTCTGCACGAGCGGCACCATACTCCCGATGGCGTCTATGATCGGACCAAGGATTCCGCCAGCGCCCTCCAGGGCGTCCTGTAACGGATCGGCCACAAGCATCACCACCTCCTCGATCATCTCGACGAGGGGAAACATGATGCGCTCGATCACCGGGGCCATGTTGTCGAAGATCGTAGAGAGCTGCGAAGCGATGGGGGCGAACACGTTCTCCAAGACGCCGCCCATGATCTCGAACGCCGGTTGTAGCGTCCGCGTGAAGATGTCGATGAGCGGCTGAAGAAGCGTGAGGAGCGGGCCGATGGGTCCCAAGAGGAACGCCGTCAAGCCACCCTTCCCAAAGGACGCGCCCAGGCCCTTCATCAACCCAGCCCCGAACTTCGCGCCCATGAAGTTCGAGTTCTCCAGGGAGCGGGCCAAGGAATCGAAGGTGGCGCTCGCTTTCCCTACACCGGCCTTCAGAAGATCCGCCCCCTTCGTGACGGAGCTGAATCCCTTGCTGAGGATGGAGAACGCGGACTGCGCCACCTTGATGGTGTTGGGGAACTCCTCCTCCGCGATCTGCGTGATGGCCTTGCCGAAGTCCGCACCGATGTTCTTCACGGCCATGAGGTTGTGCTGTAGGGCTCCGAGCGGGCCGCCGCCCTCACGGTTGAGCCCGATCATCCCCTTCGCCGCCTCGAACACCGTGTCGCGGAAGCTCGCCATCTTGTCCGGCATGGTGCCGAGCACGGAATCGAACTTGGAGAACCCATCGAATGCGGAACCGAGGAGCGGGGTCGCCTTGATGAGATCGCGTAGGGCCTCGACCATCGCCGTGAGGTTCTCGGCCGGTTCCTCCGGTACCTCGACCTCCGGCATCTCGACTTCGCCGAGGAGGTCCTCCAATGCGGCGGCCTCCACGTCATCCTTGAAGCCGAGGGCGGCCTCCCCGAGCGACTGAAGGTGATCCATGAACGGCGTGGCGTCGGGTTCCTCGAACACCTCGTCGAGCATCCCCACGTCGTCTCCGAAGCTATCCAGATAATCCTGAACGTCGAGCATCGCCGTGGTGGTCGAGGTCGCCGCGGAGGCGGCGGCTTCCCCGGCCTGGGCCGTCACCTCCTCGACGGTCCCGGCGATGTCTCCAATGTGCTCCTGCATAACGGGTACGGCGTCATCGAGCACGGCCTGGGCGCGCTCGATGTTCGGGGTGGCGAGGTCCTCGGCGGAGAAGATGAACGCGAACTCTTGCGTGATGTCGGCCATTTCCTACACCCCAAGGAACCTAGAAACCAACACCTGAACAAGCCCGGCCAACTTGCCCTTGCTGTCCTGGCCTCCGGCGATCAACTTCAACTGCTCTTGCAGGTCCCGATGGTGGCGGTACAGGAGATCCTGCCGCTGCCACTTCGTCAGGCGGCCCCACTCCTCCGGGGAGATGCCGACTTTCGAAACGAGACGCCACCTCTCTTCGTAGAGGACCTCGATTCGGGAGCGGCCGTCAGCTCCTTTTGGAACGAGGAGGTCTACGGCGAAACATAGCCCCATCAAGGGGCAACCTCACCTTGAACGAAGCCCCGCAAGGACACCGGAAGCGCGGCCTCGTGTCGTAGCCCCAGCTCCGCAAGCCAGTGTGGTCGCGGAAGCCGGAAAGGGTTTGCGTCGCGGAGCCCTGGACCCACCGCATCGCCTCCAGGCGGCTCACCCGCCGCCCGTTGATGGCGACGATCTGTAGCGCCAAGAGGAACGAGTGCATCGGATTCCCCTCGTCGGTGTTCGCGTCTCCGAGGCGCGCCGCGAAGTCCTCGGCCGTCTCCACGTCGGCCACCCGCGGGAGCCTCCAGGTGATGACCTCGTTGGTGATGGGGAGGGGGTCCGTCTCGAACGGTTCCTCCATCTGCGACGGGGAGAGCCTGAACTCCTCGACGCCCTTGGCGGCATCCTCCTCGCGCTCCATCTCACGGAGGATGGCCTCCACATCGGCCGCCTCCTCGTCCTCCGGGACAGGCGGCCAGTTCACGTCCTCAGCCTCCCCGGCGAAGCGGAGAACCCTACACGGGAGCTCCGCCATCGGGAACGTCACCAGGAAGGGCTTGCACTTCCCGTGCTTCGGGCGGAGGCCGATGATGTCCGAGCCGTTACAGTACGAGAGCCAGTTGAGGACCAGGGCCACCCAGTCGAAGAGGACCAGCTCCTCGTAGGGGATCGGCCCAGTGTCCACGCAGTCGCGCATGATCTTGCGGAGCATAGCGACGCTAGCCTCGGGGCTGTCCGCCGCCCCGGCCATGACGTTCTCCTGGGCTCCGCGCGTAGGCACCATGAGGATCGTCTTGTGGTGCCCGTACTGCCCGTAGCACACGCCGCCGCTGGGGAGGTCGTAGGGCCTCGCCAGCGGGTCCCGGGCCACCGTGTTGCCGGAGGTGGCCTGGGCCGCCCCGCGGCCCTTGCCGGAGCTCTGGGGCGGCTGCATAGGGTTGGGAATGCCGAGTTCTCCCGGCGGTGCGTTGAGGGGAGCGCCCCCGAGGTGGGGAGGACCCCCGCCCGCCATTTCGGTGCCGGGCGGGGGCGTCCACAGCCCCTCACCTTCCGCTGCCTGCGATGGAGTCTGCCTGGGGGTCCGCATGGCCTTCAGGGCCTCCGCCGCGATGGGAGTCGTGCGTTCCCTGGGGGTGTCCGCCTCACCCGCCATCAATCACCTCTCTCTGGTCTACGCGCCCCTGGGCGCTGCTTGGTTGAAGACGCTGGACTTCGGAATGCACCGATCCACCGAAAGCGTCACCGACATCTCCATGACCTCGCCGCTACCGTAGGTCACTTGGATATCGGGGAGCTTCGTGGGCCAGATGCCCTCCAGGTCCCACTCCCGCTCGGCCGTGCCGTGCGTCTGGAACAGCACGAGCGAGCCCGTGGTCTTGACGGCCCCCATGGGGAGCATGAGCCCGGTGCCCTCGTCGTAGACCAGGGAGAACCACCGTTGGAAGAACCCGCGGACGTTCGTGTGGGGGAAGTCGCGGAAGGTCACGCTGAGCTCTCCCAGGGCCTCGGGAGCGGTCGCGTAGTGGACGCGGCCGTTGAGGTACTCCAAGGTCGCCTTCCCAACCGCGCGGCCGGGCACCGTGAACTCCTTCAGGGCGAGGATGAACGCACCCTTCGCGCCCGGCACGAGCCGATCCACGTTGAGTTCGAGCATCCCCATGTTCTGGTGCTGGACATCCCACGCGCCCTGGGCTTGCGCGAGGTGATCCCCAGCGTACCTGTAACCGGAAATCGGCATCCTACCTACCTCCTATCTGGGGTTGGCGGAGGGCAGCGCCTAGCTGCCCGCCGCGAGCACCTCCGCGAAGTCCGCGCCCGTGGGCGTCAGAATCAGGTCGTAGTTGATGAACTCCGCCGCCCTCACCGGCTTGATGAAGAGCTTGGCGTTGACGGTGAGCTGATCCACATCCGTCGGGGTGGTCGTCGAAGCGTCCACGACGATGTAGGCGTCGGTCAGCCCGCGCTGCGAAATGAGCGGCTTCAAGATGTCGTTCAGGGTCGTCGCGATCTCGCGCCACAGGATGGCGTCGTTGATCTCGAACGGGAACTCCTGACTCGCGGCGTCGAGCAGGTTCATGATGACGTTGACGGTCCACATCACGTTGATGCGGTCCGTCGCGCTCGGGGTGCGCTTCGCCGTCTGCTGTCCGTAGAGCACGAGCCCGCGGCCTTCCTTGCGGACGATGGGGTTGCAGATGTGAACCGTCGTTCCCACAAGGCCCTGGAGGAAGTCCCGGTCCTCCCTGGAGACGCTGTAGCGAACCGCCGTGGCCGACACCCGCCCGCGCCGGAACCCGGCGATGGGGAACCACGCCTCGGGCGTGAGGGAGAGGAGCCTCGCCATCTCGCCGTCGGGCGGCTCCCAGGTGTTCTGGGCGGTGTACTGGTCGTAGTTCTCCAGCCACGGCATGATCGACGCGAGGTACGGCGTGTCGATGGCCGAGAGCGGCGGGTACGGCACGAGGACCGTGGGGCGCGCGATCCCGCCGACGGAGGCGGAGTTGAAGTTGCCGTTGTAGAAGTCGTCGTGGTCCGAGGGTTCCGTCGCGTCGGGGATCGGGATGATGCCCATCGCCCGGCGGCCGGGGCGCTCGCAGAGCTGCTGCATCCCCTGGATCACCTGACGGTGCCACTGGCCGGGGCACATGATCCAGTTGAGTGGCACCACGTCCTCGTTGCGGAACATCTGCATTCCGGTCGTCACCTGGCCGACCTTCGTGCCCACGATGTCCGCGATGGTGAACGCGCCGCCCATGGCGAGGACCTGGGAGCTGCCCCCGAGCACGGCCGGGGTGAGCGCGCCGGTGTAGCCCGTCGCCTCGGCCCGCACGAGGTCGCTCCCGTTGAGCTCGTCGTTCACCTTCGCGATGAGCTCGTCGAGGTCGGTGGCCTGCCCGAAGGACTCCTCCGTCCCGGTGTCGAAGAGGACCCGGAGACGTAGGGTACCGGCAAGGGACGGGTCCTCATCGATCTCGGCCCGGAAGCCCTCTGCCACCGTGCTCCTCTCGTTCCCGATGTCGCCGGGGTAGCGCGCCGTCAGGTGGAGGACCACCTGGGAGGCCGCCACGAACACCGCCTCGTCGGGGAGCGGGGCCGAGGTCCACTTGATGGACGCCCCGCCGTCGCGGAAGTCGAGGGAGTTCTCGGGGTCCGTCGAGAGCGCGACGTTCTGGCTCCAGAAGTCGGCATCCGCCGAAGCCCCGAGGTCCGCGAACGTCACCTGGGGATCGCCCGCACCGGCGTTCGCCGCCTGGGCTCCCTGGAACCCGACGATGCCGTCCTCGGCGCGCCTGTAGGGCGCGTGGGAGAGCTCGCCGGTGAACACCACCTCGATGCCGTCGCCCCACCCGAGGATGTCCGCAGGGAGGTACACGGCTTCGATGGCGAGGTTGTCCGCCACGTCGAACTGCCGGTCGCCGGACTCCACGAGATCGAGCTCGAAGGCGAAGGCTCCTATGGTGTGGTCGAGCCAACACGTCCCGTTGTAGTCGTTCGCCGCGGCCGGTGCGTCGAGGTTCATCCCGGCCGTGTCCGGCGTCGTGTCCGCGCGGAACAGCGGGCCGGTGCCGCGGAGAGCGCGGCGGGCCTTGTCCCACGGGGTGGTCGTGGACGTGACCTTGATGGTGGCCGCCGCCGTGATCGCCCCGGAGGCCGTGATCGACCAGGCCCCGGTGGTGTAGTCGATGGCACCGCCAGCCGCCGCGGCGGCCCTGGGGTCGCCTCTCGGCCGATCGAGCCAACCGCCCACACCATCGTCGTAGTAGGTTTCGGGGGAGCCGCCCACGTCCGAGATCACAAGGACCGCGGAGCCGGGGGAGATCGGGCCGATGAGGCGCTGCGCGCCGGGGTCGGTGTCGGTCGCGTTGGCGTCGCCGCCAGCATCCGAGGGCTGCACCACCTCGTCGATGGAGGCCACCCCGTTCTCACCGGCGACCGCGCCGCCGCCCATGTCAATGACCTGGATATCGTACTCCGCCGTGAGGTCGGCTCCGGTGAGCGCCGGGAAGCTGACGCCGCCCACGGGGTCCCAGGTGGTGACGGCCCACTGGCCGGTGCGGTAGTCGATGGTCCCGGTGACGGGCACACCCGTCCCGTCCGGGCCGGTGCGCCAACCGCCGAACCCGTCGTCGTAGACCGGCGGGGGAACGGGGTCCGTGGGGTGGGTCGGGGTGAGCACCACCGTGCCGGGAACGATCCAGCCGCCCAGGGTGGTGAGGTCGGGGTTGGCGGAGGCCGCGCCCGCTACCGCCGTGGGCACCTTGCCGATGACGTGCTCCATCGGGACGGTGATGACCACCTTGTTCGCGTTGAAGAATCCTGGGGCGAGCGAGACTTGGCTCAGGTTCCCGGCATAGGCACCTTGACCCGCGGCCGTCGTGCCGACGCTCTCCTGGGCACCGCGCACCCAAATGGCGTCGATGGAGCCGCCGCCGAAGAGGGTGGCCGCGGAGAGGAGCACTCCCCAGTTCCCCGTGCGGTAGTCGATGAACCCGACGTGCGCCCCCGCGGACGGTTCGAGGATGCCGACGCCCGCGCCACCGGGGCCGTACGAGAGGTCACCGGAGTCGGAGAGCTCGGTGTAGGTGGCCGCGCCCGTCTCGCACCGGATGGTGAAGGTGCCGGGCACCACGGCCATGCCGACGGAGCCGCGGACCTCGGCCAGCCCGGAGAGGGTCCCGTCGATGGTGAGGAGGTTCTCCCAGACGCGATTCGCCGCGTTGGAATCCATCTTTCCGTAGAACCGCCTGCCAGTGGCCCCGGAGGTCGAGGAGGACGCGCTGTCCGTCTTGGCGAACGCGCCGTCGTCGCCGCCGGAGAACCCTACGCGGAGGACCTCGCCGGTGATCGGGTCGAGCGTCTCCGCGGGGAAGGCCGCGCCGATCCCGCTCGCCAGCTCGATGGTGATGCGGGTCGAGTTGTTCCGCAGCGTCGTCACCACGATCCCGTTGTCCTGTGCGAGATGAGACTCGACGAGCTGGTCCTGGAAGTACACCAGGATGTTGTAGGACTCGGTGCCGTTGTGGAGGATCGAGTACTTCAGGTCGTCGTTCGCCCAGGTACCGGGGCTCGACGCGACGAGCTTCGAGTGCGCGAGGCCATTATCCTGGAGCAGCTCCGCCTCCGCGCTCGCGAGGTTGTCACCAGCGACGCGTACGAAGCCGAGCTGGGAGCCTCCGAGGAAGTACCGGATGGCGGCGCGTTGCGCGTACATCCTGTCCTTCGGGCGGCCGTAGTAGTTGACGAAGTTGCCTTCGTCCGGGAACCAGTTCATCTCGTTCACCGGACCTTTGGTGGCCGGGCCAACGCACCCCATGATCGCCGTGCTGATCTGGGGAGCGTAGACGGCCTGATCGAACACCCTGATATTGATGCCTGGTGCTACCATCCGCTAGTCCTCCGATCCGCTCACCTGTTCAGCGAGCAGCTCCGGGTTGTCCTCGTCCGTAGCATCGTACAGCGCGAACCGCACGGTGCGAACCAACCTCGCCTCCTGGGGCGGGTACGGGATATACCCTAGCACTTCCCCACTCCAGGTGCGACGTACCACCTTCTCCCCATCGCCGGGCTCCAGTTCCGAGTTGTCGTCCCAGCCCTGGTTGACCAGCGTGATGCGCGTAGGCCCGAGGACCTTCGCGTGTTCCAACACGTTGAAGGGCGGCCGGTACCATCTCGGGTTCGACCAGTCCACCGGGAGGAACGCCTTGTCCGCGGCGAACTGGAGCTCGATCTGCCCTTCGATGTTCTGCGCGATGATCTCGCCGCCCTCCACAGACGCCCAAAGATCGGCCTGGACGGTGGATCGCATCGGGCGCGGCCACCGCATAACCTGGGCGGTGCCCTTCTGAATGTCCTTCCCCACAACGACCTGACTGGGGTTGTAGAGGTCCGGGTTGAACTTGGGCGACGGCATCCAGATGGAGATGAAAGGGGCGTGCGGCGCGCGGTCGCTGAGCTGCTGCGGGGTGCTTGGGCGGCCCTTACCCTGGAGGCGGCGCTTCATGACCCGGTGGTACTCCTCGTGCGCGCGGTCCGGAGCGGCGAACACGACGGGGATGGAAGCGCCCGCGTGCCTCGCACGCTGGAAAAACCGCTGGAGCCCGTGGTACCAAGGAGCGTACACCTACACGATACCCCTCAGCAACGCTCGGAGCGCCGCCGCCTTGATCGTCTCCCGGTGCGGGAGACCGAGCCAGTAGTCGATGATCTCGCGCGACACCGGCCGCCACGTCGGCCTTGCGGGCATCCGCGAGGTCCCAAACTCGTGCATCCGCATCAACCGATTGAGCGAGATGGCCGTGGGTCCACGGCCGTGTTCCTCCGCGTTCGGACTCTTCGACCCGCGGTGCTGTCTGGGTTCCAAGCGCACCATGTAGTAGGGCTGGCCCTTCTCGACACCGCGGAATATCTCGATGGACCCGATGAGTTCGCCCGTCTCGATGAGCTTCCGGCCGTCCAAACCCAAGCGCGCCTTGCGCCGCACGGTGCTCTCCGCCAGCGGTGGGTGCTCGTTCGACGAGAACGGCGCGCGGTTCACCGTGGAGATGTCTGGCCGACGTAGGCGCTCTGGCCGGTCCACCTGGTCCCTCGCCGGGGCCTGGGGCAAGGCCGCCATGAGCCGGTCGATGATGAGCTCGCGCGTCTCCTCGGCCAGCACACGGTTCTGATGCGCCGTGGCCTCCATCGAGGACTTCACCAGGGAGACCAGGTTCGACACCTTGCGGACCTTAAACACCTTGTCTCCGACCCTGGTACGACCCACGACTCTCACACGGCCCCGCGCCACGGCACACCCCCTTCCGGTTTGGGGGGAGCCAGGGATGGCGGCTTCGGTAGCTGGGCCATGCCTGGGTCCGTCGAGTCCTCGCGAACGGCCGCCGCGGTGCCCTTCCAGACGGCCGGGATGTCGGTCGGCCCGAGATCATCTGGCGGCCCCATCTGGAGGATGGAGTAGTAGACGCTCCTGTAACTGAACACGTCACCGGGACGTGGGATGTAGATGTGCGTCAGGTCGGGGTCCTCCAGAGTGAACTCTTCGTCGTCCGTCTCACGAAGGAGTGCGCCGACCCGACGCGCCTCGGCCCTGCTCCACCCGAGGCTAACCAGCCCTTCAGTGCCGGTGTTGCCCTTCTTTCGACCCTTGGTTTCGGCCGTAGGATCGACGTAGAGATGGACACCGAGGGGTTCACGATAGCGTCGGGTGACGAGCGGGGTGTTCCAGTAAACCTCGTGCGGGGCTTCCCCTCCTGAACTGCCCGGTTCCGGGGCGTCTTCGGGGAGTAGGAGCGGCCAGAACCAAATGCGGGGGATGCTCCGCCGGTCGTACTTGGCCTGGGTGCGGATGAGCATCCGCTCTTGCGCCGCGTAGGGTACGGGCCAAATGCCGCCCCTATCCGGCGAGGTCGATTTGTCCATTCCACCCTCTGCGCCAGCGGAGTCTTAGGCCCGCCGTTTCGCGTCGCTGGAATAGCTCGATACTACCAGTTTGCCGAGCTGCGTTCCAGTCAGAGGAGGTCCTTCAGCTCACGGTCCAGGTCCTCCCTGGTCCTCGGCCTCGGCCCATAGTGGAAGGATGATTCCCCGAATGCCCGCACGGCCAGATAGTAGGTCCAGGCCATCATGCGATGCCACCAACGCGAATACCATGGGGCACGCTTCGCGTCCTCTCGGAGAGCCAGGTAAAACTGCCAGTCCGCCTTCTCGCGGTCGCGCTCCGTGTGCCCGATCCAATAGTTGAAGTCGTGGTGGTCACAGCTCGCCGTGAACATGAACTCCGGCACCGGAACCTTCCCGCCCTTCGGGCCGCAGCCGTTGCAGATGAGGTCCCGCTCAAGGGGCGCCAGATCGCGGAACCGAACGGGGGTCCCACCACCGAGTCCGTCCCCGGCGGCGTGCATCTCGCGGCGGCGCTCATCGAAGGCAGCCATCAGTCCTACGCCTCCACCTCATCGATCCCGTAGATGACGATGGCCGCCCACGTCCCGGGGAACTCGATACCATCCACCAGATAGACGCGCATGTACATGAGCTGAGATGACAGGAGCGGGATGGAGGACATGTACTCGACCCGATGGATGTTGACCTTGAGCGCCCCCATCCCACGGGGGGCAGCGCCCCCATGGGGCTCGATCTGCGGGTAGCTTCCATGCGCCCAATTGATGAGATCCCACATCGTCTTGACGTAGGTCGGGCGGCGGATGGGCTGGCCGTTCGGGGGCGCGGCGCCAGCGTAGACGTTCATCGTGATGGTATCCGCGAGCTCCACGTCGTCCGACGCTTGGACCTCCACACGGTCGATGATGGCCTTCCGGCCCGGCGCCGGAACCACCACTACGCACGCGCACCCATCCTCCGGGACGTAGTAGTAGGTGGCCGTGATGGCGGCGCCGTCGGCCGGTGCCTGGTAGAACGTGATGGTCCCGGTCACGTAGTCGATCTCGTAATCGCCGCCGGAATCCGCGCCGAACGCACGTTCGATCTGCTCGATGCCGCCCACCTTCACGATGGGCACGAACCCGGAGAGAGGCCCAGCGAAACAGTTGGGGTCCGTGTCCGGGTCGGGGTACTTGTACCCGTCGCCCATCGCGCGGTAGGCGCCATCCCAATTTGGGATGTCGTCCTCCTCCGAGACCTTGCCGTGGCTCAAGTCGAGGATGCGCTCGGCCGCGTTGGCGTTCGTCCCGTGGGCGAGGTCGAAGTCCGTGGTGGCACCGTCGCCGGTTCCCACGGCCTCGTCCTCGACCTTGGTGGCGTCAGACCGCCACGTCGTCTTGTCGCAGAGGTTGATGGAGAAGCCGTAGACCCGGTTATGCTCCAAGCCATCTGGCCGTCGGACATGCACGCCGGGCTTGTTCGCCACCACCACGGGCCGAGCTGCTACCGCCGAGGGTGAATCGTCGTGTGCCGCGATCAGCCCGCCCGCCGGGGCTGTCTCGTCGCCATCAAGGGTGGTCTTGTCCCCTGCCGGGAGGTCGGCCCGGAACACGATGGTCGCCACCCCGCCCACGGTCCTGCCCGCGCCATCCCGCACGCCACCCGACACGTCCACGCGGTCCACGGCCACGGTGATCGCGGATGCGCGTATCTCCTCCACCAATCGGGCCGCATTGACGGCACCCCCGGGGAAGTCCACGGAAACATCGTAGCTGAACGAGGCCATTAGAACCTCACCACCTGGAATGTACATGGCACGCGGCCTGTGCTCGCGAAGATGGTGACGCTACCCCCACCTGCCGAGACCACGTACTCCATACGGAACTGCGTCGGGACGGCGTTGGGCAGTTGCACGGCCGTCACGAACGAAAAGATCACCTCATCAGTGCTGTCGGGTTCCTCGTACACGGTACCCCGCGCCGCCCCGCTGACCCTGGCCCACGACCCGCTGTTGTCATGTGCGACATCGAACCCGTAGCGGCTCCCACTGCCCACCGAGTTGTCGAACGTGCCGGCGACGGATACCAGCACCCACTCCCCGGCCGAGGGTGTGAATGCCGCGAGCGTGGTGCCCGGTACGGCGACGAACGCCGTGCTCGTGGTGGTCTTGTCCCCATTAAGTAGGCGGCCCCCAAGCACTTGGCTGATCCCGCCGGTCCCCCCGACACCGACCTGCCTCCATACCGCCGCGCCCGCCGAAGCATCGGCACACCAGTACACCTGCCCGGCGGATATGTCCACCCACATACTGCCGGGGGAGTAGCCCTGGGTCACATCGTCGGATGCCGTGGGGGCCGTCGTGGCGGCACGGTTGTCCCGCACCCGGTCCAGCGTCTTCAGCGTCGGGTCGAAGCCCACGGCGACCTCCTGCTAGTAGGCGGACGGCATCCGGAGGTACAGCGTCTCACCGGGGAACAGGACGTGGCTGAACGCGATCTGCGTGGCGCTCACCCAGTACGCGTCCCTGGGCGTGCCCGCACCGACACCCCTGGACTCCTGCCGGCCGTTGCGGTCGATGATGATCCGCTCGTCGTCGCGGAACTCCGCTCCGCTGGCGGGGAGAGCGATGGTTCCGTAGGACGCGGCGAGTGTGGTCCGCGCTCCGGCTGTGGTGAAGGCGCCGGTGTTGATGTTGAGAGGATCTCCCGCCGCAATGATAGCGCCCGCCGTGATGTCGAACTCTTTGAACGGCAGCCTGGGGGACGAACTGCCGGGGTCGATGATCGATGGGAGAGCGCCGCCCGAGAGGAGGGCACCACGGTTGAGCCCGTAGAAGTTCCGTTGCCTCGGGAGGCTGAAATGGTACGTGCCTGCCGGCAAGGTGGTCGCGGTGATGATATCCGTGGTCTTGTCGATGTAGACGAAGGACATCTGGAGGTTCTCGCTACCGACCCCGGCGATGGCCACCCCATCCGCCGAGCCCGAAACCACCTGGAGGAGCCCGAAAATCTGCTCCCCGGTGGGGGTCTCGGGGTGGTCGTTTGTGCCAGCGTCGAGGATCGAACACCGGTTGAGGAGCACACCGTCACCGTCACTGGCGGTGCTCAGGCCAACGCCCAAGGTGCCGGCGACGGTGAAGTTAGCCTCGTCGGCCGCCACGTAGCCGCCGTCCTCCGTGGACGCCGGGCCTACCGCCACCGTGCCGGCACCGCCCACCAGAAGGGTGGCGGGGATGAGCGCCCCGCTGGCCGCCGCGCCGAGGACGAAGTCCTGCGTACCAGGCAACGGGGGCATGTCAAAGGCGAGGATCTTGTCATGGATCTGTTTCAGCCCGAAGTTGTCGAGGAGGGCATCGAACCAGTTCCCCGCCCCCGCGCCGTCATTGTGCCGCATGAGCATCGAGCGGATGGCGTTCAGGTCGAACTCCATGTGCTCGCTGCCGGCACCCGGCGTCTCCAGGCTAGCGCCCGGGGAGAAGGTGTCGTCGTAGGTCCGCGAGGACCTGAGTTGAGTCGTTTGTTCCAAAAGGCTCATCGTTCTCTCCTACACCGGCGATGGGGAAGGCGGCGCGATAGGTGCCCTCACCATCACTTGGTTGCCAGCGAAGATCGTCCGATCCAGCGCGAGCTGCACCGTCGAAACCCATTGCGCTTCCCCGAACCCTACCCCGCGCCCACGCCTCATTTCCTGCCCGTTCAGCGTCACTTCGATGCGCCCGTCGTCCTCGAAATCGAGGCCGGACGCCGGAAGGAGGATGACAGGCTGACCGGGTGCCTGTAGAGCCGGGGTGTCTCCAATCACCGTCGCCGCTCCGCCAGCGTACGACCCGTCCTGGATGTTGATGGGCATGTTGGGCGGTACCGGAGCGCCGGAAAACGTGAGCGTCACCTCTACGAGCTGCCCACCGGCGTTCACCTTCGCCTGGAGGTCCTCGTCGAGCTCGCTCTCCGCCACCTTGGTACCGGACTCCGACGCCGGGTCGCCCGCCATGAGATCACGGTCCTTCGGGCCGATGGCGCGCGTGTTCCTGAAGGTGCGGCTGTCGAGCGTCCTCTGGGCGGCGTCGAGCGCGGCCTGGGACTCGCCGTAGGCGTCCTCGCGATCCTGCTCTCGGATCACCTTCTCCGTCATCCGATGTACCCCATCGGCGGGTACGAGGTGAGCGCCGTCTGGAGCTTCTCCTCGACCTCCCGCCACTCTTCCTTCGCCTCCGTGCGTAGGTCGGCGGCGTCCGTCTGAATCTCCCCGGCCGGTCCTGGGATCGGCCCCCGACTCCCCTGGACACGGGCGAGGATCATCTTGGCCGCGGCCACACTCGCCCGACGGAAGTAGTGCTGCTGGTCGTACGTGATGTCCTGTAGGCGTCGATCACGCGAGGCGAGGACCATCGCCACGACGCTCTGCCCAGGCGCGGTGATCCAGAGCTCCCGAGTTTCCGGGTTCCAATGCCACGCGGGCCTGGTGCCGAGCATCCGCTCGTAGGTCCGCTGGCCCATGCTGAACTCGAAGTACAACCGAGGACCCTGGTACCCCCACCTGGAGATGAACACGTCGCCCGACGGCGTGGTGGCGAGGCCGGAAGTGCGCTGGTCGCGGTCCACGAAACGAACATCAAGGATGTTCCGAACGAACCCGATGGGGTACCGCCGGTTGTCCAACCTGGCCTCGTCCGCGAAGAAGGTGATGCGGTAGCCGCCCTCCCCGGTGGGGGAGGGCACCTCGAACGGGTACCACGCCTTCATCGGCCGGTACATGTTCCAGAGATCGAGGGCGCGGGAGAGGGCAGCGTCCAGGTTGCGTTCGGAAAGGTCGGGATCCACCCCATCCCCTCCGAGGTCGCCCAGGATGATCTGCCGCCACTCGTCGCGCGTGCGATGGGTGGGGAGTGTCTCGCTCACGCGACCCTCCTACCTACAAGCCAATCTCCTCCGAGAGCCTGGTCCGCAAGTCCTCGACGGTGCCTTCGGACTCGACGCCCAGGGCCTCGGCCAGCTTGATGAGCTCAGCCTTCCGCATGACGAAAAGCTGCCGCTTCGACGTAGGGAGATCCACCTCCCCCTCGTCCTCGGCGGGCTCCTCCTCGGCCTTGGGCGGCTCCACCGGGGGCGGGATGTCCTCGCCGCCCTTGCGGCCCACCTTCTCGGTGCTCGGGGGAAGGGGCGGAGGCGTGGTCGCCTTGGCCGCCTCGGCCGCCTTGACGGCCTCGGGGCAGTCGTCGGTGGACTGACCCTCCTCACCACGGCCGCGCGGCTTGGGGGCCGCCGGACGGCTCCCAGGCGGCTCCTCCGTCGGCACGCTGATGTAGCGGTTGGGGATGTGCTTCGACGCCTCCCGGCTGACCTTGGTGTCCTTCAGGTACGTGCGCGCCTGAGCGCCGTGACGGCCGCCGTGCGAGACGATGACGTTCTGCCGTGCCTTCACGCCTACCTCCTTAGTCGATACCCTGCGCGGCCCTCTCCAGCTCGCCCATGGCGACGGTCTTGTCCGAGATGGGCGGGGGAACCCGGCCCTCCGCCGCCCGCTTGCGCGCCTTGAGCACCCAGTCGGGAGCCCGGTCGCCCGTGCGGACCTGGCGCACCTTGTCAAGTTCGAGGAGACGGGCGAGGGGGAGATCCACCACGCGCGCCAGCCCAAGGTTGATGGGCTGGTTGATCTGCTCCACATAGTAGGCTCCCTGGCGACGGTCGCCCACGTCGATGCGGGGGTTGTCTTGCTTCACCGCGGGCACGCCCTCGGCCGCGACCATCACCGTGCGCGAGCTGGCGTTAATGATGATGTCGCCGGGGCAGCACTGGCCCTCGACCTGGGCGCAGTCCGGGATGGGCCGGATCTCGGGGAGCGGTGCCCTCGGGTCGAGCCCCATCAGCTCACGCTGTAGGGCCTCGTATTTCTTCGTGTCGAAGTCCGGGTGCCGGGGGCACTCCGGCGCGTGATCGCGCGAGTTCCAGTCGTAAACGCCCTTCTTCTTCACGTCAGCCATCTTTCTCCGCCTCCTATGTAGGGTTCCGAGCCTTCAGTCTAGCATACCCCCAGAGAGCGGTTCCAGTACACGGGACGAGCCCGACCGAAGCCGGGCTCGCACACCTACGCGATTGATCGCAACCAGCCTAGAGGCCGTCCTAGAGGCCCGTCACCTGGAAGGTGGCGATGTGGTCGCTGTCCACGATCTTGATGGCGTACTCCGTGAGGAGCGCGAAGTCCTTGCGGAAGGCGCGCGTGTGGATCGGAGCCTTGTAGAGATCGATGTAGTTCCCCATGACGGCCGCGGTGGAGACGAACTCCGCGCCGCGGTGCGTGAGGAGGCCCTGGTCGCGGGCGAACGTCGGGTCCGCGAACACGTCGATCCCTTGCTTCGTCAGGCGGCCGACGTACCGCGGCCCGGCCACGCCGTCGTTCGCGTACTTCTGGCCCTCGAACCCGTCCTGGTAGGCCACCGCGAAGAGGATGCTCGGGTGGATCACCATGACGTTCGGGTGGACCGTCTGGGTGGCTTCCCACACGAGGTCCTGGAGCCGCTGGATGAAGATCGCCAGCGTCTTCAGGTGGTCGCGGTAGGAGACGCCGACCGGGGCCGTGTTGTCCCAGACCAGCGCGCCGCCCGTGGCGTTGTTGTAGAGGGTGTTCACGACGTGCTTGAACTTCTCCTGGTTGATGAGCCGCGCGCCCGCCTCGATGATGGTGGGCTCCGCGTCGATCCCGAAGTCGTTCATGAAGTCGATGACGGCCTGGTGCGACCAGGAGGCACCGAGCGCCCGCGGGAGCGCCTCAACGGTTTCCGCCCGGAGGAGGATGCCGTACTCGGGGAGCTGGAGGGCCGCCTCGATGTTGTACTGGTAGTCGCACGCCACCGCGCCCGAAGTCGCCGCCGCGAAGCGGACGCTCACCGCGCGGGTGAGGTAGTCGATGGAGTTCGTGAACCCGCCGCCGGGCGCGCCCACGTTGCCGATAAGGTTCCCGTTCCGGTCGTCGCGGATGACCTGGGTGCCGTCCGTCATGACGAAGGTGCCGGGGATGATCGGCCCGTACCCGACGTTGACGTTGTAGGTCGCGGAACCAGCCACGCCGACAACCTCGCCGGGGATGTTGTTGCTGCTGAAGTCCTGGGTGCCGCGGAACCCGGCCAGGGCATCGAACATCTTCGCGCGGTCGGGGATGTTGCCCTTCCCGCGCTCCGTCACGATGTCCAAGTAGTGGATACGGGCGCTCTTGCTGGGGAGCGGCTGCACCGAGATCACCCGGTCGATGATGTCGTCCGCCTGGGCGCTCGCGATGAGGGCGAGTCCGTTCTTGATCCAGGCCGGGATCGACGCCCGCGAAGTCTCCTCCAGCCTACCGGCGGAGAAGTCACCGAGGGTCTGCTTCAGGAAGTTCTCCATCAGCATCGCCGTGCGGACGGCCTTCATGGGGTCGATGTGCCCGGTGTGGTCCTCCAGGATCTCCATCGGGTTCATCGTCTTGGAAATGTTGTAGTCCGGGAGGCTGAACCTCCGGTACTTCTCGACCAGCGCCCGCTTGGACTGCACGAGACGTTCCTCGATGCTGCGGGCGCGCTGAATCTGCTTCCTGGTGGCGAGAGGCATATCCTCTTTCCTCCTTCTTTCTACGAAGCCCTACTACTCGCCAAGCGACGACGCCCGCGCCTGGCTCGCCTCGCGCTGACGCATACGATGCGCCTTCGCGCGGCTGAACGTGTCGGCTTCAGCCGACTCGCTCAGGGTGTCCAGGGGCGCGCCGTCCGATTCCGTCAGCGGGCCGGTGGGCGCTCCGGGAGTGGCCGTGCTGGTCACACTGGCCTTCCTGGTCGCCGCCGTCCCGAGCGGAGCCGAACCGCTCGCCTCATGGATCGCGTGCACGAGAGCGTTGGCCTCCGCCTCCAACACCTCGACATCCTTGCACTCCGCGAGGCGGCCTTCCAGCCTACGGAGCTCGGGGTGATCCCGCATGAGCTCCTCCATCTTGTGCTGGACCGCCATCTCGGAAACCAGTCCGCGGAGGGTGGCGTTCTCCCGCTCCAGGCTCCCGATCTCGTCCTGGAAGTAGGATTCCGCCGCCTCACGCTTCCGGCGTTGCCGTGCGATCTTCCCGATGTTCCGCGGTTTGGAAAGCCGCTTTCCGGTCTTGCCGCCCTTGCCCTTCGACGCCTTGCGAAGCGCGGCGCGCTTCTTCTTCTTGCCCTTCGCAGCGATGCGCTGGCCGTCGTCACGGGCTGGGCCGATCTTCAGCCCGTACTTCCGGGCGTACTCGGCGCGGTGCTTCGCCGCCCAGGGCATGTCGAACTCCTCGGAGTCGGGGTCGAACATCTTGGCGAACATGGACCGCATGGAGCCAGCGCCCTTCGGACCCTTCTTCTCGTCGAGGTCGTACTCGTCGTAGTCCTCGGTGAGCAGGTTCCGCGGCCCGTAGGTGACGGACTCGGCGGCGGCCTTCCGCTTGGACTTCTTCGGCTTGGTCTTGGTCATACCAAGCATCTTGGCGATGTCGCGGCGCTTGCCGGTGCGCTTCCCGGTCTTGCCGCCCTTGCCCTTCGACTGCTGGCGCTTCTTGCGCCGGAGCTCCAGGGCCTTCTTCCCGGCGGCCGGGACGCGAAGGCCGTCGCGGGCCATCTTCACCTGGAGGCCGTACCGCCGGGCGTACTCGGCGCGGTGCTCCGCCGCCCAGGGCATGTCGAACTCCTCACTCTCGGGGTCCCACATCTTGGCGAACATGGACCGCATGGAGCCAGCGCCCTTCGGACCCTTCTTCTCGGTGATGTAGCCGCCCGTCTCGAACACGTCCGCGAAGGCGGCCTCAGCCAGCTCCTCGGGGGCGGCGAGGGCGTACATCGCCTGGTTGAGCTGGGCGCGTACGTAGGGGTCATCCCGCGGGTCCTCGTACTCGGACTCGTACCCTTCGGTGAAATCCTCGATGTCGAGGTCCTCGTCCTCGTCGTACTCCGCGAGGAACCCGGCACGCCGAACGAGGTCGCCCTCATCGTCGTACTCTTGCATCTCGATCAGGCGGTCCTGGCCGTTGAAGATGAAGTGGACCCAGCCGCCCGTGCTCCTATTGTCGGCCCGGAACGCGTAGGCCGGTTGCAGCACACTCATTTCAAAAACCTCCTCTTCCTCCTCGTCGTCGTCCCACTCAGGGCCGCCGGGAGGGGCGTAGGCCCTTTCGGTACCGTACCAGGGATCGGCTGGGAAGCCCATGCCCGTTCACCTCACCGAATGCGACGACCGGCCGCTTCGGCATTCTGCACCCAGTCGCCCATCGTCGTGTACTCCATCTCGCCGGACTCCACATCGAGCACGATGGTGGCGCTGTACGTGTCGCCGGTGTTGATGTACTCCGCGATGATGTCGCCATGGTAGTTGTCCCACGGGTCGTCGTCATCCTCGGAGGCGCGGATCACCTCGACACCGAAGCCGCCCACCAAGTCGTTGATGCGCCACAAGATGTTGGACGCCTGCCGCGAGCTACCACCGCGGCGCATCAGGCTGATGACCTTGCGCGCGGTGCCCTCGTCCTCGACGAAGCCGTCCCGGATCATCTCGGACGGGCTGGGAGGGCGGGTGGCCTCTGCCAAGTCGTACTCCATCTCGTAGAAGTCGGAGTCCATGTCGAGGTCGTACTCGGAGACGCGCCCGATGGGGCCGCGGCCCCGGCCGACGCCCATCCCACGCCCGCGCCCACCGGACCTGATTCGGCGGCCTGGCGTCGGGCAGGACTCTTCCTCGTCGTCCTCGTCGTCGGCCTCTTCATCATCAACCTCGGCGTAGTAGGACTCCTCCTCCGGCTCGTCGTCTTCTTCGTCGTCTTCTTCGTCGTCTTCTTCGTCGTCGTCTTCCTCGTCCTCCTCGTCCATCATGTCATCGTAGTCGAAGAGGAGTTCAGGGTCGCCGTACTCGTCGAGCTCCACATCGTCCGGGTCGAGGTCGAGGTCGATGTCCTCCGGGTCGTTGAGTGCGGGCTCGTCCATCGGGGTCCCGCTCATCTCCGCGAGGGACACCTGGCCGACGGTCATCTGGTACACGGGAATACCAAGGTCAGCGTTGTAGTTCTCGTCGTCGATCTCTTCGACGCCTTCTCTCACGCGAAGCCTGGCCATCTCGCTCTCCTCCATGATCTCGACGCCAGCGGCATCGAGGACGCGCCGGATGTGATCCACGGCCTGCTTGGTGTCGCTGTAGCCGGTGTGCACCGTGACCACGCCATTCGCGTTGTCCACCCCAAGGAACCCGGCCTTGGACAGCGCGCTCGCCGCCTGGTCGGCCTCCTTGGAATTGTTGAAGTCGTCCAGGCGCACGGTAGTGCCGTCGATAATTCCGGTGTCGCGGATCATGTAAGACTCCGCTTTGCCGCCCTTCTTCTTCGGCGGCGGCACCTTCATCCTTTTCCTACGGGCCGCGGAGATGGCCGCGGCGACCGCACGCTTCTGGGGGTACTTCTTGCCCTTCTGGGGTCCTTTGGACGGGCCGCGCTTCACCAGCTTGCCGACTTCCTTGCTGATGAACTCGCGGGCCTTCGGGGAGTAGGCGCGCTTCTTCTTCGCCTTCTTCTCGACGATGCCCATCTCCGAAAGGACCGCCTCACCCACCACACGGGCGAGGTGCGTCTCCGCGGCGTCCTTGCACGCCTGGCGCGTCCTAAGCCCACTAGCGATGAGGGTCGGCCGGAGGTTGTGGATGTGGAGGTACACGTCCCAGGTCCCATCGTTGTCGTAGGCGCGATAGTGCCCGGCTTCGTCCGGGGTCGAGAGGATAAACTCGTTGTACCCCGTCGGCACGACGCCGCCACCAGCCATCTCGCCAGCTTCGGAGATGTCCCGCTTCAGGGCTTCCTCCGTCTCCTGGAGGGCCATGACGTGGGCCTTCGCCTCGTCTCCGCCGCACGACTCCAAAAGCGCCTGGCGGGACTCCGCGATCCTACGTGCGGCCACCTCGGAACCTGGGGTGCTCTCGTCGAGCACGCAGTCCCAGGTGACGGGCTCGAAATCCTCCTGGACGACATCGACCCCCTCCACCGTGATGGTGGAGCCGTTGCCCCTAGAGGAAAGCCCAAAGCCCGCGCGGTCCTCGATGTAGTTGCTGACGATCTTCCCGTCCGGGGTGCTCATCGTCTCGAACACGATGTACACCTCGCCGTCCTTATCCGGCGGGCGGACCTCGGTGATGATAACCGCGCCCTTATCCATCGAGGAACGGCCAGTGCTCGGGTGCTCCAACTGACCGATGACCCTACGCCGCTTCACCTTCTCCATGAAAGAGCTGCGCGGGTGGGCGTGGCGGCCCCAGGTCGTCTCGGCCGGGTACCGCCGGTTGTTCTTGTTCTTCCCCAAGCCGCGCCCCGTGGACTCCACGAAGCAATGCTGGGCCTTCACCGGACCCACACGATACCGGCCGCGGGGGAGCTTCTTGATGATGTCGCTCGACTCGTCGAGCCGGGTCAGGTCGATCCAGAACGTCTCTTTGAGGGCGCGGCGCTGCGCTGTGATCGTCATCGGAGCCTGCCCCTACCTTCCAAGTACTGCCTGAACGGAGACGACGGAATCGGCCGCTTCCGTCGCATGAACGAGAAACGCGGCACCCCAGCCGACGCCTCCTGGAGCTGACGTTGACGCCTCCCCTTCGCCACGAACCGCTGTAGTGGGGTCGGCTCGTCGATGTCCGGTATCTCCTCGATGTCGCCGGTCCTGGTGTCGAACCGGATGTGCTGCGCCGCGCTGAGGGACTCCTTCAAGTCGCGCTCCCTCGGAAGGTGGATGAACCACGCGAGGTGCTCCTGAAGGTCCATCCGGATGAGGTAGGTTTCGGACGCCGTGAAGTCGTCGTTCGGCACCTGGAGCACCACGCGGGGGTCCGTCGGGTGATCGCGATGGAACAGGACCACCTTCGGGAGATCACCCACCTTCGGCAACGGGAGCCGCTTCGCCATCACCTACCTCAGCAGAGAGTCCCATTCGAGGAACACGTCAAGCGGACGGTACGAACATCCGTGCTCGTAGTTCACGGTGACGTTGCCAGCCACAGCGGCGGCGTTCAGATCGACGTGCCACGCCCCGGTCTGGTAGTCCACCTGGCCGTCGCCTCCCGCGCCGACCAGACGGCCCGCACCGTCGTCGCGAAGCACACCGGCCCCGCCGGTGAGCGTGACGACGATGGAGCCCGGAACCAGGTTCTCGTGCCCGTTCGGCCAGAGGGGAGGCGCGGCGGCGTTCGACTCCACCACCGTCTCACCACCTACGGCCGTGAATAGGGTCGCGCCAGCCACGGCCATGCCAGCCCACCGCATCCGGAGCAGTTCGCGGTTGGCCTCGGCCACCCCACCCGGCATCGGGAGGAGGTGCGTCGCCCGGCCCTTCTGCGCCAGCGAACCGGCCTGGGCCGGGGCGAACGCGGCGTACGTCGGGACGTGCTGCGTCTCCTCGATGCTGTCTCCGCCGACCACGTTCAGGACCCGCGTGCGCGAACGGAACTGCACCCCGCCAACCGTGAAGGCCGCCGGGAGCGGTGCGCGCTCGAACAGATAGGGTTGGACGTTCACGCCGCCGTTCAGCGTCTCGCCGCCGGACAGAGGACCCTCAGCTACGAAGGCTTCCGAGGGTACCAGCGTGATGACGGCCGCCGTCACATCCGCGATGGTGTACACGCCAGCGTTGAGGGGGCTGGTCACGACGAGCCGCATACCGGGGGCGTAGCCGTCCGCGATGAACGAACCGGCGCTCCTGGTGACGGTGCTCGGCGGACCGGCCGCCCAGGTCAGCGTCGGAGGCCCGGCCGCCACCACTTCGGTAGGGCTGGGAAGTCCATCGCTGGCCTCGTTGAGTTCGGTGGGCCGGTCCACACGGGCATGGACCTGAGCCCCGACCGGGATATCCTCGAACACGAGAACGCCCGGCTTACGGCGAATGACGGGCCGCTCGCCGTTCGGAAGCACCGTCGCCAAGGCGAAGGTCCCGTCCTCCCCGCCGAGGCGGAGGCGCGCGTGCCTTTCGACTCTGATGACGCTCATCAGGTGCCTCCTTCAGTGAGGGCCTCAGCTCCTACAGCCGGGGGTCGTTCGTGTACCCACCGGCGGGGAAGCCGCTGTACACCTCGTCCACCCGGAAGGGGTCCTCGCCGTGGTAGAACCACTTGCAGACGAGCGCGGTCTGGGTGGCGCTCCGAGCCTCGCCCACGAGGGCCATCCGCGTGTCGGCCACGAAGCCCGCGCCGAGGGCCGCGTTGAAGAGCTCGGGGAGCGCGCCCATCGGGTCCATGAGCTTGCACCCGCCGCCCTTCGACACGAGCGAGGCGAAGGGGTTGAAGGTGTAGGCCGCGACGAAGTTGCCCGCGAGGGGGCCACCCGAGGAACCCGTCACCGTGACGATGCCGGTGGCGTAGTCGATGGAGCCCTGGACGGCTTCGTTGCCGGCCGTCGTCTCCACGATGTTCCCCTTGCCATCATCTGCGAAGGTGAGCGCGCCCGCGTTCGTGTTGAACGTGAGGGAGCCGGGGTTCACCCGCCCGAACCCGAGCTGGAACGTCTCGGGGAAGGCACCGGCGCACGCGATAGTCGTGGCCTGGGCCGGGCTCACGAAGTCGGTGAAGTCGGTGAAGTCGTAGGTCATCATCACGGGCTCGGTCGCCGCGCCGCCCCAAGTGAAGTCCACGAGGCCGTTCACGTAGTCGATGGAGCCGCGGACGTTCGCGGGGATGCCGTCGTCGTGGAGCACGCCGTTGCCATCATCCACGATGTCGGCCAACGCGCCGCCCTCGACGATGCGGACGGTGCCCGCCACCACGGACCGCCACTGAAGCTTCCCGACGTAGCGGTTGCCGCCGACCGCGAAGGCCGTCAGCCACTCGTTCGTGCGGGTCTTCTGCGACTCGCCGTGACGAAGACGGAGGAGAGCGCATTCCTCGCCCACGTTGTGCGCGTGCACCGCGCTGACGTAGGAACGAACTCCGTTGGTGGGAACTGCCGGGGCGGCCTGAAGCACCTGCATGTTGCCCTGGGGCGGCACGCCCGTACGGTGCTCATCGTACCGATCCCGGTGCTCGACGTACTGAATGCCGTTGAACACGTAGTTCGACATGGATCATTTCCTCCTACGCAAGCCCCAGGTCGCCTGGGGCACCGTTGATCTGCCGTGTCACCGAAACCGACACGTTGACGTTCCCGCCAGCGTGCAGAGCGATGAGCCGCCGGGTCGTAACCACGATCTGCCCGTTGCTCTGACCCGGATTCACCGTCGCCGTCGTACCGGCGATGTCCGACCAGTTCACGCCATCGTCGGATTCCTGATAGACGATGGCCGCGGAGGCCACGCCGTCCAGGTTCTCCACCGTGACGTAGGGAGGGAGGTCGCCGTTGTTCTGGAACTCCACGACACGCGCCGCGATGGCAGGTGCGAGGTAAACAGCTCGTTTCGTGCTCTCCACGACTCACTCCTTCCCCAAAACCCTACCAGAATCTATCAAACGGTTCCAGCGGATGCCACGGACATCATCCGCTCCAGGTGCTCGGCAAGCACCCTGTGCCGAAGCTCTCCGAATTGCCGAAGGGCCTTGACTGCCTCCATGACAGTATCCTCGCGGACGCTGACCGATCCGTAGGCGTCCAGGGCCTCCACGAGCCGCGCCGGGATGTCCCTCGGATGCGCGCTCACGGAACGGAGGAGATCCCGGTCGCCGTCGGGCATCTCCAGGGAGAACACCTTGCTCCGAGCCATGCTCTCGGTGAGCCGGAGCATCTCGTGCACCTCCGCGACCTCGCGCGACGTGAGCCCAATGTCGGAGGTCTTCAACCGGATGTCCTCAGCCACCGTGATGTAGTTCTCGCCGCCGAGGATGCGGCCGGGGATATCGGTGCCGGCGAGGCGGCCGACCGCGGCGCGGACGGACTCCGAAGCGGCCGGTGGCGTCTCCGCGGGGGGCGGCGTCTCGGGCTTCTGCTCACCGGCCGGTACCTGGTTGCCGGGGTTGTCCGTAGGCGGGGCGGCCTCGGCCTCTCCGTTCTCGCCCTCCATGCCCTGGTGCTCCTCGCCACCCTTGCCGCCGTTCTCGCCCTTGAACTGGTCGTTCGCCTTGTCGAGTGCCTCGGCGGCTGCCTTCACGTCATCGTTGAACCCGGCGACCTGGCCGCGGAGCTTCGTCACGGCCTTCGCGGCCTTCTTCGCCCCTACCGACTGGAGGAGCGATTCGAGGCGGACGAGCGAGTCCGTGGTGAGAGCGAAGGACGCCTGGCGGAGCTGCTTCAGCGCGGCGGCGGCATCCGCGAAGCCCTTGGCCGCCGCTTCACCCTCGGCCTCCTGGCCCACGTCAAGCTGCTCGGCCAACTCCGCCAAACCACCCTGGATCCCCAGCTCTTGCTCGTGGTCCCTGGCGTATTGGACAGAGAGCCAGACGCGGAGCTCCTTCGGGAACATATCTCGGACGCTGCCGCCGAACTCCTTCGCGTACTTCCTGGCTCCGGCGTCGATGAGGTACTGCCAGAGCTTCGGGGCCTTGGTCGGGTCGTAGCGGCCGGACTTCATCTTGCGGGCGATGTTCTGCTCGATGGACCGGCGCTGCCGGTACAGCTCGCGGTCGTTGTCGATGTAGAGCTCCAACTCCCGCGCGGCCGTCTCGTCCACGGCCTCGGACAGAGAGCCACCCTTCTCCAGATGGGCGATCATCTTCTTCACGATCTCGTCGGTGCGCTTCTTCGGGAGCTGCGCGAACCGGAGGAACTGATCCATCGAGATCCCGAGCGGCTCCAGCATCCCGGTGGAGAGCTGGCCGGTGGCCTTCAGCTTCGCCAGCGCGTCGGCCTTGGTCATCTTCTTCCTACGACCCTCGGCCATCGTCTTGCGCCGGTTGATCTCCTTCTGGATGGTGGCGAGGTCATCCAAGTACCATGCCTCGGCGGTGGGGTCGTGCCCCTGCATCGCCTTGGCGGCCTCATGGGCATCCCCCAGGGCGAAGTGGAGCTGGTCCATCGACATCTGGGCGTACTGCTGCTCCTTCTTGCGGAACGGGTAAGCCCCCTTCGTGCTAGCCCCCCCGAGCACTTCGTCGAGGGACACCTCACCGCGGAGAAGGCGCGCGGCCACAGACTCCTTCTTTGGCGCGGGTGCGGCGGGGGCGGCCGGAGCGGGCGGGGCCGGGGGCTTCTCCTCCTCCTCCCCCTCCTCGGGCTTCTCCTCGGGGGTAGGCGGGGCCTCGGGCTCCTTCGGCTCCTCGGGTCCCTCCTCTTCGGGTTCCTCCTCGGGCTTCTCGGGTTCCTCCTCGGGCTTGCGCTCCTCGGGCTTCCCGCCGGTGGTGCCCTGCTCCACCTGGGTAGCGAGGTTGTGGAGGAGCTTCGCGAGGGCTTGCTTCAGGACCGGCTCGGGTACCGTCGTGCCGTCGCTCAGCTTCACCTCGCCGTGCGTGGTGCCGCCCTCTTCGCCCTTCGGGACCTCGGTGGGCTCCTCGCGCTCCTTCGAGGGCTCGCTCTTGCTGGCGGCCGGGCTACCCGGCTGATCCTCGGGGCGCTCGTTCGAGACTCCGCGCTCCGCCTCCGCGCCGCCCTCGGCACCGGCCTCGGCCTCCCCTCCGGGGCGGACAGCATCATCCTGCTCCTGGAGCCCGAGACGACGCGCCGCCCAGGCCGGGATCATGTTCTGCTCGTGGAGGGCAGCCACCAAGTCGGCATCGACGCCGCCGATGCGCTTCCGCGGCACGGCGAGGCGCGCGATGCGGCCGGTGAACGACTCCTCGGGACCGGCGGTGCCCAGTACCCCTTCGTGAAGGCCCCTACGGGAGCGCATCACGAGGGCCTCTGCGATCCGATCCCACGCGATTCCGGCACGGCGCATGTCCTGGGGGAGCGCCGTGTCGATCCAGGCAAAGGCTTCCATGAGCGGATTCTCGGCCTTCACCCCATTGCAGATGTCCGCAAGATCGTCCAGGCCGACGTACTCGCCGCCGTGCGGTGCGGTGAACGACTCGCGGACCGCTTCGCCGTGCACGTTCACCACGTTCTCCGCGAACATCTCCCGGCCCTCGGCGGGAACGTGGTCATAGAACCGCTTGGCGTCCGCCGCGGAGTCGAAGATGTAGGTTTCCCCGAGCGGGGAAAGCGGCTCGAACGTCCCGGCGGCCTGGAGGACCGCGAACAGCTCGTCATCCTCCAGGGATTCCAGGGTGTCGATGACGGCCCGGCCACGCGGGCTAGCCTCCAACGCCGTACGGACGCTATCCCAGCACCAGAGCGTAGAGGGAGAAACCTCCTCGGTGCTCTCCGCGAGCGCGCAGAACGTCTTGATGGCGAGTTCCAAACCCTTCATGGTTCCCTCTCTCTACAGTACCTCGTACACGCCCCTGTTCGGGGTCGCTCGGGCCAGCCGAGTCTCGATCATACCTCGCGCCGCGTCGGCGCTGTCAGCACGAACGAGAAACAAGGTGCCCTCGTCGCGCCCGGCTGCTTCGGTGAGGCTCTCCAAGAGCGCAGGGGAACCCCCTACGACGCCCCGGAACGTGGGCAACCGCTCCTCCGGGGAGGACCACATCATCACGCACTCGCCCACCGACTTCACCGACTTCACCAACTTCTCCACGTCCAGCGTGGTGGCGATCTGATCCACCGAAGTGATGGCGGGCTTCACCATCGTCTGCGGGGCGGGCGCGCCTGGCACCGGGTCCGGGGTGACGGACCACACCTCGGGATTCGGCGCGAGAGCGCCCCCTTCGCCCTGGCTGTAGGGCGCGAAAATCACCCACCAGTCCGCGGACGGGTCCGCGGGGTTCCCCACGAGCTGGGCGTTCGGGTTCGCCTGGCCCACCGCAGCCATCACCTCATCGAGCTCCGGCCGCGTGAGGGACGGATCAATGAAGAGGTAGATGGCTCCATCATCGCTGAACTCCACATCCTGTAACACGTCCACCGAGTCGATAGCGATGAGCTTGCGGAGGATGTCATCGAAGGCGTCATCCATCGTACGGATGTCCGAGGACTCCGTGAGATCGTCCGGCTTGACCTCCGGGAACTGCGACGGCCTGTAGCGCATCTTCAGGAACTTCTTGGGCTCTCCCCAGTTGATGAAGGACCGACCGTTCCAGTGCCAGACCTTCCCGTTGTAGAGCCACAGCGAGGCGCGCTGATTCATGGTATCGCGGCTGAGGCGCGTGCCCTTGTCCCAAATGTCGTCAGCACTCGCCTCCGTCATTGGCCCCCGGTTATAACGGCCAAGGTCGCTATGCATCTTCCGACCCTCCCTAGAGCGGTGCCACTCCTTCGCCTTCGCGATCCGCTGGGCTTGGCCGCGCTTCGCGTTCCGTTGGTTCTGGAGGGACATTTCGATGTCCTTCCTGGGCTTCCGCTTCTTCCTCTTGCGAATCTCGAACCTGTACGACCCATGGGCACGCGTTGGGCCGTCGCCCGGCTCCGGGGGTCGGTCGAGGACCTTCCGCCTACTACGCTCGGTCAAGACTGGCTCCGGCTTGTCCTTCACCCGATGGAACGGGGGCTTCGCCACCTTGGAAGTACGGAACTGGACGATGTTGATCCCGCCGGAGTACTTGTGCTCGCCGCCCATGCGGAGCTTCTTCTGGCGGTGCCCGGTGATGTGTAGCATCTGGCCGCGCTGCCACGCTGGCTTATCGTTCTTCGCGAAGTCCGGGTTGTCCGGCGCGGACCAGTCAATATGCATCTCGACGGTGTAGGGCTCCCCAAGCATCTTCGTCGAGAAGTTATCCGACACCATCAGCTTGTCCAAAGCCTTCACATCGCGCGCCCTCGCGGCGTCGATGATGCCTTGCTCTACGCCCTTGTCCTTCGGCTTCATGAACAAGGTCTTGGCGACCTCCGTCCGGTTGAAGTAGGCGCGCACGGCGCGCTCCGCCCTGGCGTCCGCCAGCTCCTTCGTGAGCCTCCCGGCCTTGAACCGCTCCGCGATGTTCCTGAACGCCTTGTAGATTTCCCTGGACGCCAGAAGGAACCTGGCCGTGTTCACCTTCAGATTCACGTCCTCGTCGTGGAGGAGGCGCATCCACGGCGTCCCATCCTGAACGGGCCGGATGTCCCACACAGCGCCCTCAACGCCGGTCACGCCGGACTCCTCGAACTTCATCCCGAGGGTCATGCACGCCAACTTAAACGCCGTCTCGTACGCCTTGCCGCGGCGGCCGGTGTCCGTCGTCTTCGCTTCACCGAGGGGTCGCCACATGATCCCGGTGTTCTGGTCGTAGGTCCCAATCTCGACCTCGACGCCATGCCGCTCTCCAATGGCGCGGAGCTTCTCCTGGGCCGGGGTGTGAACGGGTACGACGAGGCCGGTATTGCCGCACGGGAGCGGCGTTCCCTGAATGAGCGCACCCTTCAAAGCGTACTCATTCACCCACGAACGGAGGTCCTCCATGAACGCCTCGGGGGCGTCCGGCCCTACGCGCCCTTGAACCGTGCCAGCCGAAGTCTCGGTGAGCACCGGCACCCTGAAGTCGTCGGCCATCATCTGGATCTGCTCACGCTCACGGGCTCCGCTGTACTCGACCGTAACCAAGGGCTCATCGTCGTCCATGTAGTAGGGGAAATCCGTGCGGTCGAGGACCTCCGCGAAGTCCTCCGCGCTCCCCCACTCGGGGAACTTGAGCGTGACGGTTCCAGTGCGCTCATCGAGATCGGCCCAGCCGTCACGATCCCATCCGCCGTCCTCAACGAGATCGGCCCGCGGGTCAAACCCAAGGGCGCCCTCCGGCGCGTCGGACCAAGTGAATCGGAGGCCATCTCCATCCTCCTCGAACAGAAGGACTGGCTCGTAGGGGCTCTCAACGCGGAAGTACGTACCGCCGCGCTCCTCCAAGAACATCCGGAAGGCGGACATGCCGCCAGGGAACACCTCCTCGACCGCCGCCATCGGGATCACGCCGCCCTGGGCGACATCAAGTAGAGCCTGAATGCGCGGGATGCGTGACTCGCACACCGACCCTCGGGAGGTTTCGCCACGCACGTCCTTCAACCTGCCCCCGCATCCAGGGCACTTGGCCGGGTACCGGCCGCCGTACTTCGGGATGCCACGACCGCACTTCTGACAGAGCTTAACGGGCGACTTCCCCCTCATCATCGCGTTCGCCATACCCGCGGTGACGGTGACTCGGTTCCTGGACATCCCTACACCACCTCTTCGATCTCGCCTCCCCAGGGGGTGAGCGCCATGTCGAGCCAACGGATGCGCTCCGAGAGGCACATGTACGCCGCCTCGTTGCACGGGATCTCCGCCGTCACGATGCGGTCGTCACGGGTCATCCCTACGACCGCTCCGGCCTCCTGGGCACGCTCGACCAACCCGGCCCACGCCGACTCCGAGATCGAGCTCTCAACAGAGAAGGTCGCGGTACGCCGGTGGTCGCCTGGGGGGCCGAGGATGGGGATCGGCGCGAACTCATCGATGACCTCGCGGGGGAACGCCACGCCGACCTCGGCGCGGACCTGACCGTCGCCTACCGACTCCGCCGTCACCCGGACCAAGCCTGTGGTGGCGGAGAGGGCGTCTCGGAGGTACCGCTTCGTGCGCTCGGGATCATCTCCGTCGCCCTCGACCACCGCGCGGAGGAACGGGAGAGGCCGTCCGAAGGCGTCCATCACGTTCGGACGCGGCCAAGCGTTGTAGGAGGACCTGGGATTGCCGAGGCCGGACGCGCGCTCGGCCAGATGAATGAGCGAATGGAAGCCGCTCGCCACCGACTCAGTGATGGACATCTTCCCGTCGCTCGGGAGGTCCGGCCGCGCCGCTTCCGCCTCACTCACCTGGAGCGCAGCGCGTTCGGCCAGCGGGTCACGCTCGTACCCGCGGCGGCGGAGGGCTCCCTCGATGGAGGCCGTCACGCGAGCCGGGTGAGAACGTAGGGTCCACCTGGTCACGCCATCGCCCTCGATGGTGCCCTCGGCCAGACGGTCCAGGACCGTCAACGCGGCGTCGAGGGCCTCTTCCTCGATGCCATGGTCGATGGTCACGATCTCGTCGGGTCCGGTGCAGGCAACCGCAAGAGCACCATAGGCCGGGCCGCGGAAAAGTGTGGCGTCTCCCATGTCGGACTCCTTGTAAGGCGGTCGCCGGTAACGGACCGTAGGAGGCGGAGTCCAGGGTTCGCCACCGGACGACCATGTCCTTCAGCTCGGCACCGTATCTCCGCCGAGCTCTTCGCGGGCCAGTATACCGAACCGGCCCAGCGGCGTCACGCGAGCCGGGTGGGAACGTAGGGCACAGGCCACGTCTTCGATGTTCTTCGCCATTATGCGTCGTCCCCTCAATCGATGGTGTATGCCAAGTACGCGTGGGCGTTACTCAGATTATCGTGGTGGACGGTGAGGTAGTCCCCCTTCGAGCAATCCTCATCCGCGCTGCTCGTGCCGTAGGTCTTCGAGCTGCTGCCGGTAGGGTTCACCGTCTTGTAGACGGTGGCATTGCGCTCGAACTTGATGTACGGGCTTGAGGAGGTGTTCGCCCCCCACCCTACGTATTCCACGTTTCCGGCGAAGGGGAGGTAGAGCTTCGTCTGGTAGTCGCGGGACGTTCGGCCAGGGTCGAGGACCGTGAAGAAAGGTCTCATCCAATAGGGATCTGGGTCTTCGATAGCCCCGCCAAAGATGAGAATGACCGTCTTGTCGCTGCCAGAAGGCTTGACATCGAGCCAGAACTGCGTCTCCGAGTCCCCGCTCGTCCCTTGCTCCGCTCCGATGATCCCGATGATGTCCCCGATAGCCACGCTGATGTTCTCGTTTTCGAGGTTGAGGGAGTTGATGTTCTCCTGCACCTCGAACTTCACTTGCTCCACATCGTTCTTGCGAACGCTGATGTAGTCCAAGTCCCCAGGAGTCTCTGTGATCCACGACACCCTGTGGAGCGTGCCTGGCTTCGTAATGACGGCTGCGTGTTCATGGTTCGAGTTGCTACGCCCTATGTAATTGGGCGGGCCGCACACGCACGCATAGAGACTGGTGTTCGTCACACGCTGCGCGAACTGGTACTGGTTGGCCGAATCGTCCGCCGTCTCAACCCAGAGCACGACGGCGGTGTAGTCGCCACTCAACATACGGATCGACACCAGGTCACCCCACGAAACGGGGATCTCCAGATCGTCTTCGTAGTCAGGCGTCTGCGCCGAGTAGCTGATCTGGCGGGCGATGCGCTTCGTGACGTTGCGTATCTCGATGGACCCCGCCGAGTTGTTCAGGTAGTACGACGCCGCCTTGATTGTCCCGGGCCTCGTCACGTACTGGAAGCGGCGATCCCCCGTACCGTAATAAACGTGGTAGGAGCCGGGCTGAATGTAGCGGCCCGGAACGGACTCGCTATTGTACCAGCAGGCGAAGTTCATGGTGTAGTAGCCGACGACGGATGTCCTCCCAGCATCTCCGGGCTCCCACCTACTGTTCGACTGGCTCCACTTGGGAACCTGACCATCTGTGGCGCCGCTCTGCGCCAGCTGCGAGAGCCTAGTGTCCCCAGCCACATAAGCCTCCTAGTCCGGTGCCGCCACCTGCTGCCACACGTTCACGATGAGCGGTGTGCATGTTGGGTCAGGCGTATCCAGATCGCACTTGCCGCAGAGGCAGTGCCCCGCCGGATGAGCTGCCAACGTACAAGAGAACATCCCCTGCGGGTACAGATGCTCCTGTGGGATAACGAACCCGAAACGGCCAGACTTCCCGTCGGCACACTCCAACGGGCGGGAGATCAGACACCCAGGCTCGCCCCTCGGCTTGCCGTTCCGAGCACGGTAGCGAAGTGTGAAGGAAAAGCAGACATCGGCTCCGTCCGCCTCGAAGTCAACGCCTACGATGTACGCCTTCATCTTCATCCGCGTAACGGGGATGGGGGCATACGCCACCGGCTTCTTGCCTTGGTAGCGCACCCCCTCGACCACCCCATCTTCACCGATGGACCACTCGCCCCCCGAGACGGGGAGTAGCGGTTCCGTGGGGTAGTCCGGCACCCCACGGAACTGCTCGGCCCTCGGCATCGCGGCAACTTGCCGCTCCACTGCTCACCCCCAAGCTTAGACCAGATAGTCGAAGTCCACCCGATCGGCGGTGATGAGGTTGAACCACGTCGCGCCGTTCCAGTACAGCGTGTCGCCGGACTGGATCGCGGTGTGCGCCCGTGCGGTACTCCCACCATCGCCAGAGAAGTAACACGCCTTCGACTTCACCCCATCGCCCAGCGGGTACTGGATGCCGTTCACCTTCACCTGGACGTAGTGCCCCTTGGCGGGGGTGGCGGCCATCGTGAGGCCGGTCGTCGAGTCATCACCGGCCGTCGCGGCTGGCGTCTGATCCTTGTTCGATGACGTGGGCTTCGGGAACGTGACCTCGTGCGAGTGGTCGGCCCGCGCGAGCCCGGCTGCGGAACCCTCCGCATTGGTGGAGGTCTTGTCGAGAGCGGTGCTCGGCGCCGCCGTAGTGATGGCGTGGGCGTGATCTGCGCGGGCGAGACCTGCCGCGCTCCCCTCGGCATTTGTGGTATCGCCGTCGAGTGCCGTCGAGGGAGCGGCAGTGTCGATGCCGTGCGCGTGATCGGCTCGGGAGAAGCTCGTACTGGAGCCTTCCGCGTTCGTCGTGTCACCGTCGAGGTTCGTCGAGGGAGCGGCGGCGACGATGGCGTGGGTGTGATCGGCGCGGGCCGCGTCCGTACTCACACCCTCGGAGGCCGTGGCATCCGGCTCGATGGTGGACGGAGTTCCGCCGAGATCGAAGGTGCCGAAAGAGGCGAACGTGAGGCTCGTCCCGCTAGCACCGCCGATGGTGATGGGATCGTTGGTGGTCAGAAGGAAGAGAGTGTCACCGTTCTCGGTGCCTTCCTCGACCGGCGAGAAAGCGCCTGCCGTGACCTCGTCGTCCTCGTCGAAGTCGTCGGCCCGGTCGAGCGTGAGGGCCGTACCCGAGATGCCTGCGACGTAGATGCCGTTGGCGTCCCCACCGAGGCCGGAACCATCGCCTTCGTTCTTGATGAGCACCCGGTCCCCATCCGCGATAGCCACGCCATCGATGGCGAAGGTATCGGACACGGCGAGCGTAGCCGTGATCTGCCCGCGGCTGCTGGATCCACCGGTGTTGTTGTAAGAAGGCGAGCCGCTGATGTCCGTGTTGTTGTCGAGGATTTCCGTCGTCGCGGCCCGACAGCTCTCCTTCGGGTCCAGACCGGCAGAGACCGCCTGGAGCTGCCCGTAGGTCGCGGCATCGGAGGTCGCGCTCCCATCCGCGAGTCCGGTGATCTTCTGGGAGCCCATCGCGAGCGCGCCCGTCATCGTGACCGAACCGTCACGCTGCACGAACTCGCCGCCTTGTTTGAGGCGATCCGTATCGATGGCACCAGCGGCGAACTTGGCGTTCACCGTGGCCTCATCGAAGAAGTTGGAAGCGATCTTCGCGCGGCTCTCGGCATCCGCTGCGAAGGCATTGTCCGCGAGCTGTGCCGCCCGCATCATCCCAGCCATAAGTCCCTCCGTCGCCAACTAGGGCGAGTAAAAGTAGGTGACCCTCACCCGATCATTCGGTGCCTGCAAACTGTAAGGACTAGCCCATGTCAAGGTCTGGCCCACGATGTTGTAGTGGAGTCCGTACGTTGCGCCTACACCATTCACCTGCATCTCAACGAGAGACGGGTCGCTGGGTACCTTCGACAGCACGAACACGGTCTGACCCGTGGTGGGCGTGAACAGATCCACCCAAGGCAAAATGGCGGCCCCAACCACCAAGTCGTCCACACGCTCCCAAAGAGCAAGGTGCTGATCGAGGAGCCGGTTGAAGTCCGCGGCCTGCCACAACCGCGGATCGTCGTCGTCCTCCCAAGGCGTGCCCTCCTCGAACGCGGGCCACTGATAATCCAGGCCGATGCTCGTCGGCGGAGGCGCATAGAAAAGGGCCTGATCTTGGACCCACCAACGATGCACACCGTGGTCCGTCGCGCCCGGCTTCTGAATGAGGACGGTGTGAAACTGGTTGGCGCGCGAAGCGAGGCCGAGCTCGGTGGGCGTCGTGTACCTCACCTCGTCGTCTTGCCAGGAGAGAACCGTGGCCGCGAAGGGGCCGCCGAGGCTCCCAAGGGGATCGAAGAGGACGCTCCCAAGGTTCACGCCGAACCCAACGCCCTCCACCGTAACATCGATGCCAGCGCCGCCGCCGCGGGGGGTAACGTTCTCGATCCGAACGGCAGTCAGGACCATGACCTACCTCTCCCGCGCGTTCCTTATACCGGCCAAATCTACGGCGACGGTAACGAACGCCTGATTCTCGATGGGGTCGATGGCGCGGACAGTATTCCCTTCGTCGAAGGTGTACCGCTGCCCCATGTACTCCACCTCCACATCCCGAGCGGCTCTGTAGGTCCTCGCGCTGACTCGGACGAAATGGCCCTTGGATACCAAGTCTCGCAACGGCAAGCGTAACATCGGGAGGGGAGGGCTTTCCAGCTCCTCGTTGTGAGGCGTGTATTGCGGAGGCGGCCCGAGACGCTCCAGGTCACGAAGACTCTGGATCTGCACTCCCGCGATGAGCGGCATCGACTCGACGGCCGCGCCGCGCTTGTTGTAAGCGCGTACGATAATGATCGGCTCGTTACGCTCGCTCAACGCCACCGGCACATCGAGGTACGCCTGGACGCCGGAGAGCCACGCCTCCATGCGGGTGCCGCGGAAGCGCACCCTGACCTCGGCCAGCTCACCGACCCGCCAGATGTCCTCCGGTCGCGTGCCGGGGTCGAAGGAGGCCGCCGCCACAACGGACGGGGCGGCCCCAGCGGCCTGGACGGCCTCGAACGCAACGGGGAGCGTCCACCCACCAGCGAGCGTCCACTCGGCGCGGGCGCGCGCCCCTACGTAGATCGAGGCGTCCTCCGAGGACCTAAACCCGGCGAGGACCTCCAGGGTGAACAAGTCACAGATCGGGTTGTATGCCTCGGTGGGCGGGACAAATGAAACGGCGACCTCGGCGTTCCGACCTTGGACGACGCCAGTAGGGAAGGCGGCGACACCATGCTCCTCGAACGGGGTACCGGTCGCCGGGAGACGGGTGTACCGCCACCAGCCCAAGCCGTCGGCAACGCGAAAGAAGTTCGGAGGCAACGGCTCGGGGGTGCTCGTGACGTTACCGGCCCCATCGTCGGTGAAGATGAAGTAGGCCCACTGTCCGGGGAGTGGGCCGTCCGCCTCGTCGGTGAAATCGAAGGTGACTGGAAGGCCGCTTCCGATATCGGACACCGGCGGCTCCAACGGCTCCACTAGCTCGCCACCGAACGGGCGACCGTGCCCAATTCCGTAGGTCATCGCGCGCTCCGCTTCCCCATTCCCTGAACACCATGTTACCAGGTACAGGAAGTGGGGGGCCAGAGGCCCCCCACAAAGCGAGCGATGGTCGGGCGAGCAACCGACCACCTACAGCCTAAAACTCAGCCGCCGCCTTCGCCACTGGATCTTCGCCGTCCGAATCGGAGTCTTCGGCTGGAAGCAGCCCAGCCTCCCCGACGAACTGCGACGGGCCGACGGCTTGGCCGTGCGATGAGAGCTCGGCCCAGGAGATGTGGCATCGGTCCTTCGCCCTTGTCTGGGCCACGTAAAAGAGGCGGCGCTCCTCCTCAAGCGGCGCATTCGAAAGGGGGAGGACCCCAGGAGAAGCGGCGATCACGTACACGAGCGGCCACTCCAAGCCCTTCGCCTTGTGGATCGAGGAGAACGTGACGCGAGGGATGCGGTCCCGGTCGCCGTTGAAGTCCTCAATGGCCGTAGACGCCATCCCCTTCGCGTACTCGACGAGGACGTTCGGGTCCGCGAGCGTCGAAGCGCAATGGATGAGCGCGGCGCACGCCTCGTCCACGTCCGTCATGTCGTCGTCCTGGGCTCCCTCCTCGCGGAAGTGCTTGCGGACGCCGAGGTCCTCGAACACGTAGTCCAGGGCCGCGTGGATTCCCTTCGCGCCACCGAGGTCCAGGCGACCGCGCACCTTCTCGATGGCACGGATCGCGCGGCGCACCCCGCTCGACCACCGACCGAGCTCCCCGAAGTCACGGTTTTCCTTCGTGACCGAGAGCGTAGGATTCGCGTTGAAGAACCGACGGCCTAGGTACCGAGTCGGTGCGTTCGCGCACGCCTTCCAAGAGTCCTCGTCGTCCGGGTCCAGGCACGCGCCGATGTACCCGATGGCCGCCTTGATCTCACCGCGCCGGAAGAATGAGGACCCGGCGATCCTGTAGGGAAGCCCGGCCTTGATAGCCTCGATCTCCAGCGGGCCGGAGCAAGCGTTGATGCGGTACAACACCGCGATGTCGTCCGGGTCGATGCCATCTCGGATGTCGGTGAGGACCGAGCCCACCACCTCGGACGCCTCGTGCTCTGGGTCGCCGTAGCCTACGCCGGAGATCATGCCCTCACGGCCGGTGCCGCACACGAGGTCCGGCGTCATGCGATCATCTGCATGGCCCAGGAGCGAGTTCGCCGCGTCGATGATGACCTGGCCGGAGCGGAAGTTCCGCGAGAGCGGGTAGACCTGGGCGTCCGGGTGCCGCTCCAGGAAGGTCCGCATGAGCTCGGGCTGGGCTCCGCGGAACCCGAAGATGGATTGCATGTCATCGCCCACAGCCATGACGTGCCGCCACGGCCCAGCAAGGAACTCGCACGCGGGCCAGTTCACCGGCGCGTTGTCCTGGACCTCATCCACGAGCACGTAGGGGAACCGACCGTACCAAGGCTTCACCCACTCCTCACACCGGAGGACGGCACGACCCACGAGCGCCACCATATCGTCGAACGTCACCCATCGGACCTCGGCGTCCTGGTCGAACCCGGCGGACTCAGGGGCGGCGCACGCCCTCTCCAGAGCGTCGTAGCATCGAGCCACCACCTCGGCGTTGAAATCGTCGAGCGGGAGGCGCTTCCGGTGCATCGCCCACTCGGCGAATTGGGGGTACACCTTGTCCTCAACGGTCGAGGTCCAAGACCCGTCCTTGACCACCTCGCCGGAACCCCTACTGCGGTCCACCTCGTCGGGCCATATCATGTGCGCCTTCGCCATCCCGATTTCACGGAGCACGTCGCGCCGGTGGGGGAGGGACCGCCTCGCCCTGGGGCCGAGCTCTCGCTCGATGGCGACCAGTTCCTCCCGGATCACCCGCGCAATCTGCCACGCCTTCGGCACCACGGCCCCCCGCTTCGTCGGGGCGTGCCGGATGATCTCGTAAGCAACACTGTGGAGAGTCCTGTACTGGACACCGGCCGGGACGCCGAGGAGGGCGGCACGCTGGCGCATATCAGCGGCCCCGCGACGTGAAAACGTCATCATCAGGATGGTTCGCGGGTCCGCTCCGTACTCGATCAGGGTCCGGATGCGGAGAAGTAGGGTGGTCGTCTTGCCGGACCCGGCACCAGCCAAGACGAGGGCCGGTCCACTGGGGTGCATGACGATTGCTTGCTGCTCCTCCGTCGCCTGGACGGCGCAACCGCGCTGTGGATCGTACGGATTCATCCTGGTAAACTCCTACTGCCTAGACAACGACCGAAACAGAACGGTGCGAACCGAAGGAGACAAACTCATGGGTGGAACCATCACGAACCAGTCCGACGTTGGCCGCAAGTGGCCGACCACCGCGCTCGCCCCTCGGGTCCTCACCGAGCTGGAAGGCGCGTTCATGGAGAAGATCACGGGTCCGGCCGCACTCGCCGCGGTCGAGCTGAGCCACCCCGTGGAGCAGCTCATGCACATCTTCTCCTACGTCACGGCAACGGGTGCCTGGAGCGCCGTCACCCCAAATCCGGTCGAGGGCACGAACTTCTCCGTCACCCCCTCGAACGCCAACGGCAAGGGCGAGCTTACCGAACTCAACGGCGACAACTACGCGGCCGAGACGTGGTTCGTCCTGTACCGGCGTCCCGAGGCCGAGGGCACCATCGGCGGCCAACACGCCGTCTAGTACCCCGCCGCCCACCGGAACCACCTGACGGCCAGCCCGATGACTAGGCCGATCAAGGGGATTCCCACGCACACGAGAAAGAACGTCACGATGGAGAGCGCCAGCTTCGCGCGGGCGACCTCCTCGTGACGCTCCGCCGCGTACCTCTTCTCGTACTCGGCCCGCACGGCCGCCTCGACCCGCTGCTTCGCGAGCTCCTCAGCCGGGGTCAGCTTCTCGTCCTTGCCTGGCACCTACTACCCTCCCGCGGGCGGCGTCGTCTCGGGTGCCGGGGTCCCGCGCATAAGGTGGGCGAGCCCGGCGGCCTGAAGCGCGCCGTCCACGCTCCCGTACTTGGCGAAGTCATGGGGGAGGTTCAGCGACCAGAGGACCGCGCAAATCTGGCCATCGTACATACCGAGCATCTTGTCCTGGGCGGCGATCTTCCCCTGGAGGTCCGCTACCTGCGCCTTGACGCCCTGCTGGCCCTGAAGAACCTTGAGCTGCGCGATCATCGCGTCGAGCGTAGCGCGGATCTCGTGGGCCTTCTCCTCCTTGCGGAAAGCGGCCCCCAGGCGCTCGTCCCAGGTACGGTCGGTGTGCCCGGCCGGTGCGGTGCTGGCCGCCGGGGCGTCGATGACGTTCGCGGCCTTGCCGCTCGGGGCGGCCCCCAGGAGCTTGTTCGCCACGGTGATGACGGAATCCTTCGGGAGCCTGCCCTTGTCCTTCAGGTCGCCGTTGAGGAGGGCCTTGCGAGCGTCGCCTACCGTCTTGCACCCGCACTTCTCCGCGCCCTTCAGCTCCTTCTTCTCCAGGCCGAGGACAGAGATGGGATAATCGTCGAAGGACCCGAGGGGGGCATCACCGGCATCGTCCACAGTGGTAGGCACGCCGGCCGCGGCGAGGCCCTCGATCTCCTTGTCCTTCTTCGCGAGGTCGCTGCGGAGCGCCTCGATGGTGGCCTCCAGCTCCGCGATGGTCCTAGCGTCGGACCCATCCGGGGCGGCGGCGCGGGCCTTCCTCAGCTCCTCTTTGAGCTTCTCGACTTCAACGTTGGCGGCCGGAGCTGCCTGGGCCTTGGCGAGCGCCTCGCGCGCCTCGTCACGCTCACGGAGGAGCTGCTCAGCGCGTGCGTTCGCGGCCGTCATCGCCCCCTCGGCGTAGGCGATGTCCTCGGGGTCGTCCTGGGGCTCCGCCGGCTCCGCACCGTCCGGGCTGAGGAAGATGATGGTCGCCGTCATTCCGGCGGCCTGGGCCGCCTTGATCGCTTCCTTGATGTGCGTCACTTGCTCGCTCCCTTCGCTTTGAGTAAACGTCGCGCGACCTCATCGGCCGCACGCTTCGCCGCTTCCTTCGTCTCCTCGATGATCTGTGCGTGCTGTTCTCGCGCCGCCTTCGTCCTGGCGCGTTCGACCCGGAACGTAGACGGGTGCTCGACCTTCACGGCTTGGAAGATGTCGATCTTGGCCTTCTTCGCGCCGTCCACGAAGGCGGCCGTGGGCTTGAACTCTCGTGCGAGCTCCACCGGTGGGATGAGTTCCGCCAGCTTCTCGGGGTCCGTCACACTGAAGGACCTACGTGAGCCGAACACAACGTTCCCTTGCTCCACGATGAGCTTGTCCTGGTTGTCCTCGGAGAGCATCAGCTCCAGGCGGGCACGATCCTCCTCGATGAGAGTCTCCAGGGCCTTGGCTCGTGACTTCAGGATGCATATTCGGGAGAGGAGGAGCTCCTTCTCCGCGGCGCGCTGGGTAGACGTAGCGGTGGTTTCCAAGGTGTCGCCTCCTACGGTCCGTCACAACCTCGTGTGATTTTACTCTGCCGCCACGCGTTTGTCAACGGGGCGGGGGAAGGTGGCGTAGATGTCGCCATCCCCCTCGAACGGTGTACGTTCGAGAAGACGAGTCAGAGCGGTTTCTAGCACGACCCTGTGCGCGCCCTCGGATCGAAGGTCGCGGAGAGCCCGGCACGCGCCCCTGGTGGTCTGCGCGGAGCCTACGCGCTCCTCCAGCGTCTCCAGGAACGCCCGGTTGAACTCCTCGACGAACGCATCGTGCGTGTACTTCAGCCCGGCCACTTCGACGAGCTCCACCCTCGCCTCATCCACGCCATTCCTCCACGACCACCTCAATCCGCGGAGCGCCACCGACCTCGTGGTACCACTTGCTCGTGTGCTTCTCGACGATCTGGGAGTCGTTCACGTAGGCAATTCCCTGAATGGCGTCCTCGACGGCCTTCTCCACGTTGCCGAGGTCCACCACCTTCTTCGGGCACGGGACGCGGCCGGTGTGCTTGCGCCACGCCTTGAGATCCTTCGCGAGCGTCTTGGGGCGGGGGAGGTAAATGGCCATCCGAAACGTCACCGGCCCCTGGATCGGGTCGCCGCACGCCTGGGAAGCGAACAAGGCGACGCGGGACTGATAGGTCCTCGTACGCGCTGGCTTCACGCCTCGGGTGAACTTCCGGCCGTCCTTCGTCTCGCCGCGGAACACGTCCGGGGCCTTCCACGGCCTCGGCGGACCGGGCACGACGAACACGTAGCGGATCGGCGGGGGCTCCCCACCGTTCGGGCCGCTGAAATCGAGCATGGCGTCACGGATAAGGTCCGGCGTCACACATCCTCCCCGACCATCGCCGCGATGACCTGGGCAGATTCCGTCATCACCCCGGCCTCCGACAGCGCATCCCACAACTCCTCCATCGCCCCGCGGATCAGGTTCGAGAAGTGGAGCGCATCCGCCCTACCGCGCACCCCGAGCACGGTGAGTTCGAGGGCCGCCACCAGGCGGTCCAGGAGGTCCTCGATGTACCCCTTGCGGAGCGGCCGTTGACGCACGGCCTGGGCAAGCATCTTCGCGATGTAGTAGAGGTCGATGGTCCTGAAGGCGGACGCCTCGGGGGCGAAGCCCTCCAGGATGGCCCCGGCCGGGACACCAGAGAGGTACGCCTCAACGAACCCGCCGTGTCCGGCGGCCCCACCAAGTTCGCGGTCGGCCGTGAGCCACCGCACCGCCCAGACGGCCCAATCGTCGTCCTCATCACCGTCAACGAAGGCGATGGAGTTCACCTCGTCGCCACTCTCCTGGGCCACCTTGTCCATGATGTCGGATTCGTCAGCTTCGTACTTCGTGAGGACGTAGATGTCCACGTCGTCATCGTGAAGCTCCTCGAAATCGCCGCGCCCCCAAAGTGCGGCGGCGCGGCGCGGGAACGTCTTGCGAATCTTCTTAGTGATCTTGAACCGGCGCACCTCGGTGATACCAAGCTTCCGGCGGCGTCCCTCCGTGAGCCCGTGGCGGCGGCGTGCAGCGCGGGAGCGCGTGCGCTCATCCGCAAGCGGCGGCATCACGCTCGCGGGCGGAATCGTAGGGTTCTTCGGCATCCGCCTCCCCTTGAATGGATTCTGGGCCTGGGGGCGTTGCCTCGCCAGGCGCTTCGCGAGGGACCGCGCTCGGCGCTTCCGGCCCAGTCCGTGGTCGGCCTCTTTGATGCGCTTCAGGGACTCGACCATCATCTTCCGCTTCGGTAGGTCCTGGGCGCGCTTCTGAACGTCGATGGGGTGCGCCACCCGCATGACGATGCGATGGCGGCAGTTCGTGAGGCAGCTCGTGGACCCATCACGCGGCACGGCCGGGATGTTCTCCTTCGTGAAGGGGCTCCGCTCCATCATGTAGATGCACCCAGGACAGATGCGGCCCTCTTGCTTCGGGTCCTGGTCCGGCGGCTTCGGACCCATCCAGTACAAGAGGGTCTGAGGGGGGAGCGCAACGATCCGCGCGCTCTCGTACATGAAGCGGAGCGCCTTGATGTAGTTGTCGAACCGCTGCCACACCCGGTCGCGCGCCTTCTCGTTCTCCTCCAGCACGCCGCTCCGCTTCTGTCGGCGCACCTCGTCCATGAAAAGCTGCCAGTACGAGAGCTCCTCTCGGACCGCGGACCGGAACCATCGCTCCTCCTCGGCCAGCGTCTCGGGGGCCGGCGTGAACCGCTCCACCCCGGACGCCTTCCGGCCGATGTCGCGCATCTTGGAGTAGGCGATCATCCAGTGCGCCGCGGATTCCTCCTGGAGCTTGCGGAATGAGACGGTCCCCCGGAGGTACCCGCGGAGGAGGCTCCCAATGTCGCGGCGCGCTTCGCTCACCGCGGGCTTCATCTCGCGCATGGCGTTGACGCCCGCTTGCTTCACATGGTACCGGACGTTCGCACGGACCTGGTGTCGTAGGCGTCGGTCACGCTCGCCCACGTCTCCGCCGAGCTGCGCGGTGCCCACAGCCTTCCCTTCGGTGAGCGATTCGAGGATCTCCGCAGCCGGGGCGTCGAGCCCGGCGAAGGGGTCGGTCGTCTCCCCGAGGGGGAGGCCGGGGTCATTCTCCACGAAGAGGAAAGCGTCCATGTCGTCCATCGCTCAGTCCAGTAGGAGCCGCCGCCCGCACGTCGGGCACGGCTTGCCCTCGGGAACCTTGCGCCCGCACCGGCACTCCCAGTGCACCACCACCTCCACCTGTCCGGGGTGCTTCGTGCTCGTCGGCTCGTCCGACGGGATCGGCTTGTAGTGGTAGCTGCGGTCGCTCGGGATCATCTCACTCCACCAGAGGGAGCCCGGAGAGAGCACTGATGATCTTCACCCGCGACATCGCGCTCTCCCGATGGTGCTCCGCCTTGCTCTCCGCCATGAAGCGGTCCGCCTCCTTGAAGTGTAGGCGAAGGCCGTCCTCCAGATGGTCGCTGACGTGCTCCGCGGAGCCCACGCTCCCCTCGCACACGCCGTTGCCCTTCGGAGTGAGCGACTCGCGCGCATCCTCCGTCACCTGGGAGACGGTCATCGCGTCCTTACTACCTTTGGAGAGGGCGCTCTCGACGACGGGCCAGAGATCGGCCAGCCCCTCGTCGCACTCCTGGATCAGTTCACCCGGCAGCTCCTTCACGGAATCCCATGGCCCCATCCCACCACCACCCGCTTCGTCAGAAGCGCCCTGGAACACCTTCTTGATGAAGTCCCTGGAGAACCCGCCGTAGCGTTCCAGGCAGAAGGGAGTCCAGACGGCCATGTTCAACTTCGCGTCCATCCCAAAGCGCACCGAACGCTCCAAGCGGTCCGTTTTCAATTGGATGACCTCGTTCCGCTCGATCTCCTCCAAGGGGGAGACGGTCGCCATGTTCACGGTGAAGGCATTCTCGGAACGGTAGGGATTCAGGCCGCGGAAGGCCAGGTCGATCATCAGCATCCGCGCGACTTCCACGAGAAAGTGCTCCTGGAGGAGCGCGGCGCGGCGCGCGAACGGTGCCCACTGTCGGGCGAGGGACTGGCCGGGCGCGTACTGCCCGACCTCCCCGCGGCCCAGGTATCCCAAGGGGAACCCCATCCCCGCCGCGAGGCGTGCGAGGAAGTGGTCGAGGTCGCGCAATAGGTCGTTCTGGTTCGTGGCCGGGAAGTTCTCGATGCTCGTCTGGTTGTTCGTGCCGCGGGGGAGGACCACATCGCGCGCCACGTCCGGCATCGCACCGAAGGACTCGAACCCAGTGTTCTCTGGAGTGAAGTACCACTCCCGGTACATGCGCCGTTCGTAGTCGTGGATCATCATCCACGCCTCGTCGTGCGTCAAGCCGGTGGTGTCCATCAGCACCATCAGGCGGTCCGGCCGCCGGAGCAACCGCTGGATCACCACCTGGTCCTCCATAAGCTGGAGCTGCCGCCAGGTGATCCTAGAGCCCCAAAGGTAAGAAGCGTCGGCCCCGTACGGGATCGTCATGTCGCGGGACGGAAGGCGGAAGTGAAGCACCCGATAGTGGGGCACCGCGCTGTCCGCCTCGCGGGAGGGCTTGCCCATCTCGTCAGCGGGAGCGAAGCCGATCAAGCGGCCGATGTCGTCCTCGATCCGCGCCGCCACCCAGGGTTCGTAAGGGCGGAGGGCAATGACGCCCTTCCCCCGAGCACCCGCAGCGTGGAGGAACACGTCGCCGTCACGCGCCATGCCCCGGAGGATCGGGTAGGCTTTCCGCTCCATCTCCAAGCGGTCGAGGGTGTCCGAGAGGATGCGGGCGATGTCGCTGTTCTTCGCCTCAACCCACAGGACCCGCTTGCGCTCGGGGTCCTTCTGGCTCGCGTTCTTCCCGTACTCGTCGAGGACCGCGGACACGAGGGAGTCCGTGTCCATCTCGCGGAAGTTCCAGTACAGCTCGATCCGGCTCTCCTCAGTGGCGAACACCCCGAGGGCGCGGTAGAACTGCTGAGACCTCGCCTCCCGGCGGAGGGGGTCAGAGCTGTCGTGCCCGCGGGAGGAGCCGTAGAACTGGGGGCGGCGTGACACGCGCCGGTCGGGGAGTCGGTCGAGCTGAGAGATGCGGGCGAGGGTCTGCCACGGGTGCTTGACCATCTCCCACAGCGTCGGCACGTCTCGGATTCGATCCGACATGGACCTACCCTTCCAGGGCGATGAACTTCAGCTCTCCCTCACCTTGGCGACGGACCGCCTCCATCCACGACTTCGGCGGGGCGGCATGATGCCACCCCTCGAACATGAAGGTACCAGGTGCCCCGCGGAAACGCGAGTAGGCGATCCCAACCTTGTTCGGGTGGAACTCGGTGAACCTCATCTGGATCTCGCCCTGGCCGTCCACGAGCTCCACGGGTCCACCCGGCCACGAGAAGATGACGGCCTCCTGGTCGAACTCGCCGCACCACCGAATGGCGAGGTCGCGTAGGTCCTGAACGTCGTCGCCTCCGCCGAGGCCGTGGCGCGGCGGCCGGGTGGCAGGAATGAACAGCGCGGGCTCCTCGGCGGGCGGCTGGCCCTCCTCAGCCCAAACGCCGACGAGCGGCACGAAGCCGTACCCGGCCGCGCGAACCTTCCGCTTGAGGTCCTGGAACGCGGCGCGGTTCCCCTGGGGCGTCCGCTCGTGGCGCTCCGAGGACACGATGGCGAAGCCGGTGTCGTTCCACTGACGCCAGACGCGGGAGAGGCTCGCCTCGTCGAGACGACGCCCAGCCAACGGTATGCTGAACGTCTCGTAGGAGAACCCCATGCCTAGCCTCCGATAGCGATAATGGTCACGACGGCCTTCGGCGCGGCGGTCGCCACACCGGCGAAGTCGATCTGGTCGATGTCTGGCTCGCCGCCCGCTTGCATGAAGGACCCGCCGGAGCGGAGGGTGCGCTCGAACGTCGCGGTGTCGGTGTCGCGCACGCGGATCTTCACGGGTAGGTCCGTCACCACCAGGACGAAGTTCTGGGTCCCGAGGTCGCGGATGTCCACGGCCTTCCCGCCTCCGAACACGTCGCCGGGCTCGATCTCCACCGTGGTGATGAACGGCTGGCGCTGCCCGTTGGCAATGTAGTTGAAGGGGAAGGGCGACATCGAAGGGATGTTCGCGTCCTGGGCCGTGAGCTGCACCTGGGCACTCACCACGAGGTTCAGGGACATGGCGTCCTCCTACGCCGCGACTCCGCGGCGACGGTGTACGTGGCCCTGGGCGCGCTCACGCGCCGCGGGCACGGGTTGATGGCTTGGCCCACGGCCAGCCGGTGTTGATCTCCGAGGAGCTCTACAAAACGGGCGCGCTTCACCGTCCGGTCGTCGGAGTCGTCGGAGGAGAGGTCGGCAAGGTCCCAGGCGATCCCCTTCAAAACGTGTTGCCAGGGTTCGCGCTCCTCGACCAAGAGGTGGTAGGTGAATCTCATCGGCGCGCCCTCTCCAAGTACGGGTCGAACCGTTGGCGGAGCTGGTCGCGCGGTCGCGCTCCGGGCTGGGGGTCCATCGGGGCCGTCTTGTCGGTGAGGCATCGGAACACCGCGCCCGCTACCGCGTCGGCCACGTCCTTCGACCCCTTCGACCCGTCGGGGTTGCGGTCCCGATGGTCGATCTTGTCCCGCTTCACGTCGTGCTCCAGTCCTGCAAGCTCCTGATACAGTATCACACGGGCTAGTGCCGCTTCCACAGCTTCCGGCCGCGCCACACGCACGAGCTCGGCGGCCGATCCCACCATGAGCCCTCTCGGCCACGGCGCGACGACCCGGTGCTCGTTCATCGCCTGACGAGTATCCTTGTAGGGCTGGCTCGTCTTGTCCGTGGACTGGTTCTCGGCATGGAACCCGGCGTCACGCATCCGCTGGAGGAAGTCGAAGCTCATGTACTGGTCGGCCGTGACCGACGCGATGTGGTAGCCGATCCGCCGGAGCCAGTCGATGAACACGCGAATGCGCCGATAGTCGATGGGCTGGCGGAACGGGCCGCCGATGATCCCGAGATAGAAGTCCACCTCCACCGTCTTCACGACTTCACCCTCACCTACACGCGCCGAGTCGTTGGCGAGGTCCTCGGCGGACCTCTCCACCACCTCGTGGCCGCTCGGGTGCACCATCGCGATTCCCGTGCGGTCGCCCCCTTGGGAGAGGTCGAGGTGAACGTACCTGGGGGCGTGCGGGTGACGGATCGGCCGGAGGCGGCCCATCTCGATGCGGGTCACGAGGTCATGCTCGAATGCATCCTGGAGCTGGGCGCTCTGCCCCTCGTAGACGGGGAGCTCCTGGGCCGTGAACGGGAACACCAGCTCGGGGTCGAACACGTCGCGGAGCACCTCGCGCCGGGGGAAGAAGGGGTTGAACCCACCGGTGGGCACGTCGTCGATCACGCGAAGGGACTCATAGAGGTCGTCCTTGTGAGCGCGGAAGTGGAGCACCGGGACGTGAAGGATGAGCGACGGGTCGAGTCCACCTTCCGTCTCGGGAGCCACCGGCTCGATGTAGTAGCCCCCGTCCATGCGTCGCTCGACGTGATCGAGGACCCGCGCGTCGGTCGTTTCGCTCCCGGTGTACACGCGGAAGGTCGGGTCGCCGGGCTGAAATCCGCGGTTACGTTCGCGGTGATACCCCTTCGTGTTGATGGACCACCGCGGCCCCCGGACGATGTAGACCCCGCGGCTCCCCTTCTTGTCTTTGATCCGTTGCTCCAGGAAATCGGAGGAGGTCCTCGTCTGGGAGACATAAATGCCAATTCCGGGGATGTCGCCCCCCTCCTCGATGAACCGCGACTCCATCCGGCGGGAGACCTCCGCCACCATGTCGTGCGCCTTGTTCTCGGTCTTTTCGCCCATGTGGTAATAGTTCAACTCGTCCGCAGAGCACGCGAAGAGGTTCCGGCCAAGGGCGTGCATCTTCGTGGAGCCGGTGATGACCTGGATGCACTTCTGGGGCCAGTGGATGTACTCGCGGCCCATGGGAAGTCGCGGGTACAGATCGCGGAAGAAGGGCGACTGGTCGAGGAGCACGTCGCGCAGCTCGTAGAAGCCGACCTGTTTGATGAGCGTCTTGGTCACGGCGTACAGCCCGAAGAACAACATCGCCCGCGGGTTGAACCCATAGAAAACATTCGGCTGGCGGAGACAGAAGAGACGGCAGAGCTTGAAAGCAAGCACCATCATCGCGAAGGTCGTTTTCCCGAGGCCCTGGGCTCCGGTGAGGACGAGCTCGTGGACGCCGGAGTGAGGGTCGCACACCCTGATGAAGTGGGGCCGCCAGTTTGGGTACAGCTCCTCCTTGTAGTGCCCCAGGTAATCCATCGAGTCGAGGAACACCTCGGGGGTCGGGGGGATGCGCTCATAGTCGAAGGCGTACAGCGCCTCTAGGGCGGCCTTATCCCGCTTGACGAGCACCTCCTCTGCTTGGGAGAGAAAGAACCGGCGGGCGGCGGGGGAGAGGTTCATGTAGCGTTCGAGCGAACCTTCCCCAATGTTCGAGAGCACCTGGCGGAACATGGAATCATCAGACACCGGCCACCTCCTCGACCCCCAGGATACCCGAGGAATACCCTAGAAGAAAAGGAGTCCATCAGGAGGTCCTCTCCCCCCTATCTGTCATCGTGGATGGGTTTGGACATAAATGCTTCTCAATATTGCACATCTAGCACTGGGCAGACCCTACAGGTTGAACACGCGACAATGCGTGTGCTAAGATACCCTAAAGATTGAGCACGCAACATGGGAGGGCCGATGGCACGTAAGCGGTGGAAACACTCCAGCCACAAGTACCGGGCGGAGTACATGGCGTGGGCCAACATGCACCGCCGGTGCTACGGCGGCCATCCGGTGGACTGGCAGTACCGCGCGCGGGGGATCGCTGTCTGCGCGCGGTGGGCCTCGTTCGACGCCTTCATGGATGACCTTGGACCGCGGCCGACGAAGGGGCACACACTGGAACGGATCGACAACGAGGGCGACTACGCCCCCGAGAACTGCCGCTGGGCCACCTGGGGGGCGCAGCACAACAACAAGCGCGGCGTCGTGAAAGTCACGCTGGACGGGGAGACGCTCTCGCTCGCCCAGTGGGCGCGGCGCATCGGGATGAAGCCCGGAACCCTCCGGTGGCGGGTGTCGCGGGCGAGGGCCAACGGTGGCTCGGCAGAGGACGCCGTGCGGAAGGCCGTCGAAGACGCCGGGGGCGTGTTGTAGGCGCGTCGGTCAGGCGGCCGGGCCGCGGTCCAAATGCGAAAAAAGCGTGGCCGCACCGCCTTGCGTTGACGGTGCGGCCTGGTATGGTGGTGAGAGTCGCTCCTGGCGATGCTGGATCATGCGCGGCCCGCGCCCCCGAACGCGGGCCGTCGCTCTGTACAGGGCGCATCTACGTGCGCCCGCTTGCACGAAACCCATCCACGATGGTCTCGATCCTGAACGCCCAGCCCCGGCCGTTCAGGATGCGGAGGGCGAGCTCCTTCGGACGCCGCGCGAGGTCCGGTCGCACGTCGTGTTTGGCGATCTCGACATCCTCCTCCCCAGCGCGGCGGAACTTCGCGGCCATCTTCCGCGCGTCCTTCAAGGAGGTGTACCAACGGGAGCGGTCGTTCGTCTCGTCGGAGGGATCGAGGCCGGGGTCTACCTGGTAGAAGTGCATCACACCCCCACCTTCCCCGCGCCTTCGCACGTCGGGCACCGGACCTCCCCGGCCCCGCGGCACTCGTGACAGATCGCCCCGTCGTGGCCGCCCTCGCCGCTCCCGGAGCACGAGGTACACATCACCGCGCCGGTGCCGCCGCAATCATCGCAGTCAGTCTCCGGCAAGTACTCGTCGTCCGCTCCGCACTTGCACCCGGTCCGCATCCCGCAGCGGTAGCACTTCTTCTGGAAGAGCTTCGCGCCCATGAGCGGTCCGAACACCCAAGCGGCCGGGAGGCGGTCGGAGCGCCCCAGGGCAAAGATGCACGAGAGGACCCCGGCGATGAAGTCCGCCTCGCTCTTGAGGCTTCCGGCGTCGGCCCGCTGATTCCCGGCCGCCTCGGCGTACTCGAAGATGGCCTCGCACTGGGCCTCGGTGAGCGGCTCTACACCTTCGCGGGCGAGCATCTCCCGCGCGAGTCTGTCCAGGTCCATCAGTCGCTCCCTTCCGCGGCCGTCGCCGCCCTCTCGGCCTCGCACTCGGCGCACAGCTTGTCGCCGGGGAGCACGTACTCCCCGCAGTCGTCGCACCGATGGCAGAACCCCCGGTGCGTGTAGTCGCACTTCTCGCAGTACTCCTCGCGGACGAAGGTGATCTCCTCCAGGGCGGCGAGGGCCTCCCTCCGCGCGTCGTCGAGCTCCCGCGCGTCCTCGGCGCGCGAGGCTCGGTCCAGGATGTCGGCGGCCTTGATGAGCGCCTCCACCGTGTCGTCCACGTCGAACCACTGGCCCAGGTGATATGCTCCGGCCACGCTACACCTCCTCCCCGGCCGCCAGTCGGCGGTACCGCTTCTCCGTTCCCTGGTCATCCCAGCCGGTGCTCTGGCCAGGCACGATCACGAGGTACCCGTACGCGGCGCGCACCTCGACTCCGAACCCGTCCTCATCGGCCGCCGCCCGCACGGCGCGGGCAGCGGCGGAATCGACCGGGCGCACGATGAAGAATCGCTCGCTCATCGCCCGCTCCTTCCTACTCCCCCAACGTGTCGAATATCGGGGTTCCGTCCTTGCGTTCGCCGTGGGGGTTGTCGCACACGGGGTCCTCCCACCCCTCCTCCGAGGCGAAGATGGGCTCGGCGTCCTCGTGCGGTTTGCACTCCGCGCAGTACGCCGCCCCGTCGTGCGTCCAGCCCACGATCTCCCATGCCTTCACTTGTCCGCTCCTCTCTGACCGGCGGGCCTACAGCACCCGCAAACCCAGCTTCTTCGCCTTGCGCTTCGCCTCCCGCCTCCGGCACGCGAGGGCGGCCTGGTACACGTCGTCGTACGAGCCGACGCTTCGGAGCGTCTCCTCGATGCGCTTGATGGTGGCCTTCGTCTGTTCGACCCGTTCCGTCATGCCGCGCTTGGCGAACCGTTCGCGGCGGTCGGCCAGCCGACAGAGACGCGCGGCAGTGCGGGCGCACTGGGCTTTGCTCCACCGCTTATCCAATGGCTTCGTGTTCACTGGCTTCCTGGGCCTCTTCCGCTTGCTCATCGCTCGCTCGTTCCTTCCTGGTGGGCGCGAGGCCCCCCTCCGGGGGATTGAGACCTGATGATCCCGTCCTTGATCGCGCCCTCCACGATGGTCTGGCGCTCCTCCTCGGTGAGCTCCCCCCACCAGTGGGGGGCCTTGTCATCGTTGTCGGGGCTCCGGCGGCCGTCGGGGTACTCGACGGTCCCGTTGGAACCGTCGCCCCCGAGGGGAGTCGGGTTTTTCGCTTCGCTCAAGGCGCGCCAGAGCTTGCGGTAGAGGTCATTCCCCACGCCTGGGATGCACTCGGCCACCTCGTCGGCGGTCCAGTACTCCAGCTCGGCGGGGCACTTGGTGGGTTCGCGCATCGTCTCTCTCCTTCCTTCCTGACCGAGCGGCCTACGAGGCCACCCGTGCTTCTGCCACCACCGCGGGGAGCGGCGGCAGCTCGATCTCCTCACGCCAGCCCGGCCGGAACACATCGAGGAACCCTTCCAAGAGGGACCGGCGCGGGTACAACTTGATGGAATACCTGGAGTCCGGCCCTACCTCGACCAGCCCCTCCTCGTCTGTCTCCGCGGCCTTGGGGTCCTTCCAGACCTCCAAGAGATTCCGGCCGATGATCGCGCGCTGGGGCCGCTTCCAAGCGCGGGCGTTCTTCTTCGTGGGGCGGAGGTACTCCCTCTTCAGGAACCGCGACAGCGCGCGGCCCAACTTCGTGGTGGCGGTGTCATGCGTGGACACCTCGACCAGCCCGAACCCGATCAGCGGGTTGTAGTCTTTCCGGTGCTTGTCCACTGTCTTTGGCTTCGGTGAGTACGCCTCGTTCGCCATACGGAGAAGGAGGGTGCGCGACGCTTGGGGGAGCCGGAAGCGGATGGCGTCGAGCTCCTCATCTGAGATGAGGTCGCCACGCACCGCCTCGACCTCGGCCTCGGCCTTGGCGAGCGCCTCTTCCGCGCGGGCGAGGGCGGCCGGGAGGTCGGAGAGCTTCTGGAGGGCGACGGCGTGAGCCTTCGCCGCCGCCACCGGCGAGTGGAACCCGCGCTCGGTGATCTGGAAGAGGTGAACGTACGGCTTGAGCGCGGGGCGGCCGTATACGACGTGCCGCAAGCGGCTCGCGGCTTCGCGGAACGCGCGCTTCGCCTCGCCGTACTCCACGAGGACCTTCTGCGCGTGCGGCGTGGGATCGCCCCACCCCTTGAGGGAGCGGCATCGGTTCTTCGCCTTCTCAGCCGCCCGGAGGGCCGTGCGCGCCTTCCGGTACTCCTGGTCGTACTGGAGGAAGAATGGCTCGTCGAGGGCCGCCTGGAGGTCCCTACCGGCCTTGGCTGCGGCTTCCAGCGAGCCGTGCGTTCGGATGGCGAGGTCGAGTTCGGAGCGGATGTTCGCAACCGTCTGTCTTCGCCACTGTGCACCTTGCTCGGCGTGTTTGAGGTCCTCTTTCGTTTGCATCGCAGCCTCCCTGGTCTTTCATGTCCGGCCGTTGAGGTCCTCCCTGGTGAGCGAGCTCTCCGCGAGGAGGTCCCCCTCGACCTCGTGTTCGTTGAGGACCTCCTCGTCCCCCCTACCGCAGATGTGGCATTTCCTCGGCATAGCACGCCCTCCTTTCATGCCCCCCGGATGGGGTGGCAAAACTCCGGCCCGTGGTCCTCATCGACAGAGGCGACGAGCGCCTCCCAGTGCTCCGGCTCCGGCTCGGTGCGGTCGGTCCAGTCGGGCGCGCGGAGCGCCTTCTTCGCGCGCTTGAGAGCGGCGGCCGTCGCGGTGTCCTCGGCTTTCTCGGCTTCCTCGATCTCCTTGCGAAGCCGGGCCACCTTGTTCGCGTATTTCCCCCAGTCATCAGGAAGGAGCCCGGCGCGTACGGCGAGCCCCTTCCAGTCCGTCGGGAGGAGCCCCTCCGCTACCAAGCGCGCGCGCCAGCTCCAATTGCGGGGCTTGGTGTCCTCGGGTCCCTTGTCAGCCTTCGTCCGGGTGAGCCCCAGGCCATTGCATTTGCTCAGGCCGTGCTTGCCCGTCTCGGCGCGGTACTCGATGACCGCGGCGAGGAGGGCGAGGTCGGGGTGCCGCCGCGCGAGGTCAAACACTTCCTCGGGGCGCGCGGCCGGGCAGAAAAAGCACGCCGACTTCGGGCAGCACCGGGCAGAGATGCTACGCTCGAACTCGTCGCCCATCTCCTTGCGGATGATCGCGATGAGGTCGGGCCGCTCCAGGCCCCAAACGGACTGGAGGGGGTACCAGAACTCCCAACGGTTCTCGCCTTTCCCCTCGGCTTGCCGCTTCTCCTCCCGCTTCGCCCAGGCACCGAACCGCTTGCGGTCCGCGGGGGAGTTGTCGTACCCGATGGCGCGGATGACCCTACGTCCCTCGCGGAGCGCACGCTTCGCTGGCTTCCAGGCGAGCACGTCCGCGTCGAGCGGGCCATGCTTCCACTTGATGGAGCACGAGGACGGCCCAAAGGAGAGGCCGGGGAGGGTGTCGTTCGCGAGGCAGTTCCCGTGCAGCGTCGTGTACGGCGCGCGTTTCGGCTCGTAACGAACGACCGTCACGCCAGGGAACCCCACGTCCTTGCACCAGCGGTGCATGATCCCGACGGTGACGTACGTGTCCGGCGACTCGCTCCCCACGTCCGCGAAGATGATCCGGTCGGGGCGGATGCCCTCCCGGTGGAGGAGGACGAGCATCGCGGTTGAGTCCACGCCCGCCCCGTACGAGACGACCAGCGGTCCGTCGCACGGCAAAAGGTCCCTACCCATCGCTCTCCTCCTCGGCGCGGACCAGGCCCGCGCACAGTTGGCAACGCCCATCGTCGTCGAGGTCGTCGGCGGTCCCGCACTCGCGGCAGTACCCATCGTACGCGCCGGGCGCTTGGCACTCGCCCTCCCCGTCGCACCCGGCCGCCTCGCACTCGTGGCAGAACGCCGGGACGGTCCAGTCGTCAGAGATGGCGATCTCCATGCAATCCCGGCACCGGCAGTTCGTGTACCCGCTCTGGGCCATCCCTCGCGCTCCTTCCTGACCGGCGCGCCTACACGCGCCGGAGCTCTGACCAGCGACCCTCGATGATGAGAGGGTCGCGGGAGGTGTTGATCGAGGCGGCGTACTCGGCCGCCGCCTCGCGGGTGGGGAACACCCGTTGCGCTCCCGGCGGGAGCTCGTCGTACGGCACGAACGGGCACCCTCTCCACGTCTCCATGCTTTCCTCCTCTCCCTACGGGTTCGGTCAGGCCGCCGCGGCGGCCTAGTCCTCCTCCGCGTCGCAGTTCGGGCAGAGCCCACAGTCGAGCTCTTCCCCGCACTCCTCGCACTCGCCGCAGTCCGGGCACTCCCCGTCGTCGTCGAGCTCCGCCCCGCAGACTTCGCAGACGCCGCACTCGTCGTCGTACTCGCACGCGCCCGAGGCTTCGAGCTCGGCCCACCGCTTCTCCGCCTCGCGCTCCTCGGCTTCCAGGCGGACGATGAGCGTCGTCAGCGGCTCGCCCTCGGGGAGCGCGGCGCACGGTCCCTCCAGGACCACGTAGACGTATCCCCCCGGCGAGTACGGACGCCTCCACCGGAGGGTCCACCCGGTGAGCGCATCCCATCCCTCGTCGATGCACCGGCGGATGGCTTCGCCCACGCGCCGGAGCGCCTCCTTCCGCGTCTCGACGCTGGGCGGGGTGCCCTTCTCGCTCACCCGGCCGGGCACGCAACCGGGGAGCCCCTCCTCGACCTCGGACGCGATGAGTCGCGCGCCCCAGGCATCCTCGACCGTCGGCTCCAGCCCGAACCAGTGCTCCGTCACGTTCTCGCTACCCATCGCTCACCTCCTGGTGGTTTCTCGCTTGCCCTCGTCAGGGCCGGTTCCACCGGCCGACGCGGGGGCGCATCCCCGCGTTTCGGGCTGGCTACAGCCTCCCGCCGCTCGCGTGCTTCGCGGCGACGACCATCTCGTACGTCGCGCGGAGGGCGGGTGTCTCCGCGTCGCTCAGGTTCGCGAGGACCTCGACCACGAGGCCGCGGATCGCCGCGCGGTACCGCTCCCCCAGGGCTTCCTCGACCCGTTGCACGTCGTCGAGGGAAAGCGTGTACTCCTCGCCGCACTCCGGGCACGTCTCCCGCTCGTAATCGACGAGGACCGCGAGGCCATCCAGCGTCGCCCCGCACTCGTGCGCCTCGCCGCACCGCTCACACGTCACGCTCACCATCGCTCGCTCCTTCCTGACCGGGCGGCCTACAGCGGCTTCCAGCCCCCGCCCGTGTGGTACTCGATGTCCGTGCATCCCCAGCCGCCGCGCCCCCAGTCGTCCAGGGGCTCGAACCCGGAGGCGCGCCCGTCGAGGTCCACGAAGAACCCCTCCCCGTAGACCTCCCCGTCCGCGTCCTTCAGGCGGAACCGCTCCGCGTCCGGGTGTGTTGCGATGTCCTCACCGGCGAGGGTCGCCCCCCGCGGCCCGACCAGTCCGACCCGTTGGTCCGACTCGATGTAGTCTCGGGTGATGACCCAGGCGTACTTGCTCATTCTTCCCTCCCCTCGTGGTCGATGCGGTGGCTCCAGCGGCGCTCGTGCTTGTTGAGGTACTCCAAGGTCTCCGGGGCGCAGGACCCCGGACCGTCGAAGAGACGCCGCACTTCCTCCTCGTGGTCCTCGTCGAGCTTGAAGCAGTAGAAGTTCCCCCGGATGGGTCGGCCGATGGAGATGATCCCGGCCCCTTGGCAGACCACATAGATGAAGCCGGGGTGCGTCTGCGGGTTGAGCGATTGCATGTCCTTCCCTCCTCTACAGGTTCGGTCAGGGCCGGGCGGCTAGCTCGGCCCCGCGTTCTCTCCGAAGGCTCCGGCCGGGAGCTTCCACGCCCCCTCCGGTACGATGATCCGTCCGCGGTACTGCTCGCGCCCCGCGGCGGCGGCGATCCGTTCGGCCGCGCCACCGAGGCACGCCTGGTACACCTCGCCCCGGTCGGCGCGCTCCCTGAGCGTCTCCGAACGGTGGAGGGTGCCCTTGAACCGCTTGCCCTTGCACTTCGGGCAGCGGTCCGTCCCGGAGGCGAAGCCCGCCCCGCACTTCTTGCACCGCGTGCTCCAGTGGTCTACGAACGTGTCCTCCAGGGTGGCGATTGCCTGGAAGCGGTCGGGGTAAATGTGGCGGAGGCTCGCCCACTGATTCGGGGAGCCGAAGATGCAAGCGGCACACGAGAGGCGGCCCCAGCCCAGGCGGTACGCGGCATGGGGGGCGACGCGCCACCGCTCGATGATCGCCCACACCTCGGCCTCGGCCCAGGCGTGCACCGGACGCCAGCGGTCGATGTGCCTACGCACCCGCTTCCCGTTGCGCGAGTCGGCCCGGTCGGGCTCGAACACCTTGTACTTCGCCCGGTTCGAGCTCTCCTCGGCGCGCTCCCCGGTGACGGTGAGCGTCCGGCCCCGCTGGAACCGGGGGTCCTTGATGAGTGCCTTGTCCGCGGCGTCGATCTTCAGGAGGGCGGAGCACCACCGGGCGCGGAGGTCGGCCGACACCTGGGGGAAGCAGAAGCGGGTCCCGACCTTCGCCCGCTCGCCACCGTGGCGGAGCACCTGGACCTTGCCGCCTACCACTTGCTCCCAAGCGTACCCGGCCGACTTCGCATCCCGCTTCAGGAGCTCCCGCTCGAACCCGCCCTGCTTCCACTGGAAGAGGACCCGCACTCCGAAGGCGTCGCCCAGGGCTCGGACGTACGACGGGACATCGAGCCAGTCGAAGAGGGCGCTACCTTCTCTCCCGTCGATGCAGTGGTGCCACAGCTCGATCTTCTCCCGAGGCACGCCCAGCTCCAGGAGGTACAGGAAGCACGCCAGCGAGTCCTTCCCGCCGGACGTGCAGACGACCACCCGGTCGTACGTCCGGGGGTCGCACGGGAGCGCCGCGACGTTGTGCTGGGGGGCGCTCGTCGGCGCGGCGAACTTCGGCGCGCAAGGCGCGCAGCTCGGAACCTTCATCGTCCTCTCCTCTCTGACCGGCGGCCCTACAGCGAAGCGAGCCGCCGGTGGATGTTCTCGTTGTGGACCTTGACGGCCTCGTCGCACTTCTCCAGGAGCTCCGCGGCCTTGCACCCGTACCGCTCGTGCAGCGGCGTGTACCCGGACGTGAGCCGCCCGTGCGCGGTCCGCCCCCCGTAATCCTCCTCCGACCTCCGGATGGCCGCCGCGAAGCCCGCGCCCGCCACCGTGGCGAGGAGGCACCCGTGCGACAGCCCGTAGAGCTCGGCCGCCGGGCTGTCCGGGCTGTTGAACCCGTCCCGGAAGCACTGCACCAGGAGGGCCTTCGCGGCGTGAATGCTCCCCCGGTCGCCGCGCTCGATGCGGAGCGCCTCGCTCCAGAGGCGCGGCCCGGTGTGGTCGTGGCACGAGAAGGCGTACTCGACGGCCTGGTACGCCCGGTTGATGATCTCGCGTTCCTTCCTCGTGTACTCGCTCATCGCTCGCTCCTCTCTACGTGATCGGTCAGGCCGCCCCGGAGGGC